GATTTTGTACACATTGCACATGATACTGATGGAAACATAAGGTTATGTACTTCAAGACCTATTGGTAGATGTAACAGAACAGACGAGTACGTTTACCCCAGTGTTGTGGAGGGGTATTCAGCGTATTGTCCCGAATTAGATGAAGACTTATATGATATGGAGTGGACTAAGATTGACCACGAAAACGGAGAAAGTTAATGGCATATAATGGTATAAGTAAATACTGTAACGATATGAAAGAAAAGATAAGAGAAATTTTAATAGGAAGAGGTGTAGAAAACCCAAGGCTTAACTTATTAACTAATGAGTTATTGGATTTATTTAATGTTAGCGGTTACAATAATAGAAACTATAAACAAAATAAAAAGAATGCTTTAACCGATAGAATAAATCGAGGTGCACTTTTATTATGTAAAATGGTAGATTAAAAATAATAAAAGATATAACCAATTAAGTTTGGTTATGTCGTTTTTTTATATTAACTTAGTGATGGTGCCCTAGAGTTTTTTATTTGGGAGTGCAAAGATATATCAAATATTTTACATATGCAAGTATCAATCTAAATAAAATTAATTTAAAAATAATAGTAGTTTTATTAGGATATTAACTTAGTTTGACTTATCTTAGTATCAAGTTATAAATCAAATCAATCAAAGTTATGAAATTATCTGAATTAATTCCAACAAAGAAAGTTACTATTAAATCAACTAAGAAAGTTAACGGTTATATATTATATAACGGTCCATCTAAAATTGATGGTTCACCAATCGTAGCCATTATTACTTTAAAAAGTAACAATGTTAAAACGGGTAATATGGCTCAACTATGGATTTTACGTTCCGATATGTCACCCGTAGAAGCTAGCAACGCAAAAAAGGATGGTGCTATATGTGGAGGTTGTAAATTACGTCGGTCTATGGGTGGTGCTTGTTACGTTAATTTAGGACAAGCCCCTAACAGCGTATATAAGAGCTTTAAAAATAATAAGTACCCTAGTATGAGTTTTGACCATTATAACCTATTAGATGGCTTAAAAATACGTTTTGGGGCATATGGTGACCCTTATGCTTTACCGATTGAAATACTATCTAAGTTAAAATCTCATGCTAAAAATAATACGTCTTATACTCACCAATGGAGACAAGGGAGTGAAACATTAAAGAAAGTTTCTATGGCTTCAGTTGATTCAATAGCGGAACAAAAAGAGGCGGTTAAAAATGGATGGCGTACTTTTAGAGTAGCTAATGAGGATAGTAAAGTATTGAAGAATGAAATTGTTTGTCCTAGTGTAACTAAGGGTATTAGTTGTGCCGATTGTGGTTTATGTGGTGGTACTAATTCATCTGCAAAAAATATTGTCATTCCCGTTCATGGTAATTTGAAAGGTAGATTTTAATTATTAACTTTAATATATAACATATATGGAACAAGAAATAAAATTTAATGGTGAAATTATACCATCTGAGGTAATTGTAAAATGTAAAAAACATTTCATTAACTTAAATAAGCAATGTATTGCTGACGCAATTAGCGGTAAAACTAAAGTCAATGACCTTGCATCATATATAAAATGGCAAAATGAATCAACCGCACGGCTACAAGAAAAAGAAACTAACTTTTCTTTAACATTTTTACAACACGCTTATTTTATTATGACGGGTAAGTCAGTCGCATTATTGCCGTAATTAAAAATAAATTATATAAATCCTAGCTATTAATTTAGTTAGGATTTTTTTTGCTTACGTCATTTTTTTGTTGTACCTTTGCAAACTGAAAAATCACAATGTAGGGTAGGAGTACCCCTTCGGGTCTCATCCAATCTCATATTAAAGATATAAATAAAAACCCATACCACCAAATTATAATGCAAATAAAAATAAATTAAATATGTAGTTTTATTTGGATATTAATTTACTTTAGCTTATCTTAGTTATAAGTTATTAATTAAAACAAATTAGTTATGTTAAGAGAAATTATAAAGATGTTACGTAGTGGTCGTAGTGATGCGTATATTGAAGCTTGTATGTATGCTAAATTTAATGATACGTATAGTATTACCGCAATTGGTAATATGGTTGAGAAGGAAAGAAAGAAATTAATATTAGCTAATAGATAATATGGATAACGATAAACAGTTGGCGGAAGCCATTAATAATGCTATGATGCAAATTGATGAAAATATGAGTACGTCCGATTTTGCGTTAGCCGTAGCTAAAGTTTTAAACGACGAATATAATCAAGCTAATAAAAGTTATTTCTTGGATGTGTTAAAAGTTAATTTAAAATAAATTAGGAATATCCAAAGTATTGTTGTACCTTACATATAACGTTGAGTGTATGAAGTGTGGAGCGTAGCGGAATGATTACATACATAATGTTATAATTAGTTAAATATTATGAAGAAGAAAAAACAAAGAGACATGACTTACGCATTATACCAAGAAAACGAAATCATCGAAACAGGTTCAAAAGCTGAAATGACAACTTTATTAGAAGATGTTTTTAATGAAGCTCCTGAGTTAAGAGAATTTGCAAATGAGTATGAGATTAAGCCCTTAAACGGGGATGTTGAAGAGTCTAACGAAATTGAGGTAAGATTTGTAGAAAAGAATGGTGTTACTCTTTGTAAGAATGGTAGAAAAGTAATTGGATACATTACTGAATCAGTAAGAGAAGGAGTTGGTTTTGGATATAGCTTTGATAAACCGTCACAACTTGAAACGATGGTGTTTTACAGCAATAAAGGATATAGAACTTTAGAAGAAGCTAAAGCTAAGTTTGTAAAGGTAATAAATGAAGAATTAGAGATTGCATAATGTACAAACTAATAATTGAAGCAGGAGAGTATAGAGGCGTATGGGGTAGCCTTACAGAGATTTGTGATGTTTATAAATTACCGTACCACTCAATAAAAGATAAACCCTTTCCGATACATATTGAAGGTTTTGTAATACGAAAGGTAAAGTATCGCACTAAGTGATGCACAACGGCAACAAGTATAGGTAGTAGGCGCGGTAGAGATGCCTAAGTGCACAAGGCTAAATCAAAAAGCTCTTTTATTAAAGCTATCCGAAAGGAGCTGGGTGACCGCCTATTACCTTATACTTATTGTTGTAGGTTTTAAGCCTACGGATTTGAAACACTAAAATTTGAATTATGAGACAAAATATTTTTGATAAAAACGGAAAACTGATAGGACAAAATTATCAACGTGATAATGGTGATTGGATGCATAAATGGGCAAGCGTAAACCACGATGGTTTTGATAAATTCTCTTGGAGAGGTAAAGCACAAGGGGATAATATGGATACTTGGACTTACGCAGAATGTGAGTAGGCTTATTACCTACAACGCATTGTATAAGGTGCGTTTTAATGCAATATACACGTTGTTAGCCACAGTACTTTAACCACTAAAATTAACGATAAGATTATGCAATACTTTGGAGGAAAAGCAAGAATAGCAAAAGACATAGTAAAGGTATTGAACGAATACCGAAAACCAAACCAAACATTTATAGAACCATTTTGTGGAGGAATAAATATTACTTGCCTAATGGGTGACAATGTAATAGCTAATGATAAGAATTGGGAACTTATAGAGATGTACAAAGCCATACAAAACGGATGGAAACCACCAGAAAATGTAAGTGAAGATGATTACGAAAAAGCAAAGACAACAGACGATGCAAAAATAAAAGCCTTTATTGCTATTGGATGCAGTTATTCTGGTAAATGGTTTGGTGGATATGCGAGAGGGCAAAAGGGTAGGAACTACGCTAAAAACGCTAAAAACAGTCTTGCTAAGAAATTTAAAACATTGGGAGATGTTAAGTTTATTAGTAAAAGTTATGATGAAATTGAGTGCAAAAATGCCTTAATTTATTGCGACCCACCTTACAATGACACCACTAAGTATAAATTTGGAAGTTTTGATAGTGATTATTTTTGGCAATGGTGTAGAGATATGAGCAAGAAAGGAAACATAGTAATAATTAGCGAATACAAAGCACCTGATGATTTTAATTGCATTTGGAGCAAAGAAACGAAGACAGATATAAGAACTAAAGCCAACGGAAAAGAAAGTAGAACTGAGAAGCTGTTTCTGTATTGTGGCTAACGCTCTGGCTATGTGGAGCGAGGAACGAGTTACATCATAGGTCGTGTTATACACTTTAATTGATAAATATGGAAACGAGAACATTAGAACAAATTAAAATTTACTCATTACACTTAAACTCAATGTTTAGTAATTTTGAGAACTCAAACTTAGTGGCTTTTGCTTATTCAGAACAAGAGCTTATGGATTGGTACGATTCTTTTAAAACAGATGTATATCAAGATGGGGACTATCATAAGACTTTTCAAAAAGAGTCGCCTTTATATAATTACAACCCTATTGAATGGGGTGATCATTGTGGAGTAAGTGCTGAGTGGACTACACGAGAAGCATTATCTGAATATGTAGCAGAATGTAATAATTCTTTTGGCTTTATGGCTGTACCTCAACTAGTGGGGTGTGAGGACTTGCTTTATTGTGTATAACGTTGAGTATATCCGCAACGAGGCACGAGTGGCGTGATATACAGTGTTAGGATGAGTACGGATTGATAAAAACAGTAAAATGAAGAAATTAATAGATATAACCGATGAAGATGTAATCAAAGTGATAGACTGTGTTTCTGTATTAACAGAAAATAAAGTGCTTTCACGAAAAGGGATATTAGGGCTATCATTTAAAGAATCTTTTAGAAAATATGGATCGTGCTCAATTGAAATAGAGTTAGCAAGTATAGACAGATGGGATGGTCATTGGACGTCAATTTCTAAATGTGAATTACAAATTCATCACAATTCAATTTGGATAGCTGAAATGGATAGTGAAGGAGAGCCTAGTAACTACAATAAAAACCACTTCTTTGGTTATTTAAAATTACAAGAACTAGGATATAAATTGCCTGATAAACCACAATGGTAGTATTCATCCTAACGTTAAATATAAGAAACGAAAAACTACGATTATGGAAGAGTTAAAAATTAATAAGTACCAAGCAGAAGAAATAGAAGATACTCTTAGGCTTGTTTATAACATTTACCGAGCAGACGTAAAGACAGTTGAGTCTTGCTTTGATAGAAAATTAGCTAAATCAAGAAAATATATTAAACAAGTATTAGCAGAGGCTAAGTAGTTTTATGTTTTCTTATATAGTGTTGTGGTTTTTTTTAATGAACTACAACGTTTAGCACATACACCGTATGTTGACGACACGAATGTCGCTAACATGCTAAACTTTGATAATATGGTGTTATGTGCCTTGTTGTGTGTAGTGCGGTAAAATTAGTAATAACTTAAAATTTAAATAATGGCAAAATTTAGAAAAAAACCAGTAATAATTGAAGCAGAGGAGTTAAAATTTACTACTGACTCTCAGCAAAAATGTATAGACTTTACAGAGGGTAAAGCAAGAAAAGGGTTAGATGGTGGAATAATCATCCCAACTCTTGAAGGAGATATGGTGGCTAATACGGGAGATTGGATAATAAAATGTGTAAATGGAGAGTTTTACCCTTGCAAACCTGACATCTTTGAAAAGACATACGAAGCGGTAGTAATAGCATTACACACAACGGATTAGAATAAACGACTTTTAAAAATTATACGATGGAATACACAAAAGCAGATTTAAACTGGTTGATGAGCAAAATGGAATGCACATCTGAACGCTATATGGAAGCGGAAAGAATGATAATTGAAATTATAGAAATGCCTTGGTGGAAACGTCTATTTTGCGGACGTAAACTACTACGCTTCTTAAAGAGCAGAGATAAGTATAATTTTAATTGCGTTTATTCTGTGTTGTATGGCGAAGCGTACCGTTTTAATGGCATCACAACGGTTTGTATATGAAACGTTGCAGACCGAAACTTATAGATAAACACAAATAATTGAATTATTAATAAATTTAAAAANAGACCACTAAAGCAATGTTTTATATACGTTGTTATGTGGCGTTATTACTATGGAAATAATATTTATAATAAACGACAGTCCTGCGAGATATATTGAATATCAACACGCAGGGGTACTAAAATGCACCTAAATCGTAGAGCAGTAAAAAATTGAGTTAACACCCGAACAAATTAAACAGATTGGAATAAAAAAAATTGGATTTGATTGTGGTAATGATGTAATGGAGACAATAGAGAGTATTTCTGTTAATGCCACATAACGGATAGTGGTAAGCGGTCGTTTTAATACCGTTTACCACGTGTTAGCTGACAGGTGCGGATAGTTTAGTACAAACTTTAATAAAAGAACGAATGATAGTAAAAGAAAAAATAGGGAGGGGAAATTTTTTAGACCTTAGAATTTGCGACAATTTAGAATTGATGGCAGAAATGCAAGATAATACAGTAGATTTAATTTACTGTGATATACTTTACGGAACAGGTAGGAAGTTTAAAGACTACCAAGACTTAAAGCCAATACGTAGTGAAATTGAAAGCCACTACATACCACGAATAAAAGAAATGTATCGAATACTTAAACCAACAGGAAGTATTTATTTGCAAATGGACACTAGAATAAACCATTGGATTAGGTGTATTATGGATGATGTTTTTGGGTATGAAAATTTCAGAAATGAAATAAGCTGGAGATATAAAAGATGGACAATGACCTCTAAAAACAAATGGCAAAATATGCACGATGTAATATTGATGTATGGCATTGATAATACCGTAAAAGAAATTAGAGAAACAATAGCCAAGCCAAAAAAACAAAATAAGAACGATGGTAAAGGTAAGAGTTTGAGAGATGAGAACGGTAAGATTTTATATCATACCCAAACCGAGAGAATAGTGGATGACGTTTGGGATATTCCTTTTTTGAATCCTGCAAGTAAAGAAAGAGTTGGGTATGATACGCAAAAGCCAAAGGCACTAATTGAACGAATAATAGCAGCAAGTAGTAATGAGGGCGATTTGATTGCAGATTTTTACAGTGGAAGTTTTACGACAGCAGAAGTATGTAAGGATTTAAACCGTAGTTTTATAGGATGTGATATTAATCCTAATTGCTTTGAAAAAGCAAAAGAGCGTGGGCTTTTTTCTTTTACGGATAAACCCGATAAAACTGATTAAAAGAGCAAATGTAGCACTTGCAGCTAACTATCGCATATCAATCACTGCTTAAAAACACTTAAATTTGATAGTATGAACGTAAAATCAAAATCAACCCTCGAAAAGTACGAACAGATTTTGAGGGTTCGAAATTATTCAGAAAACACGATTAGAGCCTATGTTGGTTTTGCTTATAAGTTTCTTTCAAATTTCGATTCTGATGTGTATCACATATCCGCAAAAAGAGCCAAACAGTTTTTGATTACTCAAGAGTATAGTTCAGTTTCATATCAAAATCAGTATATAAATGCTGTGAAGTTGTTATTTAAATGTGTTGTTGGCTCTAAACTGAGTAGTATAACTTTTGATAGACCTAGAAAAGAGAAGAAGCTACCTCAAGTAATAGATCAAGACCATATTAAAAAATCTCTATCCACAATCATCAACATTAAGCACAAGGCAATATTATCAATCGCATATTCAGTTGGTCTTCGCGTATCTGAGGTTGTTAGTTTGAAGATTAAAGATATTGATTCAAAACGAATGATAATTAATGTCCGTCAATCAAAAGGAAACAAAGACAGAGTTGTTCCATTAACTGAAAACATACTTACTTTACTAAGATGTTATTTCAAAGAATGTAGGCCAGTAGAGTATTTGTTTAATGGTCTGAATTCTCCTCAGTATTCTACAACATCATGTAATAAGTTGGTTAAGAAATACATTGGAAAAGATTTTCATTTTCATCAATTAAGACATTCATGTTTTACACACCTAACAGATCAAGGTATTGATATTAGAGTAATTCAAAAACTAGCAGGACATCAAAGTTCGAAAACAACAGAAATTTATTGTCAGGTATCAAATCACATGCTTCACAAGCTACCACTAGCAATATGATATCGTGTTCTAACTGTGGGAACAATTTCCCTATCGTAAATAAGAAATATCATCTTTGTCAGAAATGTAATTGGCAAAGACTTCACCCAGGAGAAAAACCCAAAGTATATGAACTCAAGAGATCCCCAATCAAGACCAAACTACATAGTAATGGACAACTTAAACGAATCAAGCAACGATCCGCAAAAAGTGCAGAAGTACTTCGAGCTGATGAGCAAACCTATGAAGCAGTCCTCGAAAGACACCTCAATAATAATTGGAGTAGATGTAGCTGTGAAGAGTGTGGACAAGAGTTGCTTGACTACTTTCGCGATGAAGAAGGAAAGATCGTCCAAAGGTGGCGCTATAGTCACATACTTACGAAGCAAGCTTATCCAGAGCTAAGACATAATGTAGACAACTTCAACATCCTCTGCATACATCACCACAATCAATGGGAGTTCGGCGATAAGAAGTCTATGAAGATATTTGGGGAGAATTCTAAAAAATTCCCTCAACTATTGCTTAGATGATATATACAAGCTATATTGCATAATATGAGTGATGATTCTAGGAATGTATATTTAATGTCTGAAACTTATGATTGTGAAGACATAGATGGTCAGCACCCTGTTTCTAGAGATGATGTAGATATTATTCGATTGATTGCAAAAGTTCTTGAGGATACTGGAACTGATGAGGATTTAGCTGGAATAATATCCTCATGGAAGACATTGGCAACTGATTCTCAGATCAAAGATGATCTAGAGGAGTACTTGAAGAAAGGTGACTAAAGGAGATGGGGNNTACAAGAATAAGGTATTTAAAGATCTTGTTGATATAAACNGGGTTTGCATAGATATTAAGTACCTGTCGATTATTGATAAAGTTGAGACATATGATTCCGGAAGGAAGAGAATGGAGTATGGTATTCGAATCAATAAAGATTCTACAGACACATTATTCTTCTCCAATACAGTTGTTGATTGTGGGTCTAGGGATAATCGAGAGAAGATATTGAGTGAGATTAAGGAGAAGTTGAATAAGTACACAACTATCAGGTTTTTATAGTATATTGATGGCTGATAAAGATATAAACATAGGAGATGTAAGACAGGATGTTGATTACACTCCCAAGATGCTGGTAGATCATCTGAACAATAAGTTTGGATGTAAGAAGAGTGGTGAAAAATTCAATCACCAAGATATTCAGCAATATTGTTCAAAGTAAGAAACTACCCAAAGCATATGGGGGTATTACGTCTTGAAATCATTAATGTAATTAAGTACAATTTCAAACTTATTAGAATCGTAAAAAAATGAACAGTAAACAAGAAGCACTGTAACTACGCCGTACTGGATGTGGAGACTGGTGGGAAGATGGATACCAAAAATCCCATTACAGAAATAGCTATCGTTATCATCAGTGGAGCTACTCTAGAGGAGATTGCTAGATTTAGTACTTTTGTGAAGCCCTATGGTGGTCTAGTTATAGAGCAAGAGGCTCTCGACTATACTGGGATAACCATGAAGCAAATAGAAGGCGGTATGGAGGTTGAAGAGGTGGTTGAGGCTGTGATTAAGATCACAAAAGAAACTAAGCAAAGCACTAGCCATCATTATAAGCCAATCGTGGTCGGACATAATGTTCAGTTTGATATAGGTTTCATTAGAGGGATGTTTGAGCATGTTAAGGCTGATTATGATAAGTCCTTCAACAAAGATTACTTCTGCACCATGAGGTTGGATCATGCTAGAAACTACGCTACTCCAGAGCTTGGATATAAGTTGGAGGAGTGCTGCGATAGAGCTGGGGTTGAGTTGATAGATGCCCATGGAGCTATAAATGATACATTAGCTACTACGGATTTATTCAAATACCACATATTGGCCATGCGATCCGGAAAGGGTGAGTTAAACAAATCCAAAGAAAAAAAGACTAGAGATACATTTCAATTTAATTTACCATGAGAAAATTTATAGAATTTGTTGTTGAGAGATGGGGGAGGGCCCCCGTTATAGCGCTTACATTGATTTGTCTTGTATTTTTAACACAGGGCATAATTGATGTTGTTGTATATGATAGATATACGTCTATTATTTGTGTTTCTTCACTTATGTCTTTCTATGCCATATTGTTCTATGTTTACTATAGAATAAATAGATAGAAAAATGATTGTTGTATACATATTGACCTTCATTATCGGTTGTATCAATGGATTGAAGGATAAGTCAGCTTTGAATTGGTTTAAGAAGAGTTGGTGGAACAAAGGAGATGGTTGGAGAAATAAGTGGAGTTGGATAAACTCTGCAGAAGATGTTCGAATGCCATTGAGAAAATCACCCCAATATTACCTAGGACTATATAATCCCGGATTCAAGGAATCCTTCCCATATAGCTCAACAGCTCTTGTGTTCTTGACTGATGGTTGGCATTTACTTCAATTCATTCAATTTAAGGTAATGATGATTGGCTTTGCAATACTTATGGTTGAACCACATCCAGAATTAATGGAAGGTAGTATTAGTGTAATTATTTATCACACCGCTTTATTGACTGTGGTGTTCGCGGCTGGATTCAATATTATGTATGATGTGGTTTTAAAGGGAGATAAACAGAAGTAGTATGAGTAATAATGTAGTTAAGAAGCAGGAGAATTCCTCTGTAGAAATTGTAAAGGGTCCACACGGATACACCGCATCTTGGGTGAAGTATGATCGTCAAATCACTGGAGAAGGTGTCACCGATGTTAAGGCGATAAGAAATCTTGTTGGTGAGATAGATAATATCTTAGAGCAAGATAGATTGAAAGATGAGGAGGCTCTTCTAAAGGATGAGGTAGCTCAGGATCACGCTATTCAAAATGCATCTCAAATAGATGACATTATGAAAAGTAGGTGGTTTAGATCTGATGAGTTGGCAAAGGCCTTAAATAGTAAGCTTAGTAATAGGGCTGTGGTCGATATGCTAAGTATGCTGGGATTATTTGGCCTTGTTCAGATCAAAAAGAACACCAATCCCAATTATCCTGAGGTAAAATACAAGATCACTTTAAGAAACACTGATAGGGTTGCTATAATGGATGAGACTATTAATTTCTACAAAAGTGAAATCATTGCTCTTGAGAAAGAAAAGAGTGATATGATGTCTCAACCTGTGATTAAAGTTGTAGAAGGTGAATAAACCCTCTTTGTTAGAAGAAAGCTCTTTAACGATAGAGCAAATAGATAATACATACCAGCTCGTTGATAATATAATCGATGGGCTGGATGATGAGTCACTTATTGAATTGATGGGTGGATATGATTCTGACATTGACTCGATAATGGGGTCTTTAATTGAGGAATCTAATAAGGTCTTAAATTTCCAAGGTGGCAGTATAACAACCTCAACATTTGGATATCTAGATCACTTTACAGATTCTGTTGAGGAATCATTTAGAGTAAACAGCTTATCGTATTTCATTCAATCAGTTTTACCTGATTTTGAAATGAACTGGCACCACTTGGAGTGGGGTCAAATGGTTCAAATGTATAGGCTGCTATGCATTATTGCAGCGAGAGATCACAGTAAGAGTTTCTTCTACTCAAAAGCCTATCCATTATGGAAGCTTTATAGGTATAAGAAGTTTGATCCAATTATGGATCAGAGCAAAGATAGAGCCCTATGTGAGTTTGGCGTTCTGTTCTCTAATGAGATTTCCTTGGCAGAGGAGTTACTTAGTTTTATTAAGGATGAGATAGAGGGCAATGAGGCGCTCCATGACAAGCTTTATCCCGGTAAGACTAGTGGTTGGGCCAAACAGTCCTATAAGATGCGCCAATGGTGCCCGTATGCTTGTTAAGTCGGCTGGATCTAAAGCAAGGGGATTACACCCGGGTTGGATAGTGGTAGATGACTACTTAAATGACCAAGCCCTATATTCAGCTACTCAGAGATCAAAGAACATTAATCATTTCCATTCGGTGATAATGAATATGATTGTCCCTAATGGTCAGGTTGCAGTCGTCGGATGCGTATCCCCTTCAACGTGGGTTTTATCTGAGGGTGGTCTTAGAAGAATAGGTGATTTGTGTCCTGGTGATATAAATTCTGAGAAGACTTTATTGGATTACAATAAACCAATATTTGGTAAGAATGGCTTTAAGAATGCCTCTAAGTATTGGGTTAATGGTAAGGTTGATACAAATGTTATTCATCTTAGAAATGGAGTCAAGATGGAGTGTAGTGAAATACATCCACTCTATGTAATGAAGCCAAATGGTAAGCCTACTTGGATTAAGTCTTCTGATTTAAAGGAAGGGGATTATGTGGGTGTTAAGTTGGCTTCCGGTTTTGGTAATGCTTCAAAAATAGATCTCACTGATTTCAGAAATGATGTAGACTCTAAGGTGAGGTATAGAAACAAGATGATAATTCCAGATTATTTGGACAGTGATTTATCATACTTAATAGGCTTATGGGTTGCTGAAGGTAGTTATGAAAAAAGTGGTAGAGTAAATATCAGTAACACTGAAGATTGTGCTAAAGATTTTCTTTTATCTAAACCATATGGTTTAGATTTTAAGCAAAACCCACATGAAGGAAGTAGGCAAACTTTTAGGGCTTCTTCTAAAACGTTTTTGGAGTTACTAGAATATATAGGAACCCCAATGGGTACTGCCATAGATAAGGGAATTCCCTCAAGAATAATGGGATCAGATGAGAATACTATTATCCCATTCCTTCAGGGATTATATGATGGTGATGGTCATAATTCTGTGAGTGAAAAACAGATTGTTTTAGGTAGTATTAGTGAGTCTTTAATTAGAGACACCCAAACACTATTGCTCCACTTAGGAATAGACTCCACAGTGTTTTCTAGACCAATCCCAAAACCAACTAAGAGGGCTATTGGAAGACATAATACATGGATATGTAGATGTACTGGGGTAGATTATGATTTATTCTTAGATATAATTGGCTTTAGATTTCCTCGTAAAAATATTGGATTGGATACCGATAGACTGAGTGATAGATCAAGAAAGATCCCTCATCAAGGTAAGTTGGTAAAATTGATTAGAGAATCTAATAAGGGGAATAATAAGGGAATATGTGATATTGGCTCAAATGTTTCTTCTTTTTGCGGCAATATCACCGGACATGTGGGAACTCTTAGAAAGATATTTTCTTTTTTCAAGGACAAGGGTGTCTCTTCATCAGAAATGGATACCGTATCTAATAATTTGAATGAAAACTTATTGTGGATTCCAATAAAGTCCATAGAAAAGGATTTTGGTAATACAGTTGATTTTGTAATACCAGATGGACATAATTTTATTTCCAATGGAATTGTTTCTCATAATACACCATTTCATCAAGAAGATCTATATGGTGATCTTAAGAAAAAATTAGGATGGAGAGTATTTGAATACCCAGCTATCTTTCCAGATGGTTCTTTATTATGGGAGAATAGGCATAACATGAGAAGTCTTCTTGAAAAGAGAAGCACTCAAGGACCATTGATCTTCTCAAGAGAGATATTAGTGAAGCCAGTAACCGATGATTCAGCAATATTTACTAGAGCTATTATTGAAAAAGCTTTCGTAGGTATGGAGGACTATAAGTTGGTTAACAATAGATCTTCATTCCCCAATAACATTAAATTCAAAAGAGTTGTTACGGGATGTGATTTTGCTAGATCAGCCAATGTAGGAGCCGATTTCTCCTGTTTTATAACACTTGGTATAGATTATCAAGATCGAATGTGGGTTATAAATGTGTTTAGAGGTAAGGGGCTTTCTTATAATAAGCAATTGCTTGAGATAAAAAAGATTCATGCCAACTTTAGACCAGATGTGATCTATATGGAGGAGAATCAAATGCAAGCCTTGTTTGTCGATGGAGCAAAAGAAATGGGTCTCCCAGTAGAGGGACATCACACTGGAGGTAACAAGAAGTCTTTATATGAAGGATTGCCAGCATTAGCAGTGTTGATGGAACAAGGTAAGTTTAGATTTCCTAAAGGGGATCATAGATCTAAGGAAACGATGGAGCAGGTAGCAGGTGAACTTCAGTCTATTGCTTTTATCGAGGATACTGGAAAACTTGAATCAACCGATCAACATGATGATAGTGCCATGGCACTATGGATTGCTAGTAGAGCTGCATATAATGCGAATACTGGATTTAATTTTTCTTTTATATAGTTTGTATATAGAAAAGTTTGTCTATATTTGTATCAACACATTAAGAGGACATCAAATGAGTAATTGGAATTATAGGGTACTAGCACACAAGGGTGAAGAAGTATTCTTTCAGATACATGAGGTTTACTACAATGAGGAAGGTATCCCAAATGGATATACTGAAAAAGATGTTGGCGTGGGCTCTGAAAGTCCAGAGGGCTTGAGTTGGGTTTTAGATAAAATGAAAGAATGTATTGATAAGCCCATTCTTTCAGCAGATAATTTCCCAAATGAGTATAAGCCTTAATGTTATTGCTGGGTCGTCTAAGGGTAGGACATTAGGTTTTGATCCTAAGAGTGGAGGTTCGAATCCTCCCCGAGCATCGAAGATAAGGGGTGAATTTGTCTGTCAAACAAGCTGTACTCTTATAAATGTCATCAATTATAGCACGGTGCCCTCCTGCTGATGACCGTGAAGTACTTGTGATGCACAATTGTAGTTAAGAGCTCTTCTACTGTGTAGTAAAATCAGTTGACAGCTGAATCATTCGTATTGTAGCAACGGAGGTGAAATTAAAAATATAGGTGGGTAGGTTCGAATCCTTGATCTCGATTTAGCTGATCGATGACTGCTTAAGGTTTAGCGATCTTATTGGAAGCAGCACCTATTTATTATTGATTGTGAGCAAAGGTGTTAACATAGCTATTCGTAGGACCGTGAATAGCATTAACGGTTTCACATTGCAGATTTGCCACAATTATTAAGTTCTTTGAAATGGGGGTGACTGGTATTGACATGATTCGATATTAAATAAATGCGACACCGTGATGGGAATGAGACACGGATGAAACGTTCCTGATTTAATAAACGCAAACGAGACTATCTCAAATGAAGACGTAGTAGCTATGGATTCATTACTCGCAGAAGCGAAGGTTATCGCTTTAGGTGATGTTGTAGGTGTTGAACCTGCATGCACTGAAGTTGCATTAGCAGCCTAATCAATGGTTCCTAGACCATAAAACTAGGTGGTGGAGCACTAACTTCGGTTAGTCCTAAGTTGAAGAACTTTAAACTACTCATTACTTATTCAGGGAGAGTATAAGCCTAGAGTAATATGGTCGTATATCATTTGTTTGATTTTGTTTTGTGGACGTGGGTTTAAAATTCGGACCCATCATACAGGGATGTGTGATTAAAAACTACTTGAATTGCTGGAACGCTAAGGGAAACTATGCCAATCAGCAGCGAAGCTTACTGGAAGAAGTAAGAACGTTCAGAGACTAGGGACACTACGGTGAGCCCATAGCGAGTAGCACCTAGAACAGGTGATGATATAGTCCAAACCTTATCGAAAGATAAGCTTGATATGTATGTAGATGTGATTTTATATTTAAATATGAATTGGAGTTATATAAGTGGTTTCTTTGATGCAGATGGATCTGTTACTATTGTGATAAATCAGCGAAATGAAAACAAAACCATCCAGATGTCTTTCCATAATTGTGAGAAAGAAATTTTGGAGAAGATTCAAAAATTTATCTATAAGGACATAGGTGCTAATGGTAGTATTTCTTTAAAGAAAACTAACAATGATAATCATAGTGATGCATATGATTTGAGGTATTATTACAAACAAGCCTTAAGTGTTGCAAACAAACTAACTGTTTATCATCCTAAAAAGAAGCACAGAATAAACATCTATAGGCAAATTCAGGAATGTACTACCCGAAATGGCAAGTACACAGAGGAACAGATAGCAAAAAGATTGTCTCTTGAAAAACTGTTCTTCATGAAATAGCGAAACCCACCACCTCCACTTTTTTATTTCTTAGTGGGAAAAGAGAATATTTTTTACTATTATTACCTCTTGATAATATAGATCTATAATTATTCTCAATATGAACAATGCACAACAGATTGCAGATCACAGAAATGGCGTGATCTCTTCTATCTATAGTAGCTTTTCTTCTGAACCAACCATCGCACCTAAAGAGGTAGCGCATAGTCAGTTTGAGGAGTTCAATAAAGGCCATGATGTTTTCACTGCAGAAAATATTTCCAAGTTTGTTAGCGCCAAACAAGATGAGTTTGTCAAAGGTTTGGATGCAAACGAGGATGTTGAATCCTTAAAGAAAGGTCTTGATTTTGCAAAAGAAGAACTCAGTTCTTTGTCTAGAGGCATATTTGTCGACGAAGAAGGTAAAAGAGTTGAATTCCTATATAAGGAAAAATCTGTAGCATAATCATCTTCTTGTAGTGAGTGATATACTGAAGCAAATTTCTGAACTTGATCAATGGAAGAAGGAGGTAGAATCGGAGAAGCATGGCCTTATTATGAAGGCAGCTCAATCCAATGACCCCGAAGTTCTTTTAAAGGCTCAAGAATATTGGGAGGACGTTCAACCCAAGTCTAATTCAAATACAAAAACTGTTGTATTCGATCCATTAAATGTATCAAATGATTTAGACTACAAGCACAAGGTTACGAACATAACGTATTCCACTTTAAGGAGTATGTCAAGGACTCCTATTGTCAAATCAATCATTACAACTAGAATTGAGCAAGTTGCAGATTTTGCTCAACCTCAACCAAAGGATCATGCACCTGGTTTCATAATCAGGAAAAAGACTTCTCCCTACAATAGAGGGAGAAAGAAAGTCAAGATGTCTCAAGGGGAGATGGAGAGAGCCGAATGGCTTACAGAATTCATTATGAATTGTGGAAACTCCTTCAACAGTTGGGTTGGTGATGATTTTAATTCTTTTTTGAGAAAATTCGTCAACGATTCCATGACTCTAGATCAAGGGGTTTTTGAGGTTGTTCGAGACAGAGTAGGTAGACCCGTAAGTTTTCAGGCCTCTGATGGAGCTCTTTTTAGAAAGGCACCTGATTGGAATGATAAAAGATACATGGGGCTCTATAAGAATAACATTCAAGACCTACCTAAGAAGGAGAAGGGTTATTACCCAACCCATCTTCAGGTAATGAATGAGAGAGTTATTCAGGAGTTTTATCCATGGGAGCTTTGTTTTGGTATTAGAAATCCAACAACCAATATTTATTCCAATGGATATGGTTGCTCTGAACTAGAAGACTTAATCAAAGTGGTTACTTGGATGCTTAATTCAGATGACTATAACGGTAAGTTCTTCTCACAAGGCTCATCACCAAAGGGTATACTTAAAGTTGTGGGTCAAACAAATGAGGCTAGATTAGCTGAATTTAGACAACAATGGATGTCTATGGTGCAAGGGGTTAGAAATGCTTGGAGAACGCCTATTTTAGAGGGCGATAAAGCTGAGTGGATCGATCTTCAGAAATCTAACCAAGACATGGAGTTTGCAAAATGGCAGGAATATCTTGTTCGACTGTCTTGCGCCATATATAAGATCTCTCCAGATGAGATTGGATTTGAAATCACCAAGGGATCTCAAGGAAATGGTGGCTTAGGTAATTCAGCATCTGACAACAAGCAGCATAGTAAAGACAAGGGGTTAAAGCCTCTTCTCAGATTCATTCAAAAAAACATTAATAAATTCATCATAAATGCCCTAGATACTGAATACGAGTTTTTATTCGTTGGATTAGGTGATGATGAAGATGATGAGTTGGATATCGATATTAAGAAGATGTCTAACTTTATGACCATTAATGAAAATTAGAGAGGAAAGAAATATGTCTCCAATTGAAGGTGGAGATATAATCGCCAACGCCATTTTTGCTCAGGCAAAGCAGGCAGATCAATATGGCAATCCGGAGTCTAATGAGGCAGTGGATGGAGAATCTGATTATGATATTGACAACACTGAGAAGAGTATGGATCCAGATCCATTGTTAGAGAGCTTCTCTTCTTTCCATAAAGAAATATTTAGTTAGATATGAATTCTAAGGAAACAGTATTAAAGGGTTTTGGTAGATCCATTGAGTATGTTTTGGAGAGTTTCGGATTTGATAATCTAGCTGACTCCACAAACTCATTGTTCGGCGGTATTGGAACTCAGAAAGCATTATTATTTTGCAGTTTTTGTGGCACTATGGCAACATTTATTGAGGATTGGGTAGGTATTGAGTCGACGGTATATGTCGCACTTCTCGGCATATTTCTGGTTGAGTTTTGCACCGGTGTTTCTGCATCTATTCTTGTTAAGAAAGAGAAGTTTAGTTCTTATAAGCTTGGTAGGATAGTTGTCAAGATATTTGTATACACCATGCTATTGGTTTTGTTTAATGCTTTTAAGGAGCATTTAGGTGGAATCAATGTGTTGAGTATTGATTTTAATTTCTTTGAATGGATATATTATATAGTTCTCAACTTGCTTATCCTTCAGTTAATTGTTTCTGTTTTTGAAAATCTAGAGACATTAGGATGGAAGGAAGTGGTGTGTTGTTTGTGAGAATATTTAAGAAGAAGATCGATTCTGTGGAAGATAAGATATCCAATAAATAGTGGCATACAATAATCTAGATATTAGGGAGCTGTTAATTCAGCTTAAAAGAATCAATGCAGTATCTGGAAACATGGTTCCAATTACTGAGAGTGAGATAATTAATGCTTTAAATATTATTCTAAATAGAGGGTTTATAGGAATTCCTACTGGAGATATGGAGAAAGCTGTCTATGACCCTCAGGGGATTGAGGCAGATGTTTTCGATAGAGCAAATCACACTGGACAGCAACTTGCTTCAACTATTAGTGATCTAGATGATGCCATAACCAATAGTCCTACGGTGGTGAATCATGAAAATAGGATCACCTCCATAGAGGGCAGTACAATAAAGGCTTCTTATTATGAAATTATCGACACTACGACAACTACAGGCGGAACAACAGGATCTCTCCAGGAAACACCACCAAGCGCAACCATCAACCTCAAGCAATATGGGGAAGCAGGAAACGCCTTCCACTCCACACTTACGGTCGACGGGGTCCCAGCTTATCAAACTCCCACTAACTCTCAGGGAGAAGCTATTGATATCGATGTGGATGTTAACGGTAATTGGACTACTGACGGTAATTTTACTGGATTAACAGCTATAATTTATTCGATTAGTATTGATTTGGTTGATTGGGATGAGGTGGATAGAGATAAGCTTGTAGATGTATTTCAAATCAACTCATTCGATCAATTGCCAGATACCCCATCAAGTAAGATTGGGAATGCATTTAAGACTCCTGTTGTTTCTGAGAATGAGGGGGCTTTAGAGTATAAGACTATTTATGATGGGTATGATTCCGAGGCTAATATTTTAGCTAGAAATGCAAGTTTGCATATCAATCAACTTTGGTGGGCTGAAGATGTGAAAACATCGTATAAGGCCGTTACAAATATTAGTGGATTTGATGTATGGCAACCCATAGGATTGAAATATGATGCTTCTACTGATGCATTTTGCTTAACGCCTACCCAAGACGGTCAGACTCAAAACATAGGTCAAGAAACATTTTTCTTAGCTCAAAATCAAAACGGAACTGGAGCAACTCAGTTAGATCCAAAGGTATTTATATCCACGGGTTCTGTGGTGGGTAATGAAGCTTTTCAGGGTGTTGTTAAAGTTAAGGCAGATGATATCTCATCAGAGGGAAGAGTTATAGGCGTGAATACCACTTCTCTTAACATTCGGGGAATATGGTAAGGTTATTACTTATGGTGAGGTTAAAAATGTTAATACTTCTGCATGGAATATAAATGACATGCTTTATGTATCTCCAGATACTGCTGGAGAGCTCACAAACATAAAAGCCTACTATTAATTCCTATGTTGTAGGAAAGGTTTTAAAGTCTGATGCAACTACAGGTATTCTTTTCATCACCTCAATCGCATCCTCTAGAATAGATCAAGCTCAAGTTACGGTTGGTGTAAGTAAGGCTTTCTTTACTGGAGATCAAGAAACTACACCAGAGGATACTTTCTATCTAGTTATTCCAGAATTTGAGGGAACCGTACCAACAGCAACCTTTACTATACCTGTTCCAGATAATAGTATTGTTGCTTCTACTGAAGACCACGTTACCCCACCCTTTACCGATGTTGCAGAAATTACAGCAGGGTTAAGAGATGGGGTCGTTGATTTTAGTGTTAATATTCAAGGGGGTGATGAAAAGATATACTGCGAAGTATATTCGGCTGATGGAGATGGTGCTATTTTGGATTCTGGTATAGTAACTGAGCCTGTGGGTGATTTAGGTGTAAGACCTATATTTACTCTTGCTACATCTCTTCTAGTAAATATAGAATCTAACGATAGATATCAACCTGATATGAGGGGGCTTCTTACTGAAGATTTCCCTCTTTTAGTGGGGAATAGACTTAGATTTCATTTTCTTTGTCAGAAAATAGGCGCAGCTGGAGGAACTAAAACATTTACAATATATTTCGGATCAGATCATGATACTTATGTAAATATATTCCAAGAAATACCCTCCACTTTCTTAGACTTACAGGATACCCCCGATTCTTATTCTGGTCAAGCTGGTCGTGTTCCTAAGGTGAATGATGATGAGGATGGATTGGAATTTATAGACATACCACCTGGTAGTACTGATCAGCTTGTTAAAGTAAGCGCAACAGACACTACCGCTCAGTACTTGCTTGAGAAATTAATTCAGGGCTCCAATATCACCATTACTCAGATCAATATTGGAGGGGTGGAGCAGATTCAGATTTCTTCTACTGCTGGCCCAGGTACTGATCAGCTTGTTAAGGTATCTACAAATGATACTACTGCTGCATTTTTATTTCAGAAGCTTATATCTACAGATTCAAGTATTTCTTTTTCTATAGACAATGCTTCTGGTGATGAAAATGTTGATTTTAAAACCTCATTTGACTTACTTCCAGATACTCCTTCAACAAAGGTTGGGCAGGCTTTAAAGGTGCTTGCAGTAAATGCTTCTGAGGATGGAATTGTATACTTAGCCCCACAAGATGCCCCTAGATCGTTCACTGCATTTGTGGGAAATAGGGCGCAAGCCAACAGTACTCTGGGGAATACTTACATATGGTCTGAAAATACTAATAATCAAAATCAGGGATCTACAGCCGGAACAAACAATGCTGGAATAAGTAATGGTGATCTACATCCATTGGGTCCCGGCGATAATAGGGTTATTGAAAACATTTTCATCACCGCAGCAGCTGCGGCCGTAGGTACAAATGCTGTAGGCACCCCTTCTATTCGTCTTGAATTTTATGGGGTGGATTATAGTAGTAGAATTGTTTTTGCCACCATAGATGTTCCAGTTAATAATCCATCAGAAGTTCAAGTGTTTAATAATTTAGGTGGTACTGGAACTAATGTTGAGGCCTCAATATCTGGATTAAATGTATCCATCCCAAATGGAAAGTTGTGGGGTGTTAATTTTATAAACATAAATGGTAATACTGAGTTTATTAATGCAATTAGTAGGTTCTATATTACTGTAGAGGGAACTCAACAATAATTATTATGATTACTAAGATAAGGTACATAGGTTCTGGAACTTTGGATTTAGATATTGTATCTCTTTCGTATGGAGATGAGTATATATTTAATCCCATGATATTCACACATAGCGATATCGGTATGATTAGTCATTATCACTATCTAAACAAGATTGAGTATTATGTGAAGCATAAGCTTATTTCCGATTATAATGAAGGAGCTATTCTTTTTAATGACCTGTTGAATACTACTCCAGAAAGAGGTTTCGGCATGCCTACTACTATTGAGGGGTGGAGAAATATTGGGGAGATTATTGGTTTTGACTACAAGTATGTAAGAGGCAAAATAATAGATCTCGCAGCAATCAAGACCTCTATGTATTCTAACTGGGAGGCTTTAATTGAGGTGGAGAAGGATATTGTAGCAACATATGTTGCATGTCCCAAGGTTTTGGTAGAATCCCACTTTGGGGTTTTTGTAGCTTTGGATATATTCGAGAAGTGGGCTAAGGATACTAAAAAGTCTAGAGAAGATAGATGGGAGAGAGCTAAGGTTTATGTTTTCTCCTGCCTTGAAGAATCCGATGCTAAGTCTATATTGGTAGAACTTACTGAAGGCAAGGATTTGGTGACTAGATATATTTCAGGTATTGAGGGAACTCTTGAGGATAATGGTCAGGAGGGCTTGATTGATTATGTATCTTCTAGAGTCAATACAAGCTACGAGAATGTTGGTTTGGTTAATAAACATTTTACCCCTAAGCAGGGCACTATGCAAGATGTTTCAGATGGTGCTGTTCAAATATTAAAATATGGTATTTATTAATTGTTGAATTATGACTAAGAAAACTAGATTTAAATTAGCTTGCATATTAAGTGCATTTTTAATGATTGTAGTAATCGTTGGGATGTATTTAGGTAAAGATGAGATAGCCGGTGAAGCACTTGCAGCACTCATGGTAATAGGGCCTGCTTATATATTNGGGGATTCTTATCGAAAATCCAATGTCTAAGTACGGTATTGTCAATACTTATACTATCTTTGTTGTCAATTGTATTGTTTTTCCTTGTTTTTAAGGGTAAGTGGTGCATTTGATTCGAATAATAAGGATAACATCATAGATAGTTTAAACAATGTCAGCAGAAGGCTGGATAGCGCTTTTTATGAGAGGAGCTTATTTGTTGATTCTCTAGAAATTAGAATTTTGGAAATGAGTGTTTCTCGAATAGAGGATTCGATTGTTATTAATGAGTTAAAAATAAGAAGAGATGAAGAAATCAATGCTATTGATACTATGGATCATCACGATCTGTATCTGTTTTTCTCAAACCAATAATGATACGCTTACTGTATCACTTCAACCAGATAGTGTTTTAACAGACTCTATGGGTCTTCCTACACATTTTGCATGGAGAGTAAGTGATCAAGTTCCTTTGATAGCTGAACATGTCATTAGATCCAAGGCTAGTAGGGACATAGAGGTAAATCAAGATAGTTCTATAATTAGATGTGATTCAATCATAGATTATCAGTCTTTGTTGATAAGAACTCAGAAATATCAGATCAACAATAGGCAGGAGGTTATTGCTACGAAAGAAAATATTATCTCAGAGACTGAGGATGAGGTGAAAAAATGGAAAATAAGAGCAATATCATGGCCATCTGGTATATCGGGTGGATTCATATTGCTGTTAATGATATTGATATAATGGGAAAAATACCTTCATTAAAAAGCAATAAAAAATACAAAGATGCCCCTCGATATAAGTTGATATACGACTACGAAGGGGATTTCAAAAAAGCTTTTAAAAATAGCGTAGATAAATCTTTATCTTTAATTGGAAAAAATTTGGCAAAGGAATCTAAGAAATGATTTTAACACCTAATCAGATATCGGAAATACTTTCAATACTAGAGGTACAGCAACTAGATTTTATAGGAAGTAATATTGGGTCAGAGGTATTGTCATCCGATGATAAGAAGATTCTTAAAAATGCTGGTATAGATCCAACTCATTTTTCCAAAGAAGGATTAATAGAGGATGCATATAGATGGGGAATGCTTTCGGATGCCATAGGCCATAGTAGAGCAAAAGATATGACCTATGGAGAGTTTAAGAAGTTTGTTTCATCAAAGAACTATATCCCCCTAAACAACAGAGAGCTTACTACTGTAGATCTATATAAGCAGCAAGCCTATAGTGATTCTAAGAACCTATTGGGGAAAATGCAATCAGATGTAAATAGAGCCATCTCAGCATCTGCATTAAACTCAATAGGAGATCAAAAGAAATTTGAGTCCCTAGTTAGGAGTGAGGGGTAAAAAAATACTGTAATACGACAGAAAGAGTGTAACCGAATTTGCCTCCGTATTGAGAGAGAAGTCGGAAGACTGGAATAGAGATATGGGGAGAATAGCTGACTTTGTATCCCATCAGGCTTTTGATGCAGGTAGGGCAGCTCATATCTATAAGCAATCGGGGGAAGATGCAAAGGTTTATAAAAACGTGTACCCCGGTGGATGTAGGCATTGCATTAGGCTTTATTTAACTGGAGGAATAGGTTCAGAGCCTAAGGTGTTTAAACTATCAACAATAACCTCAAATGGAACCAATATTGGACGAAAACCAGAAGACTGGAAGCCAGTTATAGGTCCAACTCATCCATTTTGTAGATGTACTCTTCATAAATATGATGAGGGGTCTGAGTTTGATCAAAAAGAAGGAATGTTTAAATTAGTGAAAAAAGAACCAAAGGTGGCTAGAAAGTCAAAAGCTAAAATCACTATTGGGGGCAAAACAACGGAGATATAGGATATGAAGAATATGTTTGAAAAAGTATGGTCTAAAATGTTCCCTTCGAAGAAGGAAGAGGAGGTATTTAAGAGCGATCAAGAAGAGATTATTGACCTAGTTAAGGCATTAAGAGTTGCTATTGATAGGGAAAATGATATTATCGCCGATGCTGATCAAAACTATGAGCTATTTCACAGTAATACCAAAGATGCAATTAATCGATGCAATGAGGTTGTTTTGGAAAAGGCTGAGGGATATGAGACAGTTGGGAGAACTTTAGGTGTTCTTGAAGATAAAATAAAGGATTTCCATCATGATCATTTGGTGGTACTACAGAATTCGGCCAACACTATGTCTGCATTAGAAAAACGCAAGGATGATCTAATGCAGACATTGAAGAAATCCTTTACTACCACTTCAGGTGAGTCTTTATTGAAGTTCAATAAATATATGCATCATAATATCGGAAGAAAGAGAGATACGATGCCCCAAATCAGTTCTAAAGACATAGATAAATTCTTGATTCATTTTTCAGATAAGGTGAAAGTTGTTCCAGTCAAGGTTAGACTGAATTCAATCAAACCCTCTCAATCCGAGTTTCTTGAAGATAAGATTTTAGATAAAACTACAGATGATCACTGGAAGACTAGAAGATATATCCTCAGTAAGGATAATTACCTTATTGATGGCCATCACTCTTGGGCAGCAGGATTAGAGATGCAGGAGGATTATGAGGTTGATGCCTATAGAATTAATTTATCGATCAAAGATTTGTTGAGAAGAACAAATTTGATGAAGATATCTAGAAAGGAAGATTTGGAGGGAAATCAATCTAAATTTGAGAAATCAATGATATATGCAAATGTGGATGAATCAGAAGCATCTCACTTGAATGATATATTGGATGGATGTGATAACTCAATTATGAACCCCCTCATGTCTTTAGTTTCCCCTCATCTTCGGAAGGCTCATGATGATTTTAATGAGGGCATGAACACCTCTTATAGTAGTTCATGTAGATTTAATATGGATAATGATGAAAAAAAGTCAATAATATCATATATTGCTATTGATAATTAGGGCTTGATTATATATATTTGTTTTTGAACGTGAATTTTATGAATGGTTTTATTAAATCTGCATTATCAGATAGATGCGAAATAAACCTGATTTTAAATTCTTCGTTCCAGCCACTATTGAAAAATCGAAGGGGAAAGATGGAAAAGAGGAAATGCTCATCCAAGGCGTTGCTAGTACTAGGGACGAAGATAGTGATGGAGAATTTCTAGACCCATCTGGGTATGACCTTGATTATTTTAATAAGTATGGATTTTTTAATTGGCAGCATAGAGCCAAGCAAGATCCTACAGCTATTGTAGGGGAGCCGGTTGAGGCAAAGATTAAAAACGGTCAATTTTGGGTAAAAGGTAAGTTGTTTGAAGACAACCCACTGGCAGTAGGTATCTATAAGTTAGCTAAAAGCCTTAGTTCTAGTAATCGCCATCTTGGTTTTTCTATCGAAGGAAAAGCTTTAGAAAGAGACATTCTTAATCCAAAGATTGTTAAAAAAGCTAAGATTACTGGAATAGCCATTACACCAACACCTAAGAATTCAAATACATTCATGGATATCTGTAAGGGTGAGTATCAAGAATATGATGATGATTACGAGGAGGAGGCATCTATTTTTGATTCGAAGACCGCCAATGGAGGTACTGAGCATCTACTAGATATAACAACCCCAACGGGTGATAGAATTATAGTTACCAAATCTTATGAGGCAAAAGTAATTGCAAAATCATTGAACACGGAAAATGGAGCACCTTTAGCTAAAGAATCTTTAGAGGGCTCACCTAAAAATACTTCTTATAGCAAGAAGAAGCCTAGTAAGGCTTTAACTAAAAGTGAGGTTTATGTAGATATATTCAAGTCTTATCCAGATGTAGAATTAGATGCAGCTAACCAAATTTTTGATCTAATAGTGGACGTACAAACAAAAATTAATAGTGAAATGAAAACTCCAACTCCAGAAGCAATTGAGGCAGCTAAAGAGATTTTAAAAGCAGCTTCCAATGATATCGAAAAAGCAGCCCCCCAGGGAAGTGATGCAGATTTTCCGGTACACAACCAAGGAGGTTCAGCCAATCAAGGGGCTACAGACGATGCCAATGGTGCATCTCAGTCAGATTTTGACAAAGCATGTGGCCTAATGAAGGCGTGTGCAGCTGATAATAAAGATATGTCTAAGGAAGACATGTACAAAGCCGTTAAGGATAAGATGAAAGACATCTCAGAAGACGATATGTCTAAGGCTTACGATAAGTATTCTTCTGATATGAAGAAGTCAGATGAGGAAGAAGAAAAAGCTCCTGATGTTGACGATGAGAACAAAAAGGACGAACAAGATAAAAAGGATCCAGAAATGAGTAAATCAGAGGAACTTGAGCTTCTTAAATCGCAGCAAAGCGACATTCAGAGTAGGATCGATGCTTTAGAAAAGGCAGAAGATACTACTGATAAGCCTGTTGATGACTTGAATAAGTCGGAGGACAATGACATTATTAAGGCAATCAACGCCCAGTCTGATGTTATGTCTAAGAAATTTGAGGCTATAGGAACTCTCCATGGTAGTTTAAGTGATAATTTAAATAAAGCCTTTAGAGAGATTAGATGCTTTGGAGTCAGAGCCCCAACCAAAATCTATTAACAATCAAATGTTTTTAGAAAAAGGTATTGATCCTAGTCTTAACGCTGGAAATGATGGTAAGATAGTATTGTCGGCTTCCAGAAATAAGACAGAGATTCTTAAAGCTCTTGATGAGTGTGTTGATATCGAAAAAGCAGAGCATGAAACTTTGGCCACAAACATGGTCTCATATGAGTCTTCTGGATATCTAACCAAGGATCTCATTTCTGAGTTAGGAAAAACTGGAATTCAGGTTGTTCAATAACAGCCAATAAGATACTGAACGTAGATATTAATAATGAACGTTAGTTTATTTCAAATATAAATTTATTAAAATGTCATTAGGTATTACATTAGATAGCTATGCCAATGGTGCTCAAGACAATGTTGGATTCTCGGGAGAGGCTTCAGTAGAAAGTCTTCAGCAACTTAATAAGGCGTTAGAGGCAGGTGATATTACAGGTGGAGCCTCAAGAGATTCAGCAGTTCCCGGACAGGGTGCAGCCCTTAAGGTAGAATCTTTAGAGAGAAATCTGAAATTGATCACCTTTAAAGAACAGGATATCCGTCTTTGGAAGGCAATTCCAAAAATGGCTGCAACCAACACTGTTGAGGAGTATAACCAATTAGAGAGCTACGGTCTTGATCGAGGTGGATTCAACAACGAAGGAGAGCTTCCTGTTGAAGAGGATTCGACTTATGTTAGACGTGCTCAGTTGGTGAAGTTCATGGGTGTTACCAAGTCGGTTACTCATCCAATGCAACTTGTAAATACTGCAGGTGTTCCTTCTGCTATTCAGGCAGAAATTAAGGCTGGTACTATGTGGATTTTGAGAAAAGTAGATAAGTCTTTGACTACTGCTGATTCAACTATTATCCCACAGGAATTCAACGGTCTTTATGCTCAGCATTTAAGAGCTGATGTTCATGGTTCTCTTGACGCTTGGCAAGATAGTGAGGTTGTTGTCGATTTGAGAGGTGCTTACCTTACTCAGGGAGATATTGAGACAGCTAATGAGGCTATCTTGGAAAACTTTGGTTATGGTTCACTATTGTTCGCTCCACCAAATGTTCTTTCGAACTTTGCTAAAGACTATTACGAAAAGCAAAGAATCTTACTTGGTAACAATGTTAAGAATGATGGTTTCGTTGCTGGAGGAGTTCCTAAGTCTGTATCAACTACTGTTGGTGAGGTTGCTCTTCAACATGACATCTTCATGAGAAAAGCTTTTAGTAGAGCTTCTGGTGATGGTGCAACTGCTACAAACGCTCCTACTAATCCTACTGCTGGTGGTACTCCAACTTCTGTGGTGGCTGCTGCTCCTGGTTCTAGATTTGATTCAGGATCTGTAGGTGATTACATTTATGCAGTAGCTGCAGTTAATAGATATGGAGAGTCTGGTTTAGTTCAATTAGGTACTGCTGTTTCTATTATTGCTAATGACGCTGTAGATTTATCATTCAATGATGGTGGTGGTGCAAACCCTGCTACTGGATATATCATCTATAGAACTAAGAAAGACGCTGCCGCAACATCTATGTACCCTATTATTACTATTTCTACGGCTGAGAAAGCTGCTGGATACGATGGTGCTGCTGCAACGCTAGTGAGAGATAAAAACAGATTCCTTCCAGATACTGACTCTGCATTCTTAATTGAGAATACAGATCAAGTTTGGTCATTTAAGCAATTGGCTCCTTTGATGAAGATGGATTTAGCGGTGCTTTCGCCTGCTTACAGATTCATGATTCTTCTATACGGAACACCAGTTCTTTATGCACCTAAGAAGATGGTTAGGTTTATTAATATTGGAATTCCCAATCCTTTATAGGACGGTGTTCTTGAATTGATTATAAAGGAGTAAGTTATTTTTAACTTACTCCTTTTTTTGTATATTGAGAATCTATTAAATAATGAAAATCATTTTGAAATGGCTAAATTAATTTCTGTTAAAGAGGGAAGGGCTAATAAGTCCATATCTCTAGCGATAGTAGGTGAAGTTAAGTTTAATGAAGACTGCACTGCTGAAATATCTGATTCTCTTGCTGAGAATCTCTCTAATCACCTATACCCACATCCAACTCTTGGATATTACGTAGATGGATACCCAACTCAGTTGGTTTCTGAAGAAGAGAATGAAGAGGGGGATCTTGAAGAAGATTTGGATGATGACAATGAAGGTGATGAGGTGTCTGATCCCATCATACCAGATGATGCTCCATCTAGTAGTGAAGTAAAGATTGAAGAAGAAGTCAATGAAGGTCCAACCGATGTTGATCTATTAAAGGACATGAATACTGCAGAGCTTAGAGAATTTGCAAAGACTTCGGGATTTCCTGAGGAAGAGTGGAAAGACAGAAAAAATCCAGCTTCTCTTAGAAAATACCTTTCTGAAAAATTAGATGATTAAATACACCATCAAATACGGCAAGAACAGTGGGCTCGTTATGAGTCCATCTGAGCTTGAGGAAACATATTTCTTTGGAACTCCAATATTGGATCCAAATGGGAATCCTATGCCTGATGAAACAATAGCCTTTTATATCGACTCTGCTCAAAAAGAAGTTGAGAAGTGGCTGAATTTGAAATTATCAAAACAAGTTATTCAAGAAGAGAAAGATTTTTCTTGGAATGATTTTGAGTCATGGGGATACGTCCGAACAACCTACCCAATGGTAGAGCCATATAGTTTGTTTGGATACATATCAGACGTACAACAAATAGAGTACCCACCTGAGTGGCTTAGTGCTAGAAAAACTAGTGATGGAGAACTATATCCAAGGCACCTATAGTCTAGTGCCAGGTAATAGTTCGGCTAGAACTAATGCAATAGTGTATTCCGGAAAAACCCCTCATTTAGGATATCTAGGGAGAACTCAGATACCCAATTATTGGAGGATAACCTACTGTACTGGGTTTAATAAGATACCTAATGATCTCAAGAACTTTATAGGGAAGTTGGCAGCCATTAATATCTTCCATATTTTAGGAGACTTAATACTGGGTGCAGGAATCGCAAGTCAGTCCATAGGTATCGACGGATTAAGTCAGTCTATATCAACAACATCTTCAGCTACTAACGCTGGGTATGGTGCTAGGATTATAGGGTATAGTGATGATTTAAAGAGGCAAAAAACCACACTAGAAGCTTATTATAGAGGATTTAATATGACCGTTGTTTAATTATGAAGCCAAAGTCTATACGAATAGCTACTCCAGCGAGTACTGCCGGCACTGCCTCCGTATCGCTCAACAAGAAAGAGTTTGATGCTACTATCGAAAACCAAGGGTATAATGTTTGGATAGATAGAGCTGTGAAGTGCCCATGTAAGGATAAGAACATAAACAACACTCTATCTTCATGTAAAAATTGCGGATCTACAGGATGGGTCTTCATAAATAGACTTCAAACAAAAGCCATTGTCTATTCAATGGAGTGGAAGAACTCATATAAAGAGTGGAGTGAGGAGAATTTAGGTAATGTTTACATCACCATAAGAGATGAAAACAAGCTTTCCTTCATGGATAGAGTAACCATTATAGATGCGGATACTATTCATAAACAAGTATTATATCCATTTGAGGTAATGGATCAATTGGTGGCTTTTACTATTTATAGAATAAAGTACATGATTGACATATTTCTATATCAAGGCGACGACAAACCTTTGAGACTACTACAGTCAGATGTAGATTATTTCTTAGGATCATCCCCCGAGCAGCACGATACATGCAATGGTGTGTATGATAATGTTATTAGGTTTTCAGATGAATTGAAGAATCTATTCAATAGTTGTTCTTTAACTCAATTACCATTTCATATATCTGTTTCATATAAACACTCCCCTCAATACCACATAACTCACCTTACAAGGGAGGCTATGGTGTCAGTGCAGTTAGACAAAAGCCAACAATCCATGCCAGTAAATGCAGTGGGTAGGAGATCTCACTATGTTTTGGATGCTGAGAATTTTGTAGGAGACAGAATTATAGATAATTCATATAACCCAAATACAGTTTTTTGTGATACCGATTAATGTCGACATATCAGAAGTTGCCAATGAATTTCTTCTTTCTGGAGATCAAATAACAACTCTTAGAGAGAACATAGTAAGTGGTCTTACTTCTTCGCTGTATGAGCAATGGTTGTTGGCTGCTGGCAAGAACTTAAGATCAACTAAAGCCCAATATCAAAGAGGTCTAGTGATAGTTGATGAGGGGAGGTTTAAAGGAGGTGTGATGCTTACCGGAACTCTTCCTAACATGGTGGAATCCGGAGCAAGTGCTTTTGATATGAAAAACGGCTTTTCTAAAAGCTCAAAAGTAAAGAGAACCAAAGACGGCGAATGGTATTTGACTATACCATTTAGGTTGGCATCTCCGGGAGCTCTTAGCAGAATCAGAGATATTCTCTGGAATTGTTCCCACAAGCATATATGAGCTAGTAAAGAATAAACCAATTCAGACTTCATCTTCGGGTAGAATGTCCACTAAGGGTCTTAAAACAAATGAGATTCCATCTGAATTTAGAGCCCCAACCACTAGGACTGAAGTATCTATAGGTAGTCAGAAGATGAAGGCATATAAGAGTAAAACCTCAATATATGCTGGTCTAACCAAGACAATGGGCAATAAAGGAGGTAGTGGTCAAAATATGGTGTTTAGAAGGGTTGGACCCAACTCTGATCCATCTAGTTGGATACATACTGGTATTAAGGCTAGGAATTTGGCTGATAAAGCCTTACAGAACATGCAATTTGATCTAAGAGTTGATGCAATAATTGATGACTTCTTAAGTAGTTTATAAATGAGTGAAGAAAGCAACAATACTGGAAACCTTCTAATACCAGAGCTAATATTATACAATACGATCGATAATGTATTGAATTTAATTAGGGATGATTTTCAAAATAAATCAAATGAGAAAGACACTATCTTATATAAGATATTTAATGGTACTAGAGAGGGGGTTTTTGATTTTTACAAACAATCTAAAGTCATATTTCTACAAAAAAACGATAGTCCAAGGAAATTGGAGGTATGTATGTTTTTTAATTCTGAAAGAGCTGCAGTTCCTACCATACACATAAACCTTCCACAAGAATCCTCAGGTGAAGATGGTATTGGAATAGATGAGGGGTTTGCTTCTCCTCATTACAGCTTTGAGGGCAATACGAAATATACTCCCACTTATACTAGAAGATTTGATTCTATGTACCATGCCATAGTAACTTCAGATAACACGATGGAGGTAATATTGATATATCATTTTCTGAGATATATTATGATCTCCATATTTGATCACATATCCCTGTCGGGATTGGAGAATCCTAAGTTAAGTGGCCAAGATCTGAACATATATAGTGAGATCATACCTGAAAATGTTTTCATAAGGGGATTAGGTATATCATTTAGTTATGATGTGAAGGCACTATCTTTATTTGATAAAGACATGGTTAAAAATTTGATTTTCTGTCAAAAAGAAGTAAATTCACCCTATAAAACTGATTATGGGAAAGACTGATACAAAAATTAGCTTAAGGGGGCTAATCAATATTGGGGGATTTGACCCTCGAGATAAGTTTGTTATTAGCAAGAAGCTAAGTGCATATAAGTCCGAATCATTTTCAGTAAAAAAGTGGTCTGAGATTCTCCTCGATAAGGGGGTTTTTGATAGAACTCCAAAGTCTCTTCTGAGACTCATGAAATAAAAATCTAGCCTTAGGCTGGTTGACTGTAAGTACTTTGATTGGTTTTGTTTAAATATTTAAGCAAGAAATGCAATATAGCTTATGGCAACTAATTTAGTCTTTGGAAATAAGACAATTTCAGAACCGGGTGCTTATTCACGCATCCTGAGTGGAGTTAAAAACCCTACAGTAGACCTTTCTTCTGGAAATGTACTAATAGTAGATACTGGAAACGGCGCTTTATTTGGCGGTGGTTCAGGTATTTCTGGGGAATTAGCTCAAGGAAAAGATTCTATTTATTCTTTCGATAACATAGCCGACTTCCAATCGTTTGTTCGTGGTGGTGTTTACTATCATTTGGCACCCCTATTGTTTCAACCAGATGGACCAACCCTACCAGGTGCTCCTCTAGTTACTATAGTGAGAGGAGCAACAACAACTGCTGGTACAATTACTTTTACATTTGCCTCTGGAGGTCAAATTGTAATTAAACCAAAAGCAGAGGGATATGGTGCTAATGGTATATTGGGAGATGAAGTAAGAGCTGTTGGTACAATCGACATCACTGCAGCAGTGGATGATGGAGTTATATCAGCCCAAGTAGATGCAGTATCTATTGGTGATTATACTGTTCAGGCAGGAGATACTCCGGCTGATGCAGCAGAAGGCGTAGCAGCAGCTATTGTAGCATCTCAAGGCCCTCAAGGATATGCAGCTACTTCAAATGGATCTTTAATAACTATTCTTGGTATTCCAAATGATGGAGCAGCAGCCAATTCTAAAGTTCTTACTGCTTCAATTACGGGTAGCTCTACTGCCGATGTGGCAACCTTTTCGGGAGGTGTAGATGGAAGTAAACTTACTCAGGGATTTGGTTCTCAATTAGAGTCAGGCATTATCGATACAGCTAAGTTTAGATTCTCTTTCTATAGAGGGGCTTTTACTGGAGATGCAGCTGATGACCTTCCATATGGGGAGATAGAGCCATCAGAAACACAACCAGTATTGGTGTCAAGATCATCAGAGATTTCTAGTGTTGATGAGTTTGTTGCATGGGCTGAAAGTGATTTTGAGTTTAATCAAAGCTTTGTGATTTCATCAACAATCACCGGCGTTATCGCAGGTGGGTGATCTTACTACGTATGCTGACATTAATTTATCGGTAGGGGGAGTTGAGAATTATGGTTCAACACAATTGAATGATGTTTTAGACAATATTCAAGATGTTGATTTCACATATATTTTAGCTAATGACTATGGAGTAGGTGCTCAGTCGGCAAACAACACCAGAATCCAATCGTGGTTAAATCAAGAATCTAGGTTTGATAGATTTATGTTTGTGGGAGCTCAAGCTACTCAAACAAACTACAACAACGGGGTTAATAGCTCTGTAGATACAGCCAACTACTATGATGATGAAAAGGTTTTAGTAGTTCATGGAGGACCTAGGTTAAGATCTAGAATTACAGGATCAGGATATAGAGAGTACTCTGCTCTATCGAAAGCAGCAATGGTTTTGGGTAGAATAGCAGGGCTTGAACCACAAGTACCAGGTTACGTTTAAGACCATTGATATTGTGGGTGAAGTTCATGATATGAACGAGAAAGAAAGAGTTACTGCATTAAGCAATGGTCTTCTTGTGACTAGATTCGATCCTGATATTAATGGATTTAGCATCCTACAGGCTGTGAATTCTCTTCAGGAAAATTCTTTCTTAATCAACACCAACGGGACTTCTCATGAGCACCAAATAGGTAGAATTAAGGCTCAACTTAATAAGGAGATTACGGTTAACGCAAGAGTTCAGCTTCTTGGTCAAGAAGAGGGGTCAAACTTGAATACCTTAGCTCCTATTGATGTGAAGCAGTGGTTGGATGGGTATCTTACCACCAAAACAGCAACTGATAATGATGATAATTTAATTATCTCATTTGAGAACATCACCGTAGTTCAACAGCAAGACGCTTATAAGATCACTTATGGATTTACTCCAAATGGTCCTGTGAATAAATTGTTGTTTACTGGATTTATTTTGGATTCAAACTTATCAGCATAATTAAAAGCAACATCAAATGGCAGATAAAGTATTAACAGCACCCCTTGCTATCATTAAAGTAGGGGGTATCCCAGTTGGGAAGATGAAGTCCATTAGAGTGACTGAATCTATTCGAAGAGGTAGAGTAGGAGGTATAGGTACGCTTACTCCAGATGAACTACCTGCTTTAGAGTGGTCGGGAACTTTGAATTGTTCTTTCTACAATATTGATTTTATTAAATCATCAATTCCTAACGCTATTGTTAGAACAACAGCTAAGCTTATTACTTGGGTTGACTCTGTTATTCTTCAAGACAATGGGGTTCAGATTGATATCTACAGAAAGGTGAAGGACTCCGAAAGTAATGGAATCATCGAAAGTAGATTAGAGGTTTATGCTACTATTAAGGATGTCTTTTTAGATAGAGAGGCATTTGATTTAAGTGAGGGGCAGATTTCTGGTAGAGATCAAGACTTTACTTATAAAACACCAATTCTTTTCACTCCTTAATGGGGTGAAAAGAATTATTTATTGTAAATTTATTGTTCAAACGTATATAATATGCACTCAAAAGAAAATTTATCAAAAAATAAAGTCATAGTTATCGAAGGCAGTTCTTATACAGTTACTTTTCCAAATGTTGGGGAGTTAAGAAGAATTGAAGCATTAAAGCAAATGTATTCCACAAACCAGTATGGGGCTATGGCTCGCTCTGGTATGATCTCTTCTTCAAGAGCTTTAGATATTATTGATATGATATCTCATTTCACAGTTCTTATACCTAAATTTGAGGATGGTCTCCTTAAGGTTAATTCTATCGATGATTTAAATCCTATGGAGGCAATGCCTTTTGTGAAGGCTTATAAAAAGCAATTCAAACCATGGTATGATTCGTGGATGAGCGTCATTTATGCAGATGACGAAGAAGATATTATTCCAGAAGAAGAAGACAACACCTCAGAGGGATAGTATTTATGGCACTTGATGAGGAAAATTCTTCAGATAGTGTAAGCTTCAAAACATTTCAGGGGTATGTATTATGGTGGAATAATACATACCCTATTGATAGATGGTGGAGGATAAGACATAGTATACCATTTATGTCTCCAGTTCATAAAAGCGCATGTTTGATCGATATGCGTTTTGAGTTTGAAGAGGAGAAGCTTTTGAAGAGATTACATAAAATATCTGAACGTAGAAAAAGGGATCTTGAGGAAGCTGAACTTACGGGGAGGATTCTTAAAAAAAGAAGATCTGGGGGAGTTGTATCGGAAGATGAGTTTGACGATATTGATCTTACTAAAATTGGGGAAGATGGTTCTATAAAAATATAGCTAAGCATGTCTACTACTAATAAGAAGATAGTTTTCGAGGCCCAAGACTCAGGTGTCTTATCAACCTTTGATCAAATCAATCAAAGTGCTAAGAATCTTACTAGAGAACTAATATCTGGATCTCAATCATACACTACTTCTGGAAAAGAGCAGCTTAAGTATATAGAGGATCAGATCAAGGCTATTGATCGCAGAAATAAGGCTGACAAGGAACGTGGGGTATTTGAGGCAAAAGAAAAATTTGACTCTTCACCTACTTCAGATTTTGGTGGAACCTCATCATCATCCAAAGAGGAATATAATAATCAGGTTGCTGAGTTAGAGAAGATCTACCGAGAGGATGAGCTTCAAACCCAGCTGATGAAGCAGCTTGTTGAGGAAATAAAGCTATCATCCCAGCAAGAGATAGTAGAGGATAGAAAGTCGGTAGAGAAGAAGATATACCTCAGATAGAAGAAGCTCATTTTTCTCTGGAGCCCAAGATGGTGATCCTGAAGAGAACTTAAAAGCAGCATTACAGAAATCACTTATAGGAGAAGCCAAGGAATCTGAGTATGAAGATGACAGGAAGTTTGCTCTTGGTGAATACGTAAGAGAAAAAGAAAGAGGTATCAATTCAGGTTTAGCTGGCCTTGCTGAGAACCCTATTGCAATGGCTGCAGCTAGTGTTCCTTTTATTGGAGGGGTGCTGGCATTAATGGCATCCAAGGGAGCTCAATTAGATGCCTCTACAACTCGATATGGTTCGGCACTAGGAACTGAGGAAGGAAGTATAATAGGTGCGGAGAGATACGGTCTTTCAGATGCTGAATTTGCTACTACATCGAAAGAGTTTCAAAGATCAAGAGGTATTAGGTCATCGATGTCTGCTCAAGACATGATGGATGTTAGTACTAGATTTGATATAGGAGCCGGATCTTTAGGGCAATTGGCTAGTACGAGAAGATCTCAATCCGATCAAAGCAGAACTGTGAAAGATGATGTAAGTGATATGCTTGCTCTCTTCATGAAATCCAGTCTTTTTGATATAGGTCCAAAGAATTTTACAAACCTTCAAGAGAAGATTGATTTTCAAAATCAATTAAACCAAATGCAGCTTACTCAAACCGGTAGTGTTAGATCTACTGCCGGATCTGCAAGAGTTCAGCAAGCCTTTGGTGAAATAGGTGGTGCTTTTGAGGGGTCAGAGGGATTGAATTTAATACAAAAAGCAAATCAAGGCCTATCTAATCCTGGTAATCAATATCAAGATGCTTTCCTATTATCTGTATTACAGAAACGAAAGCCGGGATCATCTCTATTTGATTTAAGGGAGATGCAGGAGGGAGGTATATTCCAAGACAACTTCATGCAGGACACGATGAGTGAGCTTGCAAATAAGTATGGTGGAAAAGATGTTCTTTCTTCAAATAATGCTCAGAAGGAATTATTCATGACTGAGATTCAAAACATGTTCCAACTTGGTTATCATAACACAAGGGATATGTCTGATGCATTCTTGAATGGAACTGCTGACTTCTCTAGAATTGGGAAGGATGTTAGTGATGAGGAGAATGCTAGAAATATGGGTGTAGATCTAAATCCTAGAGCTGGTAATATGGATGTGCTTTTAGCTAAAATAAGCAATGAGATTGCAGGTAGTGGAAAGACTGCCATTGATTTCATATCTCAGGAGATAGCTAAAATGCTGGGTCATGATGATGGTGTTTCTGGTTATATAGGTGATCAGTTTAGTAAGGTTGGTGATATGATTGGTGAATCCGTTTCTTCTATGGTGGGTAACATTGAGAAGTATTTTACAGATATGGTAGGAAACATCGAGTTGGCCTTTAGAGACATGCTATTTGAGCTAGGTATAGATGTTGATACACACTTTGGCAATAAAACACCTAGTAACGACTCAACCAATGCTATTAAAAGTAGATTGGATTCTATGATCAATCATCCAGTCATTGGTCAAAAATTTAACACTGCTTGGTAAATGGCTAAATCATATATCACCTATACCCATACAAGTCCAGAGATAAATACTTTAGATGACTTCATATCAAACCCTCTTTCCTTAGTACCTGGAATGACGGTTCAGGAGCTACTAAATTACTCTGGTGGTGGTCTTGTTCTTAATTTAGATAGGATTTATGAGACATATAGTCTAGAAGATCAGGAGAAGTTTAAGGATGCTTATGCGAGTGCATCACTGACTCAATTAGATGCTGGTACCAGACTTCTTCTACCAAAAGAAAAACTTAACAAAGAGCCTTTGTTGTCTGAGGGTAATTCTGTAGTGGAAAGCATTAGTGCAGCAGCTTTTGTTGCAGAAAAGCTTAGGGACTTAGAGGAGGACCCCGATTTTACTCAACTGTTTACATCAATTGATGAAAACAATGGGGTGGTAAAAGAGATGTATCCCAATGTCACGGTATGGATATGGTGTAGATCTTTGTCTCCCGAGTTTGATGACCAACAAGCCCCTTTAAAGGAATTACCAGGTACAATTATAGATGTTTCTCAATTTGTGATAAATCTCTCAACATCCACTGCAGGAGATGCAGGTAATTTTCAATTATCACTACCTGCTATTACTTGTGAGAAAGATGAGAAATTGGGATGGAGAATAAGAAGGGATTTAATATCTAATCACGATACTCTATCTGGTAGAGATTATACCTTTGAGGATATCCTTAATAGGAATGGCGGTAGAAGTAATTTTTACTTTCATAATATATTGGGCGAAAACGATGTTGTATTCATTAGATATGAGGTTTTAAAGAACGAAACATTAAGAAGAAACAATCCCAATAATTTTGTAGTAGACAAATCCCAAATACCAAACCAAACATATGATATGATTGGTTTAATCGATAAGGCTCCTCTATCCGTAAATCCAGATACCAATGATGTGTCTATAAATGTTTCCGGAAGGGATTTTATGAAGTTGCTCATAGATGATGGGTGCTACGTTTACCCAGGTGGGTATGGGACTAATAATTTTGTTGAGAACCAAGACAATACAAAGTTAATCCAAAGGTTGGTTAGTAATGGGGGTTTGAATTTATTATCTGCATTTGTCAAGAGACCTATAGATTTCTCTGTTTTATTTATTCATTAATCAGCTATCATCTATAGGGGTAGTTCCAAATGATTTGTTCTCATTCTATGCAGAGAGAAGAAGTACTACTTATTTGTTGGAGGAAGCTGGTAACCCACAGTCCACCACTGAAACCTTAATGGAGGGGGTGTGGCAGATATGTAAGTTTGTATTCGATGAAAGCATTGCTAGCAGAAGAGTGGTGGACTCATCGATATCATTTGCACAAGGAAGTCTTATTAACTATATAAGAAAGGTCTGTCAAGATCCATGGGTTGAGTTTTATGGTGATACATATGGCGATGAGTATGTGTTTATTGCCAGACAGAAACCATTTACAAAAGATTCTTTCATAAGCCTGATTCCACCAACCCCCAGTGATGAGGATGTTTACTCCTATGGAAATATTAGAGATGAGGATATTGTAAATGAGGATTTGGATTTCGACAGTGAGGTTTATTCTTGGTATAGAGTATTGTTGGAGGCTTCTCTTAGTGGGGCTGGAGATGATTCGATTAAAAAGTATTCACCAGCTGTTTATTTTGTATAGGTATGCAGACATATGGGGATCCAAGCCATTTGATCAGGTTAGTAATTATTTAGATTACACACCTAGGTCTGGAGATAAAGAGATGGTTAAGTTAGGTTATTATGATCAGCAGTTAGTTCATGACCTAAAGTACATTATTGACTCTCACGCTTACCTACCCTTTACTAGAACTGGAACCATTACCATCAATGGTGATAGGAGGTTTAAGAAGGGTACGGTTGTTAGGCATCTGGGAACTGGAGAAGTGTTTTACGTGGATTCGGTTACTCATAATTATTCTATATCAGATAACTCCATAGAAAGATTGACCACACTTCAAGTAAGTAGGGGAATGGTTGAGAAATATGTATATGGTGGTAAGGCGAAAGATGGTATTCCAGAGTCTAGTGGAAGAAACTCCAATGGATCAGATGGTATTCCTTCCAATCCAGCGCCGTCCACATCTAGTGATAGTACTACTGCTGCTAATAGCTTAAGTCAAGATGCCCCTAACTCCAATAACTCTACTGGTGGCAGCATTCCTCTTCCAACATACTGGGACATAATAGACACCTCTATAGAGAAAGCCTTTCAGCAAGTAAATCAAGATTCATCTCTAGATATACGAGCAGTAGGGGTGAAGATAGCTCAGAACTGGAAAGTTAATGATAGGGTATTTAATTTCTTTTTAAGAAGACAGCAATTCGATGGTTAAGCGTAGAGACATAGGCCCAAAATCAGTTCCCGGTGGACAATTATCTGCAGGAATAGGATATGTTATAGTCCCTGCTGATCAGGATAGAGATATTTACATAAGTCAGTGCTTTAGTACTGGAACCATTATGGTTTTGGTGGAAGATCAGGATTATGTTTCGGATATCAAGATAGATGTCCATAGATTGCAGTTCATTACATTTCCAGATACTCCAGAAGAGTTGGGTTCTTGCGTGGCTTGGGTATCATCTCCAGTATTTAAGAAACCAATTGTGGTGAGTATTATTACTAAGGGGGATGACTTTGTTGATGTAGTGGAAAATCAATTTAAGTTTAGAAGAGAAACTGATAATGCATATGCAGAAATATCTGCAAGGGGAGATAAGGGGCAAATGTTCTTCTCGGTAGATTCTGATGAGGAGGACGGCGGTAGGTTGAATGTGTTGGTGAAAAATAGATCCAATAAAGGAGAGTTAAATTTACTTGTAAAGGGAAATGTGAATTTAGAGTCCACCGACAACTTCAACATTAAGTCTGCAAATAGTTTTAATATATCTATTAAAAATCCTTTGGATGATAACGAGACCATTACAGAGATAAGTTATCATAGAGATGAGGGGTTTTCATATAAGGATCAGTATGAAAATGAGATATCGATTAACGATGGTCAAATAACCACTAAATCAGAAAAGATAGTTCAAAATGAAGGTGGGAATCAAGCTGTATTAGGAAACCAATTAAAGGGATACGAGGAGGATAAGTTGACAGAGTTTGATACTCACACCCATCCAACTGCACTAGGTCCCTCTGGGCCTCCAACAAAGCCTCTCACACCCATCTTTAAACCTCAAATACCGAATTGGCTTTCATCAATATTCTCCTTTGACTAATGGCTGTTAGTATTAGTGTTATTAAAAATGAGATTAGGAAGATAAGTGATTTACTTCTATGAGGATCATGAGGGGTTTCCGGTTTCCACTGAAGAGGCGGCAGTAAGGTGGTCTACTGCCTTCAATGCATATGCCTCCTCGGTAGTTCCATCAAGCACGACTTCATCATTAGCTAAAAGTGCTTGTGAATCTGTATTGCTATCTCAATTGAGTGCTACAAATCCATCGGCATTAGAGGTGGGTTTTACTGCATATGTAAATCAATTAGCATTAGGAATGCAGCCCACATTTACAGCGGTGGCACCAATCGGCTTATCATTAGCTTCTGCATTTGCTGTAGGCATAGCTGGAGGTAGTGCTGAATCGGTTGCTACTTTGATGTCTGGTTTAATAGATGTGTGGTTTAGAACGGGTACTGCAACAAATAATTCTTCTGGGGTAACAGTTCCTTGGAGTTAGATTAAAAAATAACTAACTTTAACACACATGCCAGTGCCTTCACAGCCATTAGGAGCAAATAATCCTATAAAGAAACAGTTTCTCAACTTACTTTCCAGCATTGGAAAGGGAGCTCTACATTCGTTATATCCAAATGATTTTGAGTATTATGCTTGTTCTTTGGAGTTAGTGGATTCTTCAGGAAGAACTATTGATTTTTTCACATTCCCAGTAATGCCAAGCCAAATAAATCAATCTGAAGGAAAGATACTTAGTATTCGAAAAACAGCTGGAGGGATAACTACATTAAATACTACCACCTTCGAGCCAATAGACATTAATTTATCTGGTAACTTTGGTAGGAGGCTTAGAATACTTATTGGAGGACAAATAGAAGATATTGCCGGAGTTAGTTTTTCAACTACAGATGGGAAATACACTAGGGAATCTATTAAAGCAGGTGCTGGGCGAATTAAGAAGAGTAATTTCAATGCTAGGATAAAAACTGGATTTGGTTGCATGAAGATTCTTCAGGCGATATATAGAAAAGCCAACGCTGTTGATGACAGGGGTAATCCATTTAGATTGATATTCTATAACCCAGCTTTGGGGGAGAATTTCTTGGTTAAGCCAATGAATTTAAAACTAACTCAAGACAAGCAAGAGAATATGATTTGGAACTATAATCTCCAAATGAAGGCTATTGCTAACATCGATGGAATCACTAATGGTAGTGATGAAAGATCTATATCTAAAACATTACAGGCAGCATTACTTGGGCAAGCAGCAAATCAAGTGGCTTCTTCTATTAAGAAAACTGTTTTAAACGGCATAACCCCTTAAATATGGCTACTCCATTAAGTGTTACTGAGAGGTTTGAGAAATATACAAGCTTTGATATAGTTGGATATTTGTCTGATTATGTGAATTTCATGGAGTTTGATTACCCTAATGTTTCTGGGTTTTACTCAGGGATAATGAGTGAGCCAAATGTTAACTCCTTCTCAGAGCTAGATAGATTAAGAAAGCTATCATCTACTTTGAATGACAACATAAAGCAAAACAACACAAGATTCCAATCTACAGAAGACTGGGATTTACTGGAGAAGATAGAGGAAGTTAGAGTTAAGTTAGACACTATCGATAAGTTCTCTAAATGGTTTAGATCTTCTGTTACGAGAAGTAATTATAATCCTAATCCTGAGATAGATCACTCATTAAAGCAACATCAAACATTGGAGGCTCTATCTAGAGATACCGTGGGAAGTCCAAATCCTCAAGAGGATTCTGTTGATATAGCATTAAGAAATGATTTGAGGGAAGAAGACTACACCTCCGACGGTGGGGTTTTGTTGAAGGTCTCTCTTCAGGAGTCTGGTGCTGGTGTTAAAATAAATACCGTAGTTGACAACATGACGGGAGAAAGCCTTTATGGTTTGGATTTGCCGAGAGTATTAGAGTTCTCCCCGGAAGATTCTGATTTTGTTGTATTGTCTTTTAAAGACACTGTAAGACAGGCTATAGATATATTGGCTGAACTAAGGAATAATGACAATCCAGAGTTTCCTACAGATGGTATATCTCAGGCCAACGCTGTTGGTGTAAGTCAGAATGCAATATTATTTCCATTGCTATTTAGACAACTGTATAACACCTTTCAAAAAGATGATACATTATCCACATTTTCTATTACCAATATACGTAAGGATGAAGATTATGTGGCTGTTGAATATGAGGTTCAAACAAGATTGGGTGAGTTAATACAAAATTCAATATCACTATGATAACTAGACTAACTACTGTAGATGAGCTTAAGTCTATATTTGCTGAGATTCTATTAAATAAAACTAACAAGATTTCCAAGATCTCTGATAACAGTGTTGTTAATGGAGTCTCCTTTGGTGTTGCTAAAGTTGCTCAAAAAGCACTTAAGGATCAAGCTCTAGTAGAATCTCACTTATTCCCAGATTCTGCTTTTGGACAATATTTAGATCAGGTGGGCGCAAACAATGGTATTGCACCAAGATTCGGCGCAAGCCAAAGCTCAACCTATCTCAGATTGGTTGCTGAAGTAGGAACAGAGTATTTGCAGGGAACTCACACTTTTACTGGAAGTCATAATATTGTGTTTGACTTGGAGGAGGATATTACGATAGGTGATGAGGGGTTTGCTTACGCGAAAGTTAGATCACAGGGAGTTGGTGCCAATACAAATGTGGATCCTTTGACTATAAATCAGATATCTCCCACACCAAATGGACATGAGTATGTAATCAATGAATATACTGCTGTAGGTGGAAGAGATCAGGAGGATGATAATTTATTTAGAAGAAGAATAAAGGAGGGTCCTAATTTACTGGCAACAGCAACTCTTTCTTCGATAGAGCAGGCATTTATGAAAATAAACTCAAACGTAATGAGGGTTTATTATCAGGGAATAAATAGTTCTAGCCAAACCGTTATTGCTATAGCCACTCAAAATGGTATAAACCTTACCAATGAAGAGCTTGATGAGCTTATAGATAAGGGTGAGCAGTTCTTTGCGTTAACAGACATTAGATCATATGGATCAACAGTTTCTGGAGTATTCTTGAGAAACATACAGTGGCAACCAATAGATATTTCATTTAGAGTCGAATTGTTTCCATCATACAATCCAGATGATGTTAGGAAGAATATTCAGATAAAGATGCAGAAGGAGTTGGATTATAGGTTTTGGAATGCTGGAGATAAGGTGGAGTGGGATAATTTACTTTCAATTGCAAAGAATACTTCTGGCGTTAAATATGTACCGGATAATTTCTTTTTTCCAAATCAAGACCAAGCTGTAGATTCAAATAAATTGCCTAGAATTAGGGGGTTTTTGATGTTGGATTTAGATGGTAACATCCTCGCCAACTTAACAGGAACTCTTTCTCCTATTTATTATCCGCAAGATGCTGATTTTAGCTATCAGCAAACAGCATTAAGAAGTATATCTTAGGGATCATGCCAATACTAATACCAACCACCACCATAACAACCATTAATGAGCCGGATATAGAAATATTTACTTTCTATGACCCTAATATGGATGTGCTGCCAAATACCATATTTACCATATTGGCTGATAATGTTGGATCGATCAATGGAGTTTCGTATATTGAAGGACAATTATTAATAGGCATGAAGAATCATCCTCATGATATTGATTATGATATAAATTCGAATGGAGAGTTAATAGCATATACCCTTGGTGAGGGTGATGCTGATCGGTATGATATAGACGCTAATGGCGATCTAACATATACTCTTCCATAAAGATGGCTCAAGTTAAGAATTTAGGTCTTGTAAAGGCAATACATGTAGGAACCACCCCACCCTCCAACACGAATTTAATATGGTATGACAATAATACTGGAGTTAATTTTCATAAGTATTATGATGTGGTTGGTGGAGTTTGGGTCCCATTGGGGGATGGGGAAGATCCAGTTTATACTGGAGCTACTCCAGTAACAGATTCGGTAGGAGCTATACCAGTAGGCTTTGATCCCACTGGTCTAACTTCTTTGGAATTATGGGAAACAGCTTTAGTTTCTTATCAAGAGCCTGCATTTTCTTCTTTTTCTATACAGGGTCAGTCTTCTTTAATAGAAGTAGGGATGGCTCTTTCTGGTATAAAAACTTTTTTGTGGGGAACATCAAATCCAACCAACATTCAACCCAATTCAATTGATGTAATTGACGTAAATACTTCCAGTGTTTTGGCTAGTGGTTTGGCTGATGATGGAACTGAAGATATTGATATTGGTACTGTAGTAAACACATCCCCAGTATCTCAATCTTATAGAATTGAAGGAATTAATACTGAAAGTGATACTTTTGATCGAAATACTACTATTAATAGTATTTATCCATATTTCTATGGAAAAGTGGCCTCGGGAGGATCTCCCTCAGGAGGCAATAGACCGGTTGCCAATCAAGCTTTAATTGATAGCGGAACTAAGGTTGTTCAAAATAGTGGTGGAACGATAACTGTTGATTTCAATAGTACTCCAGATGACTATATTTGGTTTGCAATTCCAAATACAAGTACATCTAAGACTGTATGGTATGTAAATGCCTTGAATACGGGGTTAATTGGTGGTGCTGTAAATCCTGGGGGTAATTTATTCCCTGATTTTGATTTAGTATCTATAAATTCTCCCGATGTTCTTTGGAATGGTGTCTCATATAAGATTTATATCAGTAACTTCCAATCTGAGGTCACTGATCCAATGCAACTTAGAAATAACTAAATTTGGTTAGATGGCAATCAATTTAAATGATAATATTTACATAAAGGCTGGTAAGCCTTCAGAGGCTAAATACTTAAATGGTGTAGTAGATTATGTAAGTTTGGTTGAGGTTAACTCATCGATACCTATTGCTGAAAGGCATGTGGGACTTACAGTTAGGATTTCTGGGTTTGAGTATTGGTATAATGCAGGGATTGATGATGTAGATTTAGTTTTAAAAACTTCTTCTCAAGATGGGGATTTAATAAACATAAGGGGTACTTATGATGAATCTAGTGGGATGGTTCAAGTTGTACCAAACCCTACTTTTCAAAATGGAATTGGTGGATGGTTTACAGATGCAGCATTAACAAATGAAGTAACTACTTACGATGGGAACAACCAATGGACTACAACTACTGCATATTTAGATAAAGCGCTATTTGAAGATGGTAAAACATATACAATAGAGTTTACATCAGTAAACGGTCACCCACCAATACCTACGGTTCAATTTGGATCTGGTGTTTCTCAAATATTTACTGGAGGGGTAACGACAACTTTAGTTGATGTAGTATATACGGATAATCCTGCGGTTTCATGGGGTCTTGCTATAACTGGGTTTGTTGTTACTTTAGAGAATTTTACTATAACCTCTAATTCTGTAGCCACTTTTCCAACAAACCCTCCAAATGGCACCCAAACTGGAGTAGGATCTGGATCTGGAGGGGCTATAGAGGAGTATAATTCTTGGAAGGCGCTATCTGATTTGATGATTGGATCAAATGATTTTAGAGTAAAAGAAGGGCAGTTGTTGGTTGCCAAAGTAGATAACCCATCCCCTACTGATGAAGGGGATTGGAATGTATTGGAGTGGTCTTTTGATTTAAATACCACAATATATGAGAATAAGACTATCAATGTCGAGGATTCTTCTTTTAGAATAGAAGGGGATGGTGTGTTTTCTAAGCAAAGAGTTGAGTTTGTTAATGATCCAAACTTATTTTCAGAGCCCTATTTTTTCTTTTACGCATTTACTGATAAAGCTGCAGAGTTTTCTGCTCCGTATTATTTTCAGGGCAATTTTTCTGATTCAGCAAGCATTGGATATAATGATCCAACAATGGGTGGGGCTGTGGAGATGAGGATTCAAGGACCTGATCTTTCTTTTAAAAATGAAATAGATGGAACTGGTGTTGGGTATGATCATTCCGATTCTTGGGATAGCTTAGATTGGAATTTTGATGACAATAAATTAGCTCCCATTAAGTTAGTAAGAGACAACACTTTGTCTTCTATATCCAATGGATCTGGAACAACATGGAATGCTGTAGATGGGGCGGTTGATTTAGGTGGTCCGCAGTCCAACGTTGTTGTAATAGATGGAAATGCTGGTGCACATGGCTTTTTTCTTGTAAATCAGAATGATGGTGGAATATCTCCAAATAGCGGTGGATCTTTTAATTGGACTAGTGCAGGTGTTTGGAATATTCAGTCGGGTTCTGGTGCTGAATTAGATTTGGGGGGTGTTTCTGGAAATGCTAAGCTAAGCGTTGCTGGAGTGGAGATGGAGTGGCATGGCAGTGATGGTATTACGCTTTCTTCAAACGCAAGTGTAGTTACCCAGAGTAGTGATGCTATATTCGAGCTTGCATCTGACAGTAAGGCAATGATTCTTACTAGAATTGTAGATCCAGCTCTAGATATTAATTCTCCTGAAGAGGGGATGATTGTTTTCAATAGTACTAATAAGACTTTCGAGGGATATGATGGTGCTGATTGGTCTGCATTTTTAGATCCTTTTAAAGATACAAATGTAGCTTATGCTAGTGCTACGCATGGGGATGACACCGAAGCTTTATTGGGGTACTCTAATAAACCCTTCCAAACTCTTACTGCTGCTGCTAATGCTTTGGCTGCTTTACCTACAGGGGTAAATAAAGTATTATACGCTTATCCTGATGATTATCCTGAAAACGGAACCGTCACTTTAAGTGGAACCAACAGTAATATAGTAGTAAAACTTAATGGTTCTACTCTTTTTGGTAATCTTAGAGTTCTTCCAAACACTAATGGAGTTCATATTGATTTAGGTGGTGGAGTTATAGACTCCAGAGGGCAGGTAGATCATAGAACTTTTTTATGGCAAGGTACTACTAAAATTGACCTCCTTAATGGAAGGCTTATAGATGACAACATTACTCAAACATCTATGCTTAGCGTTGTTACAGGTACTTCAAGTGGTTTAAATGCAAACAACATTATAGTAGAAGCCTTTAATGATGCTGTTTGTATGTTTAGTGGAGAAAATAACAAATTTACTAGCTGCGTATTTACTTCAGTAAACAGACAAACTATTAGAGATGGTGCTAATAATGTATATAAAGATTGCATTATTACAACTACTAACGGTGCTGCTGTTGCAGGTGGTAGGAGATGTAGTTTTGTTAGATTTGTGACATCACTGGTAGTACTAGAGCTGTAGAACCTAGAGCTAACAAAATGAGTTGTGATTTTACAAATTGTAAAATAACAGGATTAGCAGATTATGGTCTTCAGTTTTCTACAGATGTAGATGAAGGTTTTACGATAAAAGGATGTGAAATAACTGGGGCAACAGATGCTATAGTTGTACCTTCGGCTAATCTAGACACTTCGCAAGATCTTAGATTTATAGATTGTCAACTAAATGCAGGAAGTGGTAATATATTTAATGAACCTGGTACTTATGATCCAGGTTTTCTAGGACTTGTTAGAAGTATAAATAACACATATAATAAAGCATTTACACCTAGTGGTGCTGCAAAAATTGTTGAACACAATAAATACGAAATATAATGGCTTTAAAAATTAATTCTGAATTAGAAACTAAAGATGGTGGAATTGTTGCATCCGGAGCAGTAGCTCTTTATGGGCTAGAATTACCAGCAGTATCGTTTAATGCAGCTAATCTTGATCTCATATTTACCATGAAGATATATAGAGACCAAGATGCTTATGAGACCAATAAGTTTCCTATTAAGGCAACTAAAATAAGAACTAGATATACAGCATCAGTTCCGAGGTCCAGTCAGTCTTCACTTGGTTTCCCTGAAGTGAATGCAGTTATAATATCTTTGTTGGAAGAGAGTTTAGATATTGTTGACGAAGGATTAATAGAGATTATACCAGAGGTTTCTGAATAAGTATGAAACTCATAGATTCAATACAGTTTTCAGCACCACATAACGATAAGGTTTTTGGTTTAGATCCCGGACATGGTGGTATGGTCGATGGGGTATATCAGATTAGAAAGAAGGGGTCTAAGCAATACAAGCACCCTAATTATACTTTCTATGAAGGTGTATTTAATAGAGATCTTGTAAACGAGACAGAAATGTCCTCCTACATAGATGGTTCTATTAATTGCGTAAATTTATCAAACATATATGGTCATAGAGAGAAAGATTTCTCTCTCCCATATAGATGTGATATGATTAATCAATTGGATTATGAGCTTAAAAAAGAGGGGTATAATTTGATTGGTGAAAGCGTTCATGGTAATGCTGGCAAGGGAACTGGAGTAGAGGTATTCACTTCTGTAGGCGACACTCCAGCAGATCCTATTGCTGAGGTATATGCGCAAGAATACATTAGGGAATTTCCGGAGGAGAAGTTTAGGTCCGATAAATCCGATGGAGACCTAGATAAGGAAAGCCATTTTTATATACTGAAGAATACTACATGCCCAATGATATTGACTGAAAATTGGTTTTTTGATAGATATGTAGATGCAGAAAAGATGCGTAATCCAGATTTTAGAAAGAGGATTATCTCAGCTCGAATTAAAGCAATGAAAAGAATTGCTTATTCTGATTGAATTAAGTATTTTCGTTCAATAAAATGAACTGAAATGAAAGTAAACGTATTAGTAGAATTAAAGGACATTATTACTGGAAAGCCCCTGTTTAAAAAGGACAGGGAGGAAATTATATTGCCTGACGGTCAGAAAGCTTTTAAGCTTACTGATACTAATGAGGTGGTGACTTTTAGAAGCTCAGTAGCCCAATATTTGCTGAGTGTTGATGACTCCCTAAAGGATAAAGTCAAAGAAAGCTGATAGATTTGCACTTGCAATGAAAATCATGCTTAACGATGAAATAGAGATCACTGAAACTGAGGCAGAAGATATTAGGAATATTGTAAATAAGCATGAAGGGCCTTTGGTTTATGGCCAAATTCATGTACATCTATTAGATTCCGCTAAGTCTTAAATATATAAATGGCTGTAGTAGACAATAAAGCAACCGCTATAGGTGATTCAATATTAATTGAAGCAGAAGCCCCAATCATTGGTTTGATTGGGCTTACTGATTTTATAGATACGGTTACCGGGGAGGATGGGAGTAGGTTTTTCTATAAAGAATTCAGATACTCCATTAATGGAGGTATTACGTTTTCTAATTGGGTAGAACTTACTGACACAAACTTGCAGGAGATATCTGTAAATGTTAGCGATATTTTTAAAGTAGAATACAGATACACAAGAACAGGTAGTTCATCTCAGGGGGAGTTGTCTTTCGAAGACATAACATTACAAGGAGACATACAGGATCCCTCGTGTGGTCCAGTTTATGAGCAAAGTGTATTTAGTAAATTCTTTTCTTGCTCAGACACACAAGTATTGGCTTGGTGTATAAATGTTACGGCTAAGCTATACAATAAGGGTATAGTCCCTAATTTCATTACTAGAAACCAAGAGGACACAACTCAGGATCAAGATTATTTAGATTTTTGGACATCTGTATCATGCTTCTTTGCATTGTTTGTTTACTATGCAAGGCAATATGAGTCATTTGAGACAAACCCAGACTTGATGAAAGAGTATCTTTCTCAAAAGGGGCTATATATATGTGAGTGCTGCACCGATCTTGAAGATCTAGTTTATCTAATGGGTAGTTTCTTAGATGAGGTCAGAAAAAGAGGGACTTATGAGATAGTTAAGAAAAAATCAGATGGCAGACCTGTAGATGGCGAGCTACTGAGGTTGATATGCTATGATGAGAATTGTGATGAGTTTATTTTTCATAATCCTAAGGAGCAGTATGTAGGATGGAAGCTTGGTTTCTGTAGTCCTCTTTATATGGGGAATATGGGGCAAGAGGAGCTCATAAAAGCTTATGAACTGACTAGAGATGTTCAGGATTTGGATAATTACCCATTATTCAACAGTGCCTATGTGTCTTTAGAGGAAGATGATCTAGGTAATACTAAATCACAAAAAGATGTTATTGGGATAGATTTCGATTTAGCTCAGATCGATGAATTTGTGAGTATTTCCGTTTCTGAAGACGGAGCACCTGCGGTAGATATTCAAATCACATATACTGGAAACCCCACTTCAGATTTACTTTCTCTTAAGAGTGCATTCAATAGCTCAGGATTATCGATAACCACTGTAGATTGGTCTAATGAGGGGTTTAAATTGACAGGAGATCCTGGGATTAGGTTTGAGTATTATAATAAGAATTTAGTGATTGTTGCGCCTCTTGAATTTTCAAAAAGGGATGTAATAAAATTGGAGGGCGCTCCTTCAGGAGAACTGTCTGGAATAGGGCCTTCTAATGAGTCTGGCAATTTATTGGAATCGGATTCGGATAAAGCTATTGTTGTTGATAATCAATTGGATTATGAGATATCTTTCTTAGTTAAGAAGAATGTGGATTCCAATAACCTTACCTTTGGGGTGAGATCATATGACTTAAATGGGAATCCAGTGTTCCTTAATTCGATAAATACTGGAAATGCTCAGAATTACTTCTTCTTAAGAAAAACTCTTCCCATTGTTAGTGAGGAAGATGATTATTATTTGATTAGAGGCATTATTTACTCAACGAACACCGACGTGATCAGTGACCCCAATGGATATCAACTGAATATAGGATATGGTGAGCATTTGAGATTTGGTGGGAGGATCTGTAAAATAATACCTGAGGTATACATTGATAACACCCAGAATGGATCAGGTGTTTCTGATGCAGTGTATATACATGATTTTAAGGTAAGAATACTGAGGACACCATATAGTGTTGGTTTCATAAATACAAAAAACTTAACCCAAATATGGCTTAAAAACAATAATACCTCAAAAACAATAAATCAAGTAGAAGATATTATTAGGAGATTTTTAGTACCTTACAATTCCTCTCTTGTAATTAACGATATAGATAATATTCAATAGTACTAATATGTCAGAATTAAAATTCTCAGAAGGAGTTTTCCTTGAAAAGCAAGAATTAGGTAGGTGGCAAAAAATTCATCTTTTTCAGATGGGTTTAAGAGACACTTATTGCATAACTCAATTGGGTTTGGTCTTGTGAGGAACTCTAAATTAGATCCCAATTTTACATGGGGGTTAGTAGAGTCTGGCACGAATGCCGAAACTATTAAGGTAAATTATCTAAATGCCATAGATAAGGATGGTAATATTGTTGTTAAGGATTTTGAAGACAACATATCTGTTCCTAATGATGGAAATTGGTATTGGGTTAAAGCTTCTTATGCTACTTCAAATATTGAGGAGGGAGCTGTTTCCATAGATAGTAGTGGTAATCTAACTGGAGTAGGAACAAAGTTCACCGAGGTATTGAGAGGTCAACCTAACTTCCCTTCTACGATATCATTTCCAGACTCTGTATCTAATGTATTGGATTACGAGGTGGTTGAGGTGATTGATGATACAAATGCAAAGTTATCCGGAATAACATTTAGTGCAGAAACCGATATCCCATATAGAGTAATAGGAACATTTACTCCCGGTGAAGTTCCAAGCGCTTCTGAGAAAGGTATATTCGAATACGATAGCTCTACTATAGAGCTTGTTTTGGAGACTGCTGTGGGTGAAAAGCCGGGGTCATTTGTAGATGATGTAGATTTTGCATTGGCTAGAGTTACAGTACAGTTGGGGCAAGTGGTTCTTGAGGATAAGAGAAACGACTTATTCACTACTAAGGCTTCCAATGATCTATCATATTTGTCACCAACTACAGGCAATCCTTTAATTGGTGTTGAGTCCATTAAGTTTGATAGCACTACCTCTACTAGAGTGGAAAATGCAGTCAATGTTGCATGGGGATTGAGAACTACAAACTGGACCACAAACTCTAGTCTTAATACTATCACCATACAATCAGGTAATGGGGGTAAATATAAGGATACTGATGCATTCACAAATGGTGATTTTGATGGATGGAGAGCTTATTTATCAGGCTCTGGAGCTCTTTTGAAAATTGTGTCTAGCGTTAAGTCTGGAACTCAGATCAATCTAAAATTAGAGCAAATGGATCCGGAGCTTCTTTCGGATACAGCCCAACAAATCATTTATTGTTCCAAATGCTGAGGAAATAGAGCTTTCTTTCATTCCTGAAGACACTACAACAGATTCTGTAACCACTATATGGCATTTCCCAGTAAATACTGGATTGGCTAAAATAATGGTTCCTACATACGCAGATACAAGGTCCATATAAGCTTCAGTTTAGATATAAGAACAATGACTCATATACTGAGTTATCAAATATCCCTGATGATGAGGATAATGGTTATTATAATGAAGGTGCTTTTGATGATGATGGTGTTTTAATTACCCCACTAAATAGAACCACTTACACCAACAGCATAATCACTCTTACTAGAGCTGAGGATGCTTATTCTGAGTTTAAAAATAGAGTAGACTTAGGAGACAAGTTGGGTTGGATTAATATCAGCAACTTGGAATCCCTAGCAGCAGGACTTGCTGGTCGCACAATCCCAGTAAAGGTTGGTATCGATAAGATTAGGATATTGATTGAAGCCTCCTCCACGCTTACTGGAGATGTATATATTGATCTTTCTAAGGAGGATGCTAAGTCTGGAAATAAATTTGAAATAAAGACAATAGGGGCTATTGATGAAAATATTCAGTATAGCTTGATTTTTATTCAAGACGGGGATACTTTAGATCCACTTCTTACGTGGAGCAATGAATTGAGGCTCGGTGATCAAATATCTAGGTTTATGTTCGATGTTGATGAGGATTCATGGAATGTTATATACGAGAACAATGCGTTTAGGTCTTACAATCATTTTACCCCTAGGCCAACTATTATAAATACTTCTACTAACTCGGAGGTTGCCAATGACGGTAAGAGGGTGCTGGTAGTTGAGGGAAATAATAACATGGTTCTTATAAATGATGATGGAGCATATGGTGAGTTTGCTTATATTAGGTTCAAAAATCAAATTCCAATCAACGAGCTTTATATTGCCACCAACACTCCATTGATCACGTTAAGAAATGATGGTATTGAAGCAGAAGATCAGGGAGCCGCTTCCGGAGATCCAAATCTATTTGCATTTAATCCATCCTCAAATCAAGGAACAAGCACAGGCACCACTTTCGTGGAGTTATCAAACAATAAGCAGTGGATTCATTTGGTTCTTTCCAAAATTGACAACACCCCCGATGGAAGACAAGGGTATTATCTTCAAAGCAATAGTGATTTAGCTACAATTGACTTAGATGAAAGATTAACTATTCTGGAAGATGATGTTACTGATATTGAGAATAGGTTGGTCATTAACCCAGAGGGTAAAAATATTAGTCCAAATGGAATTCCACCTGGAACTGGAACCCCAGGTGGGTGGGTAGAGTTGCCATCCACTTTAGCCATACCTAATGATGGGAATGATTATTCCATAGTAATGTATGGGACAGTTATAATTAGTCTTACTACAGATGCTTCCGGAGATCCTTATCAATGCTTTGGTAGAGTTCTTTTTAATGGAAGTCAAGTAAGTTCTGGCGAATTCACCTCAGATCCTACTGGATCTACTAATTTGAATGAATTTGTTAATACTTTTCATTTATCTTTTGCTGATGATATAACTGCTAATGGACAGATAATCAGTGTTGAGGTGCAGGCCAATAGGGCATTTGGTACAAACAGTTCAAAGATTGGCTATTTATTAGTTCCTAAATACGATTAAGATGCAATTAACAGTTAAGACAAATATCAATCAACAGGTTTCTAAAGCCTTGGGAGATGACATTATACTCAACAACGCCTTTTCAGGTTCTGATATATCTGATGATGGCTTTGTTGTTAAGAATGTTGATGTGAAGCAGTTTTCTTTCGACACAACATCTGGACCCTTGTTTTCGATTGATTTGTTTGATTACATACAATCTCCACCAGAAGATATTTCATTTCTTCATATATATTGCTTCAACTCTACTGTGTCATCTACCTCAGTGGAGTGTCCAATTCCAGTTAGATTTGATATATCGATATCTGATGGAACCAATACAATTGTTTTAGGAAGCATGAGTCAGTATGAAATGGCTAATTTAGATACATTTCCAGCTGCCGGTGAGGTATCTATTTCTAATGTTGATATTAGTGATGCAGATAATACTGCTGCATTGATTATTATAATCGGATCCAAATAATGAGTAGTATCTTAAGACTATATTATACTGGTGCTGAAAAAGCATTTGAGTCACAAGTAAAACCCTCTCTTTCATTAGGTGGCTATTTTTCAAGTAGCATGATTCCAAATGACTATTTAGGTAATCTATTTGGAGATATCACAAAAACAACCATAGAAAGAGATACTGGAGAGTATATTGGAGTTGTTTTGAAGAACGAAACTGGACTTAATGTAGAAGATGTTCTTATTACATATGAGTATGGTGATGAACCACAGGGTAAGATGGAGATATCTGCAATTACTCCTAATATCGATTCTTGTGGCGACCCATTTATGGAGTCAATACCCAATCGATATTCCTCCCCCTTATCAGCTGCTTTTTCTGAAGCCAATGTAGCGAAGGCGAAGGTTAAAATGCAGATTACTCAGGGAGCCAATGATGGAGATGTTATTGATGTTTTCGCTGATAGCATTTTAATAGCCACTACAGCACCCTTTGTGGGAACCGTAGGCATAGAGGCCGTAATTGATGCAATAGTGGAAGCATTAAGTGGAGATGCTACTTATACAGCAGAAAAATCCACTGAAGAAGTTATTACTACAGAGATTGTAAATAATCATGGAGCTCCAGCGCAGCGCAGAACCATATCATATGTTTATTCGGTGATTATTAGTAGAAATGATTTCGGAGTGAATACAGAGTTAATGGAATTACAGAACTCCTCTACAGATATTACCCCTCCACAAAACATGTCTGGAGGAGCTGATAATACAGTAAATATTGGAAATATTGAAATAGATGAATACATTGCCATCTGGTTTAAGAGAACCATGACTGATAGAGCAAAGGAGATAGCTGCCGGAAAGGGAGATGCTAGCTGTGAGTCTTTAGTGGCTGACTTTGTATCAGAGGATCAAAATAAGATCCCAACAGAGGAGGAAATATGCTTGATGATAGACTGGACTGAAATTCCGGCTGTACCGTAATTATTTATTGAATGGAAAATAAGGATGAATGGATAAAGAGGGTTGTGGTAGATTTGTATGAATATTTCTACGCAGCCTCAACAAATAATGTGTCGATGAGATTTATTCCCACTGACAAGCAGCTGAAGATGGTTGATAATTTTCTAAAGCTGATCAAAAAGAAAGGTAAATATCATTCTATTGGATCTGAGTATTTAGTTCAATACTTCACTTTTCAGTTTAATAGATGGCATGATATTGATAGTGACAAATTCGGTCGAGGTAAGGTTATGCTTAATTGGGTTATAGGTCCAAAAGCATGGAAGTTATGGTTGGGTAGAAACACTGATTATGATTTCACTATTTACAATCACTCCTTTTTAAAAAAGAAAAGAATAGTTAGATCTGAGCTATTAGATATATGTCAGCGAAGGAGTCATAGATCTAATATTCCATCTATTGTTGAAGAAAGAGAGAGAGTCAAGTATCTAAACAAAGATATCGGTCTTGCTTGGTGTATGAGGGAAACATCTCTCTATATTAAGTCATCCCCAAGCTGCATGAAGTGTAGACATAAGAGTGATTGTAAAGAGATATTAAGTTTAGAGTACCCTAAATTATATAAGGACAGAGAATGAGAAGTTTAGAAGGAGATTTTGTGGTTGAGGTTCTTAAGGCTTGTTTGACAAATAGGTCTTTTTTTGACTCATGCAAGGATCATGTTAAATACAACTATCTCCCCGGAGAGGAATATAAGTTGATTTGGAAGGAAATATTAGGTGAGGTAGAGGTCAATGATAATTTACCCACTATTGGAATGCTCTCCCAGCGTCTTGTAAAAAAAGATGGGGTAAATAGTCTTCTTGGGAAGATTAAGAAGGTTAAGATAAACGATGTTGCCGGTCTCTTAGTTGATTTGGAAGAGTTTATCCAAATGAGTATGTTTGTCTCATCTTACGATAAGATGGGGGATGCATGGAATAGGGGAGATCAAAACGAGGCATTTGAAGAGCTAGGAAAGCTTAATGATGAAATCCAGTCTCTTTCACTTAATCCATCCAACACTTACTCAAAAGTCTTTGATGACTTTGAGCAAAGACATAAAGAAAGGGTGCAAGAGAATGCTGACTATGAGTATGATGAGGTAGGTAATCCTATATTGGGAATAGATGCTTTAGATGATTTTCACAGGGGAACATTAGAGCGTGGAGATACAGTGTTGTTTTGTGCTCAATCAGGTGTAGGAAAGTCTTTGGGATTGAGATGGGTTGGTATATCAAATGCTAGGAGAGGGTTAAGAGTAGTCCATTTTCAGGGTGAGGATACTAAGAAGCTTTGTATGAGGTATTATGACTCTCTATGGAGTGGGCACAAGTTTGGAGATATCGAAAGAGCCAACATATCAGATAATAAATTGAAGGAGCTGCTAAAAAACATCAAAAACCTTAAAAGAGGTAGAGGTGAAGTAATAGTGGAGGCATTCGAGCAATTTGGTTCTGCATCTTTATTGGATTGCCGGCGAATACTGAATGATATTCAAGAGGATCTAGGGGAGATAGATGTTATTATTTGGGATTATTTAGAAAAGTTTGAACCTGGTGATGGCAAAAGATATAGTACAAATCAAGAGGGTGAGAGAATGCGTAGACAAGCCGTTGGTGATGGTATTAAGAACTTGTCCATGGAATTCAATGCCCTAGGTGTTACAGCTACTCAGGCTTCTTCTATTAAGAAAGAGGATTGGAATAACCCCGATTGGTATATGACCAGAGCCAATGTTGCCGAATTCAAACAAGTAGTAAACCCTTTCTCATATTTCTACACATTCAATCAAACCAAAGATGAGTATGAAGATGAAATCATGAGGATCTATGTTGATAAGATGCGTAAGGCCAAGTCAGGACAGTTAGTTCCTATTGCAATGCATAGAGACAATGGTAGGTTTTATAACAAAAAGAGAACATTAGAAGATCTGTGGGATAATATCAAGAAAAAACCTAGAGACTATTAATTATGGCATCTGATTACGATAAAGAACTGTTGGAGGAGATATTACCAGGAAGTGTTGTTACTTCTGGGTATGCATCAGATCACCTTCAGAGTAATTGTCCATTTTGTGAAAAGGAAAATCACTTTTACATAAACTGGAAGAGGGCTTTTAAGAAGTCTAGAGGCAACTACCAAGGGTCTTGGGACTGTAAGAAGTGTGGAGAGTCTGGTGCTATCCCTAAGCTTCTCATGAAGCTTGGTAGACTAGATCTAATAAGTGGTGAATCTCAGGTTTGATCTAAGGGTTAAGTTAGAGAATAAGATTCGAATTGATGCAGAGAGTAAGGATGATGGTTTTGAGATAGATACTCACGTAAGCACAATCAATCCTCCAGTAGGATGGAAGAGGGTTTATGTGAATGATTATCTTGATTCGAGGGGATTTACATCAGAGGAGTATGATGAATATCAGATAGGTGTTACCAAAATATATTCTAAGCTAAAGGGATATGTTGTTTTNCTTGTAGAGGAGGATGGAGAATGCAAGGGGTGGGTTGCTAGGTCGACTAAAACAAAAGAGGAGCTAAGTCAGATAAATGACGATATATCCGAATACAACATAGGATTACCAAAGTATAAGAAAAAAAGAAAGGAGTTAAGATATATCAATTCACCAGGAACTGACTTTTCTAAGCTTATTTTTGGCATAGATGAATTGACTATCAACACAAAAACAGCTATCTTAGTAGAAGGTATTATGGATAAGAGGAATGTTGACAAGCAAATGTTATTGTCTAGTTCCGATAGAATAAAATGTCTCTCAACATTTGGAAAAAAGGTAAGTAAAGCCCAAATTGCTAAACTACAACGAAGAGGTATTGAGAATATAATTATTCTTTTCGATCCTGATGCTGTAAATGACAGTAAAAAATATGCTTACGAGCTAGATGGGTATTTCAATGTACTTGTAGGATTCTTGAAAGACAAAGATCCGGGAGATCTAACACACATGGAGTTAGAGCAAGTAATGGATAATTTGAATACGCCGTTAAGTTTTAATGTAAGTAAAGTGCATAAGCATGAATTGGAATAAAGTAGATGGTCAAAAGACCAGAGACCTACCTATGGTAGATTATTTGGAGATACTTCAAAAGGAGTATGTAGTGATGGAGATTAGAGCTAAAATCTATCCAACCAGTAAAGACAAAACCTACTATAAGGGTATAATGTCTCATAAGAGAGCAAAGATTGAGGACATATCAAAGAGGAATTCTATTCCAAGTATTTTCAATGATACTGGAATGAAGAATTACATTGATGAGAAGATTATAAATGTAAGAGGTATTCCTAATTTTATTTATAGGGATAAAATGGCTAAGGATAAATATGAGCAGAGAGATGTCGCTGCGTACTTTCATCCTGGTGCTGATGTGAAGGTTTATACTAGTGATAAGGATTCGGATTTCAAGTTTGGGAAAATAGAGTCTTATGAACCTGGTAGTAATCATGTATTGGTGGTTCTCAGGGGAGAGTCCACATCTAATATGAAACACGTAGATCAAGTAACTAGAATATTGTAAAATTTGTCGAATGGATTTAAAGGAATGGATATCTGCCAATAATTTGGCAGCCACTATAAACGTATCTAAGGGCTATGAATATGTAGAGATAAATGATGATAGATTTTTGATAATCGATCACGATGGATCCACACTATTTACAGCTGACTTCAAGCTAATTATATCAAAAGACCAACACTCTGCTTTCAAGAAGGTGAAGTGCAATCATGTTTTATTCGAATTTGGTGGTAATTGGTATTGCTCTCCATTTGATGGCAAAATACTCTTCTCCAGTGGGGAGGAGTTTGAGGAAATAGGTTTTGATTTCAATGACTTTAAACACATAGGCGAAAGTCTATCCACTTTTGGAGATGATGTATTAACCCATCTTGGGGTGCATGGTGGTTATGAGTTAATGAATGGATCTAGATCTTATTCAGATTGGTGTAAGAAGGCAAAGTTCCTAGGATTGAGATCTATGGGTATTTGTGAGAAAAACACCCTAGCTGGCACCATATCATTCCAGATGGCTTGCAGCAATAATGGTATTAAGTCAATAGTTAGGGGAAACTGTATCTGTAAAGTTCAGCGATGAAGATGACATTCAAGAGGTAAAGCTATATGTTTTGGATAGTAAGGGGTGGAGAAATCTGCTCCATATAAACAAGGCTATAAATGTCGACAATGATGGATTCATACTATATGAAGATCTTCTTCTTAAGGGAGAGGGGTTGGTATTTGTGTGGGCATCTTCAAATGATTTGGTTCTATCTAAAGAGCAATCACTAGACATAGACAGTGCTTTTGATAGATGTTTCTATCAATTCGATTCAGTGGAATACCAATCCAATGAAACAGATAAAACGCATCTCGAGAAGCTTCAAACACTTATTTCAAAAAGTTATTTTGAGCCAATATTTATCAATGACTCTTATTACTTGGATCAACAGGACTCTAGGGTCAAGAAGCTTGTAAATAAGATCGATAGGGGCAGAGCTCTAAATCAGAGTGAAGATCAATATTTTAAAGATCTGGATGATGTGGCAAGTTCGTGCGAATATCTATTCCCCGATGAAGAATCATTCTGGGCATTCTTCTGGGAGGCTGTCGATAGTGCTTACTGGGTTGAGGATAATTCAGACTTTAAGATTGAAATAGGAGGATTCAAGATCCCTAAGTATGAAATGACTCCAGAAGAGAAAAGCAAGTTCTCTTCAAGTAGGGAGATGCTTGATCATCTTATTGATATTGGTATGGATAGTAAGGTAAGTGATAAGGATGCTGCTATTGCTTGGGATAGAATTGAGGAGGAGCTTGATGTTATCGAGGAAGGTGGTTTTGTTGATTACTTCCTAATACTTTGGGATATCATAAAATTCTGTAATCGAGAGGGCATATTGGTCGGGACTGGTCGTGGATCAGCGGCCGGAAGCTTTATATCATACCTATTGGATATCGTTAAACTTAATCCAATGGACTATGATCTGTTGTTCTCCAGATTCCTAAATAAAGGAAGAATTAAGGTTTCTATGCCTGATATTGACACTGACTTTGAATCAGAAAGAAGACCTGAGGTTAAGAGGTATATGGAGCAAAAGTATGGTCAAGACAGAGTTTGCTCTATTGGTACTTATGGTACTTTAAAATTAGCTGCAGCCATACAAGATCTTGGGAAGCTACAGAGAATCGATAATGGCAAGAAAAGCTATATGACTAAGATTCTTAAGCCATATGCTGATTCTGGAAAGTGGAAGTCCTTATTCGAATGTGCAGTAGAAACTCCAGATTTTAAAAAATTTACAATTCAAGATTATCCAGATATGATCAACAATATCAGGCTCTTGATGAATCAGCCAAAGAATGCATCAGTCCATGCAGCAGGTGTTATCATTGTTCCAAAATGAAGACTCTGAGGGGAATCCGATGAACATATTTGATTGGATGCCAATTAAGAAAATGGATGGAGTCCTTATATCAGAGTGGGAGGGAACTCATTTAGAGGCAGCTGGATTTCTTAAGGAAGATATATTGGGGATTAAGCAGCTGGATAAGTTTAAACAGATGTTTGATCTCATCGAGGAGAATACGGGTGAGAGGCTGACTCTAACTCAAGAAGATATTCCCTTAGATGATGAAAACGTGTACAACCTATTTCATGAAGGATGTAATGGAGATGTATTTCAGTTTGGTACTGCCGGCTTAATAGGATACTCACAGGATGTTAAGCCCAACAATATTGAAGACCTGATAGCCATGAATGCACTTTATAGACCAGGTGCCATGGTGTCTCAAGCACATATTGATTTTGTTAGGATTAGGCGTGGTAAAAAAGACCCTGAATACGATCACCTTCTTGAGGAGGTAACCAAAGACACAAACGGCCTTTATATCTATCAAGAGCAGGTGATGAAGGCTTTCCAGATTGTTGGTTGCTTTACTTCAGTGGAGGCAGATGATATTCGCCGAGCTATGGGTAAGAAGAAGGTAGAGGTTCTTCATTCTTATAAGAAGAGGTTTATTGATAATGCAATTTCTCAAGATTACGTAGAAGAAGAGGCTATTGCTCTTTGGGATAAGTTGGAGGCTTTTGCTGGATATGGATTCAATAAGAGTCACGCCGCTGCTTACTCTATTATGGGATATATGGGGCAGTGGATTAAGTATCATCACCCAATGGAGTATTGGGCAGTTACTTTGTCTAATGCCGACAAAGAAGATCTACCTAAGTTTATATCAGAGATTAATAAGCTTGATCAAAACATATCGATTGCTCCTCCTGATATTAATAAATCAAATGTATCGTTCACTCCAGATTTTGAGACCAACAAGATATATTGGGCTTTAAAAGTAAAGCAAGTTGGAGATTCAACTCTCGAGCATATTATTGAGGAAAGATCAGTTAATGGTCAGTTTTTCTCTTTTGAGGAGTTTATTGAAAGAGTCTCTAGAGCCAAGGTTAATAAGGGTAAGATCTTGAATTTGATTCTTGCAGGAGCGTTTGATGAGATAGAAAAAATATCCAACGCAAAAGATAGAAAGAAGCTTATTATAGACAAATACTGCCCTCTTGTTGACAAGGACGTTAAGGAGAGATTTAGTGGTAGTCATTCAAGGTCTGAGCATTTCTGGTTAATCACTCAAAAAGATCTAACAGGTTTTGGTCATTTGGATTACAAAGACATAATAGGAACACAGACGGCTTTCATAGACAAGAAAGAGCTGTATGTATCTTCTGATAGATTCTTTTCTGGGGAAACAACCAAAAAGAGGGATGTAGTAATAGCAGGTATTATTAAGTCTGTGGTTGAAAGAAAAACTAAGAGAGGAGACACTTTTGCCAATCTTACTATTGAGTCTAATGATGAGGAGATAGTTGCCACTGTATGGTCGGATGTGTGGGATAAAGAGGGAGAAGGAGTTTTAGATCACAAAGAGGGTATTATTGTGCTTAATGGGGTGGTTTCTTTCAACGATTATCACAAGAAGAATACTCTTCAGACAATTGGTGAAAAAACTCGAATAGCCCTTGTTTAATTGATTTCAAGTTGTAAATTTACACTATTCTAAATGGAAAAAGTCAGAATATCTCTAGGGGATAAAGACATTGTATTGCAGTATGAGGATTTAGATATCAACATAGATGTAGACAATTATCTCAAAGTGGATTATGGTAATTTAATGGGTGATATTATCACATTTCCCGTATTCTTTTCACAACTAGCTCACTTAAGAGGTGAGGCCGAAACCAATGCTTCGATTAAGAAGATGGAGTTAGATATATATGAGGCCAAGCAAAGGGGGTATTACAGGAAGAAGCTGTTTGCAGACAATCAAAAGAAGCCTTCAATTCAAGAAGTTGAGGATGCTGTTATGATTGACCCCGGATACTCTCAGAAAAGAAAGAAGCAAATAAATGCTGATAGAGATTTTCATTATTTAGATGCATTATATTGGTCCGCAAAATCAAAGGACGGTAAACTTAATAAGATCATTGATAAATTAGGTGATAGAGACATCTTAGATGTAGTAGAGGGGGTGTTTAATGGTATTTCCATTAATGCTGCCAGATCATTCATAGGGAAAAGAGATTAATTAATTTGTAAAATATGTCTATAGATCGTAGTAAGTTCAGAGCTACCAGCCTTAAGAAGGTGGTAAAGCTTGAGGAGAAAGCAAAAGAAATCTTCTCCTCAAAACGGCGGTGGAAGTGGGTTTCCACCTTATCTGAAAATTACCAGATGGTAAAACAAGGGTGAGAATATTACCTGAAAACCCAAACTCTCCAGAGGATATTAGCTGTTATTTTCAGCAGTGCTCAGTCCATTGGTTGCCTTATGTTAAGGTAGAAGATGATGGGAAGAAAAAAGAGGGTAATCGACCTGTATTTAATGCCCGTATTCACGGATCTCAGAAGAAAGACATTATTGATGAGTACATCAGTAGAGTCGTTGCCATTGTGAGGGACAGGACTTCCTCTAAAGAGGAAATGAAGCGTCAACTTAACCCCATTAATGGGTATAGAGCTACAGACGGTAAATGGGTGTCTGGTATCAGTGTTTCCAACTCATGGGAAATGTATGTTCTTAGTCTCGATAGCGATAATGAGAGTGAGATTCATCAATTATCTTTGAGAGCTTCATTGAGAAATAAAATCAACGAAGCTGCTTCTGATGAGGTAGATGAAGATGATGCAATGGGTGTTGATCCATTTACGGATATTGAAGAAGGATTACCACTTACAATCAAGCGTGATTCTAGCAAGAAAGGCGGCGATGGCTGGGGTGCTTCTATTCACAGAAGAGAAGAACCCTATCCATTGGGGGATGATGTTTTGGAGTCATTCTTAGGTTATCCTTCTTTAGAGGAGAGATATGTTGGGATTTACAACAAGAGTCATTTCGATCGAGCTATTGAAGGTCTTGAGTTGTTTGATCAGAGAAATGATTTCGAAGTTTTTGATTCTGAAGAATTCCAAGATCTGATAGTTGAGCTAGGAGATCTAGTTCCAGAAAAAGAGGAGGAAGACCAAACTTACTGAAAAAGAAGAGAAGAAAGACAGCTCCTAAGACTACCAAATACTAAGCCTAAAGAAAAAGAAGGTAGAAGAAGGTGAGCCTACTGATCTTGCTGATATGAATAAGAGGCAAATGAAGCAGTATATCAAGGACAATGATTACTCAATTAGAGTGTTGCCTCGACATACTGAAGATGATCTTCAGGACATGATTGAGGACTATGAAGCGGATCTTAAATCGAGTGAGGCAGAACCTAAGGAGGTTGAGGAAGAATCATCATCAGATGAAGAAATTTCAGTAGATGAGGGTGAGTCGATGGATGTTGAAGACAGACCAAGAAGGTCTTTCAGAGACAGAAATGGTAGAGCTCCAAGAACTGGTGCCTCTAGAAGAAGAAGAGACTAAACTAAATAGAATGGTGGGGTGTTAGTTCACCCCACTTATTTGTATATTATGTGGATGAATGGAAATAAAGTAATTTATGCAGATGGGGATAATTTGCATAAACTAGATCGAATTGATAAATCAAACCCCCTCCCATCTTTGGGTGAGGAATATGAGGTTGATAAATGTGTTTACCACCCTTGTGGTTTTTATCAGGTATATATAAAGGGATTTGATTATCTTACCAATACCGGAGATAGAGTATCGTTCTTCGCTGACAGGTTTGTAAGACCTGATATGAATGTTGTATCGGAAATTTTATCATAATGAAAAAGAGCTTTAAGCCAATAATGATATTGCTTACTGATACTCACCTTAATAAGGATAATATTGAGTTAAACAGAAGCATATTCAATCAAGCAGCTGATTTAGCGATAAAGCTAAACATGAAGAGGATATTCCATGCTGGGGATATCTTTGATAATAGAGTAAACCAAACCCAAAGAACCCTTATTGCATTTAAGGCAATACTCACAGATCTTTGGGAGAAGGGTATTGAATTACATGCCATACCTGGTAATCACGACAAAGTTGACTATGAATCAAGGGATAGTTATTTGTCGGTTTATACCGAGTATCCCAATTTTGTGTTGTATGAAAATGGGGGAGTTTTTGAAGACGATCGCAACGATGTCTCAATTTACATGCTTCCTTACTTCAAGGAAGCTACAGTGTATCCTGAAGAGCTTAATAATATTGCTCTTGAGGCATCTCAGGATAAAGATTCCTCTAAGAAGATATTGATTACCCACATTGCAGCTAATGGTGTTAAGAACAACGATGGCACTACCGTAGATTACGGTATCCCTCCCAACGCTTTTAAGACCTTTGATAAGGTTTTTGTGGGGCATTATCATAATGCTCAAGAGGTGGGGAGTAATGTTGTGTACATTGGCTCTACTTTCCCTCATAACTTTGGAGAGAACAACAATAAGGGAATTGTTGTTGTTAATGATGATCTGTCATATGAATATGCTGATACTGATTTTCCAAGGTATCACAAACACATTTATAAGGTCGGATCAGATCAGGGCACTATAGAGAAGCAATTAGGTAGGCATGATGATCAAGATCATGTTAGGGTTGAGGTTGTTGGATCACAAGAAGAAGTATCTGCATTCGATCAATCGATATTCAAAGATCAGGGAGTAGATGTAAAGAAAAAGAGTACTGCTATTGAGACTAATATCTCATCAGTAGAAACCTCCACCTTTTCAGCACACACCTCAAGCAGCATTATTGCAGAGTTTGATGTGTTTTGTGGTGATCAGGGTTATTCAAAGGCAGAGATTGAGATTGGAAAGAAATATATTGATTGTTTGAGAGATGTGGAAGCCTAATTATATTCATTTCAAAAGAGTACTATCCCATACAGATAGTAGGTATGTGTTTCAGAATGGAATTGCCATACCGGTGATCGGAATTAATGAAACCGATGAAGGGCAGAAGTCTAATGGATCAGGGAAGTCAGCTATCATAGAAGCTGTTATTACAGGTCTTCGGGGAGAGCCATTTAGATTTAAGAGCGCCAAAGACATTGTTCAAGATGATGAGAAGGGGTGTGAGATTGATTTTGAGCTTGAGCATGCCGATGGTGATGTGATTAGGATTTATCGAAAGATAATGAAGAAGGGGTCATCTAAAGTTGAATTATATAGAGATGGTGAGATAGATAAAGATCTAAAGGATCTCCATCCAAGAGAAACCAATAAAGCGATTGAGGAAGCTCTTGGTATATCTTTCGAAGATATTGCCAACTACTATATACTCTCAAATGAAGATCATAAGCCATTCTTTCTGTCGACTGATGGTAAGAAGAAGGAGACCATAAATAGGTTCTCTAAGGCCAATGTAGTTGATGTTTCTATCGATAAGGTTGGGGTGGATATTGCTGCCAAAGAAAAAAATCTTAGATCCAATGAGAATGAGCAGATAAAGACAGAGGGAACTTTGGAGGTTATCGAGGAGGATATCTTAGATCTTAAGGAGAGTATATCACATATTGAATCTAATCACAACAAGAAAATTGCTGCCATTAAGGATGATATTTCCAATATGGAGGAGGCTATCAAGTCTGTTGAGCAAGATATTTCGAAAAGCAAGAAAGATCTAGCCACTAGAAAAGAAGCCCTATCAGATAACTCAACAGAGTCCCTAACTCCTCAGATCAAGAAATTAGAGGATAAGTTGTCCGAATTAAGAAAGGAAGAAAAGGAGTTACGTAAGGAGGAGAAAGAAGTATTTGAGGAGGAGAAGGACCTTAATAAGAAGAAGAGGGAGATTGAGGTAAAACTTTCTGGAGAGATAGAGTGCCCTCATTGTAAGGACACCTTTATACCAGGTGGTGAATCTGATACATCAGACCTCAAGGAAGATAGAGACAGCATCACTGCAGACCTCAAGGAAGTGGATACCGATAAAAAGGATCTATCAGAAGATATTAAGTATTTGTCAGAAGAAAAAGAGGGTGTTGAGGATGATATTGATAAGCTACAAAAGAAGGTTAGTGCAGCCAAGAAGATAGAGGATGGAATCGCTGAATATGAATCCATAATTAAATCTAAAGAGAATAGGCTTCGCACTAAAGAGAGTGGTTTGGTAGACCTCAACAACAATCTGTCAACTCTTGAAAAAACTGATGTTCTTGAGGATCCATACACCCCTCAGATCGAGGCCAAGGAACTCAAGATAGTGAGCTTGAATAAGGAGTGGGATGATCTCAAAGAAAAGTATTCAAAAATAGAATCAGAGATAGAGTCCACGAAAGTATGGGAAGGTAGACTGAAGAGATTTAAGTCCCACCTTGCCAATCAAGCCATCAACACGATTGAAGGATACACTAACTCATATTTGGAGAAGATCCACACAAATCTCCAAGTCCAGATAAGTGGATTTAGACTTCTTGCTGATGGTAAAACCATTAAGGAGGAGATTGAGATAGGTGTTCTAAGAGATGGATTACCAGTAGGTGTATTTAAGAGATTCTCCGGTGGAGAGAAGGCTAGAATCAATATATGCAACATATTGGCTATGCAGCAAATCATCAATGATACATCTGAGACTGGTGGATTAAATCTACTTCTTTTAGATGAGGTAACTGAGTCTTTAGATTATTTGGGAATATCTGAAATAATCAATGCCTTAAGTAGTCTGAAGAAGACTGTGTTGCTTATTAATCACGTTCGAGATCAATCTTTTGAAAACGAGCTAGTAGTTTGTAAGCAAGATGGAGAAAGTAAGCTTGGTAAGCTTATTAGAAGTGGTATGGAGGAGAAATTTGAACCGTTTGAATATGACTAAAAAATTATTTGCTGGAATGGATCCAGGTAAATCGGGAGCAATTGTTATCCTCAGTGAAGAAGGTGATATTGAGTTTAAGAGTGTAGTACCAGTTATTGGTAAGGAGTATGATAAGCAAGCTGTAAAAGACATTCTTCTTGAGTGGGATAGTGGTGATAATTGTATTGTTCATGCCATGATAGAAAATGTTCATGCTATTCAAGGAAACGTGGGTGGTACTTCCAATTTTAACTTTGGTAAGGGTGCTATGCTATGGGAGATGGCTGTTGTGTGTCTTGAGATTCCTCATACCCTTATATCACCTGCTCTTTGGCAGAAGGAGGCATGGAGTGGGGGTTACAATACAATATAAAACCTGGTACTGAAAAGAAAAGTGAAGGACACCAAATCCACCTCTTTGTTAGCTGCCAAAAGATTGTTTCCAAAAGCCGATCTAAGGAAGTCGGATCGAGCAAAAATACCTCATGATGGAATAGTAGATGCTCTACTTATTGCAGAGGCTTGTAGACGTAAATTCAGGTAATTATGCCAACATATTTATATAAACATCCAGATACTGGAGAAGTTAAGGAGGTCATTCATAAGATGAGTGATATCGATACACCATCAGAGGAAACCTTGAAGGAGATTTCCACAGAAGATGGTAGAATTATGGAGAGAGTTCCTGCAGCACCTGCTTTAATGGAGTTTTCTATGTCTTCGAAAGAAGGTAAGAAGAAGATATTGAAGAAGAGATCTTCGGATCATTTCAAGAAAGAGGTGAGAGAAGTGCAGGCTAACTTAAATGGGGAAACGGGGGCTCAATTTTAATTATGGTAAGTAAGAGCGTAGACGTAAAGGGGATCATGAATCTTCTTGTTAAAGAAATGGGGACATAGAATTGTAAGGTTTGAAGAGTCTGAGGGGGTATTATTCATTTTACATTTCCCATGAATTTACTCCTGCAAGTAAAGACGTAGCAGAGTTTCATTCTTTAAGGGGCGTAGATATTAGTTCTTGGGTAGCATCTAGGGCAAATCATCAATCTGTTCCAGAGAATGAGAAAGTTCAATTCTCTCAGAGCCTAGACAACGATTTACCAATTGGTATGCAGTTTCACAAAGACGTATTATGGAAGCAGTATTTAACGTATTAAAAGGACCCTTTTCTAGTAAGCTCAAGAGAGATTTCAATACATCTCATCCAGAGCTTATCGATAGAGTAAGTAGTAAGAATTGGAAAGATACTCAGATTTTCCTCGATGGATATTATTCATGTCTAAGCAAAGTTATGGAGAGTCCAATAAATCCTGAAGAGGTGGAGGGACTAATGATATCTGAGTCACTTAAATTCATTGTAAAAAACATCAAGTAGGAATGCAGCAAGCATATGTGTATACTGATGGTAGTTGTGATAATAGAACCGGAGTAGATGGTGGATATGGTGTTGTTATAGTTTATGGCGACAAGGTATTTAAAAATATCTGGAGGAAAGTATTGCAATACTACCAGTCAGAGAATGGAGTTAATGGCAGTAATAGCTGCACTTAAAAAACTCAAGGAATTAGAGTGCATGGCCACCATATTCATCGACACTAGATACATTGTTGATTCAGTTAATCAAAAGTGGTTGTTTAGATGGGAGAAGGATAATTTCAAAGACAGGAAAAACTCTGGAATGTGGAAGGTGTTTCTAGAGCTATACAGGCATTTCGATGATGGTGATATCATTCTTAAGTGGGTGAAGGGTCATGACGGTAATGAGTACAATGAAATGGCTGATAGATTGGCTTGGAGGGGTGCTAAGAAAGAGGGAGAGTTTATTGTAGATGAGATAGGTTAAGACAAAACGAATGGGAGCTAAATTTAAGCCATCAAAACATCAGCAAGACATATATAAGGAGATCCGAATAGGAACTGGTAATTTGCTTATTGGGGCGGTTGCAGGTAGTGGAAAGACCACCACCATTGTAGAGGCCCTTAAGCTTATCCCGGTTCATAAGAAGGTGATATTTTTGGCATTCAATAAATCCATTGTAGAGGAGCTTATTAAGAGAGTTCCTAGTAGGGTGAAAGTATCTACCCTACATTCCTTTGGTATGAGGCAATGTATATCTTATTATGGTGCCACGTTTGTGAATGAGATAAAGTCTTTCAAGTTCATAAAGCCAATTATTGATAGGGAGGAGAAGAAGTTAAGAGAACTGAAGGGCAACTCTAAAGAAGACAATGACTGGTATTTGAATTTTAGAAAAAAGAGAGGAAGCTACATGTTCATTATGCTTAGGCTTCTAGATCTTTTTCGAATGAACTTATACATCAATCTAGAGGATATTAGGAAGGTGAATAACCATTATAATCTCGGAGCGTCTGATGATGTTATCAAATGGACTGGAGAGGCTATTGGTAAGATGAGGAGGTATAATAAGTCTAATTACGATAAGAGGTTTCATATCGATTTTACAGACATGATATATCTTCCAGCTACTAACCTCAAGATTCCTGTAGATCAATATGACTATATCTTTGTTGATGAGTGTCAAGATTTAAATAGAGCTCAACAAGATCTTCTATTTAGGATGAGGCATAAAAAGACTAGGGTTATTTCTGTGGGAGATCAATATCAGTCGATTTATGGATTTGCTGGATCTGATGTAGAGTCTTACAATAGGCTTGCAGATTACCCCAACACCAAACAACTCCCTCTTTCAGTATGCTATCGATGTGCTACTAGCATTATAGAGAAAGCTCAGACTATCTATGATCATATTCAGCCGTTTGAGAAGGCCATTGAGGGTGAGGTGAGATATGATGGTTTTGTTGATGAGATAGATGGTGAGGACTTTGTTTTGTGTAGAAACACAGCTCCTCTAGTGTCGTTGTATTTCGAGCTTATAAGGCAAGGGAAGAAGGTCTTTATAAAGGGTAGAGATATAGGGGAGAATTTGCTGAGGGAGTTAGATGGATATGGTCATTTGTCTACAGAAGACACCAAAGACGCATTAGAGGAAAACCTAGACAAACTCATGCAGTCATTAAAAGACAAGGGGATATCTAGACCTCAATTTCATGACACATACATACAGGCTAAAGAGAAATTCTTAGTACTTCAAGTGTTCATGAATCAGTATAAAACAACAAACGATGTTGTTGATGCTATAAAGAAGTTGTTCAGAGATGAGGGATCCGGCATTGTGTTGTCCACCATACATAAATCCAAGGGATTGGAGGCAAGGAGGGTGTTTGTTATCAGAGAAGACCTCCTACCCAGTCAGTTTGCTGTAAAGGATTGGCAGAAGGCTCAAGAGAAAAACCTTGAGTATGTTATGATTACTCGGGCACAAGAGGAGTTAATTTACATACCAACTTATCATTGGACTAATGATGATAAAAACTAAGTAAAGTTATTATTGGATTTAGGTCTGTAAAGTCAGATATTTAAAATCCAATACCACCAAAATCTACTAACTAAACATCAATTAGTAGGTTTTAAAATTGTATATACATTATGGAAGAACTTAGAAAGCTAGAAAGCAGAAAACAAGAATGGTTAAAGCTTCATAAAGAGCTTACTGATCGAATGCATCAAATTACTATTGCTAAGAATGCAGATTACACCGGGAGCACCGATGATCCATTTGCAAACTTTAGGAGAGTTGAAGCCATGGGGATTACCACAACTGAAGTAGGTTTTTTAACTAGAATGCTGGATAAGATGTCTAGGATTGCTTCATTTACTCAAAATGAAGAGCTTTTGGTAAAGGATGAGTCAGTAGAGGATACTCTACTCGATTTAGCTAACTACTCTCTTTTGTTTATAGGGTACTTAAATGACAGGAAATCTCTAAATGAGAGACTGTAAAACTTACATCAGAATAAGAATTTATGAACGGAAATAAAGTCACTACCCATAGTATTAGCATGGGAACTACTGTTTATGTGTTGAGTCACATCATGTCTCAATGCATTGAGGACCTAAAAGGTACTCCACTTTACTCAAGAAAGCTTAAGAGTCTTCTCAATCAAGTACAACCAGAGACAGATAAGTATGTTGAGATTGTTTATAGAGACTTAATAGGATATGACCCTGAGTCAGCTGAAACATATCATCACCTTATTGATTGTGTGGAGGTGTTTATCGATGCACTGAAGTCAAGCGATATCTTTAAGATATCAAGAGTTTTGTGTGATTTTAAGAATGGGAATATTTTGGAACTGCCAGAAGGCAAACACGGTAAAATAATCTCTCAGTTAGATAAATATGAAGGCGAAATTAAAGTATGATCAAGATGCTTTTTCATTAAAGGCAGGCACCCCTATTGAGGTGGTTTTACAGGGATATGATGACGCTTATAAGGAGAAGACTTATAGGGTTGTTGGAATGAATTGCTGGTTTCCAGAATCTGACTTAATATTCATATAGCTATGTTTTCACCCAATGGAGAAAAATATAGAGTGTATTACATAGTCAACACTATTATCCCATCAGAGGGGAGCATAGATTCTTTCTATGTAGATACACCGCGCAATGAAGATGTGATTGAGGAGATAATAGCTACTAGACCTCATTTGGAGATCTACCGAAATAGTATTAAAATTGTCAATTACGAACCCATAAAAGGATAAATGAAAAAATTAATACCGTATAACAGGATAGCTCACGCTGCAAAGCAGTGTGCAAAGTCCATTAATGAGGCAAGAGAGAATAATCCCATATTAGCAGATAAACCTCTTGTGTACTTGTCAGTTTTAAATGACTCTATTCTATGGGCATCGGAAGTCATTAAAGAAACTACTGTTTCCAATAAGGTTGATTTCATTCAGCTTTTAAAAAACAAGAAAGGTGAGTATTCGGTTGATATAGAGCCGGATTTAAATCTAAAAGGATGTCACGTTATCATCTTAACTGGGCTTGTTAGTTCGGCCAATAAGATGAGGGTTGTTAAAGAGTATTTGTTGTCCAAGCAAGATCCAGAGTGGATTGATGTATGTACTTTATTGGCAAGGGAAGGCGTTGTTGAGTATCCTAAGTATCTTGGATATCTAATTGGTAAAAATGATTATGTTGTTGGTTTTGGGATAAATAACGCAGAATCCCACAGAGGAGATATTAAAAACATCTACCATAAAACAAAGAAGTAATGAATCTATTAAGCGGAAAATCCCTTATTGATAACGAGGTTATCCTGGGGAATATTTTGGAGAGAAATATAAAACCTACTTCAGTTGGATTGACTATTGAGACCATTCACAAAACAAATGTACCCCAATCAGTTGATGATTTTGGGTACATTAATTCCTCAGGGGATAGCGTAGTGGATAATCTCCATGCTATTCATTTATCTTCAGATCATCGATTGGAGGATGGAGAATCTTTTTGGACCTTAAATAAAGGAACATATTGGATTAAGTTTAATGAAAGAATGAGCGATGGATTGAGTGATAATATTTCTTATCAAATCAATCAAAGTGCTTCATTGTTAAGAAATGGTGCTGTATTGCACCCCAGTCTTTCCACTCCATCAATAAACTTCGAGGCACTATTGATCGTTGGTTCTCCAGTTAAGATTTCACAGAGAGCATCTATTGCAGATGTGAGTGTGTTTTCTAAAACAGCCAATGGGACAGATAAGTCTGGTTTGTTTAGTCATCTTTCGTGGATAGTATCATGGGGGATCAAGTAGAATACAGAACTCTATATTGCGATAATGTAATCACCTCTACCGAATCTGCTATTTTAGTAGAGGTTGATGGTGATGAGACATGGATACCTAAAAGCAATATAGAGTCTCCGGAAGAAGTGAAGGAAGATCTTCCGGATCAAGAGATAGAGGTTGTAGGTTGGTTTTATGATAAGTACTGGATATAATGGATCAGGCACCTGATATAATATTTGTATTTGGCAAGATATGTAGTGGTAAAGATACGTTTGCTTCTGACTGTACGGATAGAGAGCAAATAGCTTCTTCAGACATTGTTAAATCAATTATTAAGTCGAAGGATAGAAAATCACTGCAGGACACTGCGCATCTTGATAAAAAGATAGCTGCTGGAATATTTGAGAAGATCGAAAAGAATAAGCTGTACTGTATTACAGGAATTAGGCAGCTATCGATCTTACTTAAGTTGAAGTTCCTCCTCCAGTCCAATGTAATTACATTTCATTTAATATGGCTTGAGGCAAGTGATGAGGAGCTGAAGGGAAGATATGAATCTCGAGGTGATGCTAGAGATAAGGATTTATCCTTTGAGGAGGCTTTAAAGAGGGATGACAATCTAGGTTTAGGTGAACTAGAAGATTGGCTTACTTATCAAAACGAAGAAGAGTTAACTGTAATAAATAACGAATGATGAAAACTTTCATTGGAGTAAAAGCAATCAAGGCAGAACTGTGTACTCACGGTGATTATGCTTTGGAAAAGTTTGGGAAATCGGATTCCAAGCTATCTAATATCCCACCAGAAGAGATGGGATATAAGGTCATTTATGATAATGACTATGTGTCTTGGTCACCTAAGGATGTGTTCGAAGAATCTTACTTCCCTTTAGTTGATGCAGATAAAATATCTGAGGAGGATGTCGACATCTTTATGGGGGAGGTTGTTGGAACTAGGTTTGATGAGAAAACCACAATAGTTACCGCAGAAACCTTGACCGGATTTAGACAGTATGAAACCAGTTCTTGTGTTGATCCCAAAAACTACGATCATGCCATTGGCAAGGAAGCTGGGAGGAAAAGAATTGAAGACTCACTGTGGAAACACTTAGGATTCGTCCTACAATGGGCTAAATTTGGGCTAAACAACAACATTAAGGACTAACCCAAGATCTGGATACCATCTAAGCAAAACCCCTCTAGTTATCTAGCAGGGGTTTTTTTATTGCCTCATTTAATAACTTACTATCATGTAAATCACTATATTGCTGTATTATTAAACTTTTGTTGATATGCAAAACAAGCACCAAAAGCTTATAGATACTTACAAAAGGGAGGTATCTGAGGCTTTAAAGAAATATCCAGACTCCTCTAACTCTGAAATAACGAGAAGGCTTAATGAGGAATACGGAGTCCCAGTCAATTTTGACTACCTCCGAGTTGCAATAGGCGAATATAGGAAAGAAGAGAATGTAGAAGACCCATCGATTGAGTTGAATGCTGTAGAAGATAAAAAATACAGTGTCTCCAATGATGGGTCTTCTTATTTTTGGGGAACCAAGAGAGGCTCGATGAAGTTTACCGTAGGTTTCATTGATGAAATATTTTTTGAATACTCTGAGCATGGTCAAGACCTCTCCCAGACCGAGATGATCAATAAGCATAATTTAGAGGTCTGGCAATGGAATAGCATTAAGAGCACTTTCATGCTCTTTAAGAAATCAAACGTCTTCTCACCACACACCATGGACAACACTTCTAGGGAGAAGTTGGAAGAGATGATTAAGGAGAAAGTCTCCAAGAAGTTTGATAATCCACAGCTAGTGATCGAGAAGATCTACCAGAAGGGGCTCAATAGAGCCCACAAGAAGGTGATCACCGATCAAAGTAAGCAAGACTTCATGTGGAGGAGAATAATGTCTGATCTAGGCGATTTACTACCTCATTCCTCCGCTACCAAGTCCGTAAACATTGTAACCTCTAAGCAATCTGATATTGAAACCTTAGTTGTACCAATTGCTGATTTACATGTAGGGGCAAAGGTTGAAGGAATCAGTGCCCTTAGGGACTACGACTCTAAAGAGATTAGAAGAAGAGTAAGATGCATGATTGATGAGATCAATACTCAGAAGGCAAGCAAAGTAGTTCTAGCATTCATTGGTGACTTAATAGAGTCATTCACCGGAGCTAATCACCCCAATAGTTGGCAGAGCATGGAATGGGGTATGTACGGAGCCCCTGTGATAAAGAATGTCATCGAAGTAATGGAAATGTTCACTCCAAGGTGTCAATAATGTCTCAGAAGTCGTGGGAGTGGCTGGTAATCATGATAGAGGTGACTCCAATAGGAATATTGATACGAAGGGAGAGATTGCGGAAGTGATATTTTACTTCATACAAAGAATGTACGGAAACACGCTCACTGTTGAGTTCGAATCCGACGTACTATCCAAAGACTATGATGGCTTCCAATACATCTTCACACACGGCCATTCTGGGCATTCATCGAAGTCTAGAGAAGGTAAGGACCTTGTTCTTCAGTATGGAGATAACAGCAAGTACAATATCATCATAACGGGGCATTGGCATTCTCGAGATATTCCTCATGATAGTAGCATCTTTAGGTGGATTATATGTCCATCCATATTTGGTGGAAATGATTACTCTAATAGATTAGGGTTCTGGACTAACCCCGGATATGTGATGATGTATAGAAAGGGCTCTGATGGCAGTATTAGGGTAATTGATGATTCTTTTTAATATTTTTATAACCTTAAGGTTGATATATAGATATTAATACCTATATTTACATTCATAACCCTTAAGGGGGTTTGGGGGTTGAAAGGCGTAAGCCTCTACCCCTCTTTTTTTTTCGGGGGCGGCATGAGTATATAAGAATAAGAAAGAGATATATAATACTAAAGTATTATAAGGAGAGAAGGAAAAAGAAAGAAAGTAGAGAAATAGATAGAAGGCCTTTGAATAGGCAGAAACCGTAAATAGAAATAGAATGTTTGATAAAGAGTTTTACCCTACACCTCAACACATAATAGCTACAATGCTTAATGGGGTTAATTTGCTAGCTAAGCAAGTATTAGAACCATCAGCAGGCAAAGGAGACATAGTAGAATACTTAACCCAGAGTGGGGCAATAGTAACCTCATGTGAGAGAAATAAAGATCTAGCAAAGATAGTTTCCCAGAAGAGTAATAGATTCCTTAAGAACGATTTCTTAGAAGTAGAAAGCCATGAAGTGAGTCACATAGACTTGATAGTGATGAACCCTCCTTTCAGGAACGGAGATGAACATATACTTCATGCATACAGCATAGCCCCAGAGGGGTGTCATATTATTGCTCTTTGCAATGAGAACACGATGAATAATGCATTTAGTTCGAAAAGAAGGAGCTTAGTCAGAATAGTTAGAGATTACGGGAACCACCAAAACATCAATCAAGCCTTTAAGGAAGCAGAGAGACCTACAGACGCTTATATATCATTAATCAACATCTATAAGCCATTCACTTCAGAGAAAAATGAATTTAAGGGTTACTTCGATTTAGAGGAAGATGACACCGATAGAACCAAAGAGGGGTTGATTACCCATAACGATATCCTAGAGATCGTAAATAGATACGTAGGAGCTGTTCGAATGTACGAAGAGGTACAAGATGTATCAAATAGAATAAACGACGTGATAAAGCCTATTTCCGGCTACTCAGGGATTGGCTTCGGATGCCAAGACAAAAATGGTAATCACGTTTCAAGAGAAGACTTCAAGAAGAACCTACAGAAATCCTCATGGAAGGCTGTGTTTGATAAACTAAATATGAAGAAGTATGTGACTTCCTCAGTCTATGAAGAGCTCAATAAGTTCGTTGAGAACCAAGCCAACGTACCATTTACTGTTAAGAACATCAACAAGATGGTAGAGATGATTATTGGTACTCACATGGATAGAATGAAGGGTATTGTAGTGAGTGTGTTTGATAAGCTCACCCATCGCCATCACGACAACCGATTCGAACTAGAGGGATGGAAGACTAATTCAGAGTATAGAGTGAATAAGAAGTTCATCATTGATTGGGGTTGTGTTAGTGTGGGTTGGCATGGAGAGCTTACTTGTGATTGGAGAGATAACTTTGTTCCTGATGATCTAATGAAGGCTGTGTGCTTCATCACAGGGACTCCATACACCGATGACTATGATTGGTACAAGTTCCTTAATCCTTGTGGTAGAGTTTCCACAGATGAAGCAGCATTAAAAGGTCTTCCTAAATTAGATAAGGAGGGTAATGAGATTGATTACTTCGAGAAGAAGGCATTCGGTCAGTGGTATGACTTTGGTTTCTTTGAGATCAAGGCCTTCAAGAAAGGTACGGTGCACTTCAAGTTCAAGAAAGACAGTGATTGGGATCTATTCAATAAGGTGGCCTGTGAGGCCAAGGGCTTCCAATTAGCCTCATCATTCCAGAGTGATTTTAGAAAGAAGAGTAGTAGTGTAGTAAAGATTTGATTAAAATGATAACTAGAGAGGAATACGAAAGAGCTCAGCAGATGGTGTGGGACTATGAGGATCAGTTATCTTCTGAAGGTGGTATGAATGTGTTGTCGTTATTTGATGGCATAAGCTGTGGGCAAGTAGCGTTGAAGAAGTGTGGGATAGAAATAGCAAATTACTTTGCAAGCGAGATCGATAAGTATGCCAACAAGGTAAATGACGATAACTACCCCGACACCATACAGCTTGGTGATGTGACTAAGATCAAAGCCAAAGACCTTGAGAAGATAGATTTAATCGTCGGGGGAAGTCCATGTCAGGGATTCAGCTTTGCTGGTAAGCAGTTGAACTTTGATGACCCCCGGTCTAAGTTGTTCTTTGAGTTTGTGAGATTAGTTAAGGAAGCAAGGGAGATCAATCCGGATGTTGTGTTCCTACTTGAGAACGTAAGGATGAAGCAAGAGTACCAAGACATCATCTCAGATCACTTAGGCGTTAAGCCGATTGAGATCAATAGCAGTCTTATGTCAGCTCAAAACAGACGTAGACTATACTGGACTAATATTGAAGGTATAGAGCAACCTGAAGACAAAGAGATTGTTCTCTCTGACATTATCGAAAGTGGTGTTGTAGACAGAGATAAGAGTTATTGTCTTGATGCTAACTACTGGAAAGGGGGTAACTTAAAGCAATATTTCGAAAAAAGCAGAAGACAATTAGTGTTCGAGGACCTTGGGTGTTTGGATAATTATAGGAAACTAACTCCTGTAGAGTGTGAACGTCTCCAAACACTTCCTGACAACTATACAGCAGCCGTATCAGATACTCAGAGATATAAGATGATTGGCAATGGATGGACTGTTGATATTATAACTCATATCTTAAGTTATAAATACGGGAAAACCTACCCAGAGAGATTGGAGGAGTTTAGGAGAGAGTGGAGTCTTCTTTTAGAGGGAGAAAATACATCTCTATTAAAATCCAATGGCAATATCATTACAATATCAGGACCTGATCACAAAGAGATTAGAAAGCACATTGAGAAGTTGAAATAATTACTTACATTTCGAGAACATATGAGTGGAGATAATAAAGACAAGAATGTACTCGATGCAGTAGCTGCATTAGAGAAGAAATATGGTAAGGGTAGTATTCAAAAGCTATCTGATGGAGCATGCGACAACAGCATCCCAGCCACATCAACAGGATCAATGGGATTGGATATCGCCTTAGGAATAGGAGGATACCCAGCTGGTAGAGTGATTGAGATCTATGGTCCTGAATCAAGTGGTAAAACAACCCTCTCCATACATGCAATAGCAGAGTCTCAAAAGGATGGTGGTAAAGCAGCTTTTATCGATGCTGAACATGCCTTTGATCCCAAATATGCTGCATCTCTTGGTGTAGATATTGATAATCTTTACTTCTCCCAACCAGATAATGGGGAAATGGCATTAGATACTGCAGAGATCTTATTGAAAAGCGGAGGATTTGGTATTATTGTTATTGATTCAGTAGCTGCACTCATCCCCAAGGCAGAGCTTGATGGGGAGATGGGTGACAGTAAGATGGGACTACATGCTAGATTGATGTCTCAAGCGCTAAAGAAGCTGATAGCAGCCGCAAATAGAAGCAACACAATCATCATCTTCATTAACCAAATTAGAGAGAAGATTGGGGTTATGTTTGGTAGTCCAGAAACTACCACCGGAGGAAACTCATTGAAGTTCTATGCATCTCAGAGACTTGATATTCGCCGTATTGGTCAAATCAAAGACAAGGAGACCAATGTTATTGGTAATCGAACCAAAGTCAAGGTAGTTAAGAACAAAGTGGCACCTCCATTCAAGATAGTTGAATTCGATATCATGTATGGTAAGGGTATTTCGAAGTCTGGTGAACTACTTGATATTGGAGTAGAGTTGGGTGTTATTGATAAATCTGGTTCTTGGTTTGCTTACCAGGGATCGAAGATTGGTCAAGGTAGGGATTCGGTTAAACAAATTATCGAAGACACTCCAGAGCTAATGGAGGACCTTGAGGAAAAGATTTGGGCAGCAATTGATAAAGAAACTGTTGAGGAAAAATAAGAGTAAAGAAACAGAGTCCTCTAAGAAGAAGTGGTGTAGTTGGAAACCAATTGAGTGCAAATGCACAAGCGATCACTGTGAGGCAGATAGTTCAAGTAAGGGCAAACCAAAGAAATAATGGGATATCTTTTAGAGCAAAATTTTACACAAACACCAGATAAACCTCCGGGGAACTGTCAGTGTGTTTGTGTAGTTCGAAACGCAAAGACCACAACTACCCAGTATGGTATTAGGGAATTCTTCTCTGGTCAATGGGTGATTGAAGACGATTATGAGGAAGTTATCGCTTGGGCGTACTTAGATCCTCATATTGCGCTTAAACTAAGTAATGTGTATGACAATGAATCAAGTAGTTTATAAGTATCCAATGGAACTAGGTTCTGGTGATACGTTTGGAATGTTTAAGGGCATTATTTCTATGCCTAAGTCAGCTCAGATCTTAAAGATTGCTGGACAAGGTGATGAGATTTGTGCATGGGCTGTTAAGCCTACTCCTAGTGAAGGTGATGAGGAGGTTGTTGATGAAATGACTGATGTTTCATTCACAGTAATTTATACTGGAACGGAATTCGATCCTGAGAAACATACAATGTCTTTCGTAGATACTGTATTTGTTGGTGATTTGGTTTATCACGTATTCAAGGATTTGACAGAGCAAGAGTTGATGGCATTACATCAGTATCAAGCACAGCAGCAATTAGGTAAATAATCACAATAATTATTGCAATATAGATATAGCTTCTATATATTGTGATCTCAATTAAAGCAAGTCCTCCTCGAAAGGGGAGGCTTTATAGAAAAGACATTACCACAAGAAGTAGGCACCCACTTCCGGACTTGTGAGGAATACTGACTTCAGAAGAGAAGTGTTTACCAACAAGAGGTTTCGATCAGTTCCATCAGGGAATGTTGATGAATACAATAATCCTATCTATAAGGACGTAGAGGATGGATCAGGTACTACCACTACTGAAACACAGGAGTAGTCATTAAAAGCATGAAGAGGTAGCAGCCATATAAATGATGAATTAAATAAGTAATCAAGGTGCATCCCCAAGCACTGTAAATCGAGTGGGGCTACTGACTTCTAATCATTCACCGAGATATAAATCTTAATTTACCTTAAACAAAAGGAAATTGATATTTGCTTTCAAACTACAGTCTCGGTGAATCTCTTCTATCCAACAGGCATTCGAAACGTTCAGATCAAGGCTTCGGGTGAGTATATTGTTGCATACAATGTATACGGCATAAGTCAAGTATTCTTGATGCATATTCTTTAAAAGAAGTGTTAAATTTGTTTGCTTTTGCATAAAAGTTTCGTGCTTATTGCAGATAAGTTAAATATATCTGACAATGGTTTAAGAAAGTGGCTAAAAACCAGATACAATATAAATAACAAAGAAACTCTAAATAAGGCTTTAAGTGCACTTAAGAGTTAGTAAGGCAAATCCTTAGATTGGTGATAGGTGGTTCTTCGGTTTGGCGACTATGACCTCTATCACCACGGAAGGATAATTATTATGACTGTAGAAAGAATATCGTGGGATAAGTATTGGATGGAAATTGCCAAGCTTACCGCATTAAGGAGCACCGATCCCAAACATAGGGTAGGTTGTGTTATTGTAAACAAAGACAATACATCAGTACTGTCTATAGGGTACAATGGAGATCATAAGGGAGGCTCTAATAGCAGACTATCATTAGAGACCGGCAAGAGTGGCTTCATTCATGCTGAAAACAATGCCCTCATCAAGATGGATTACCACAATCCATGCATCAAGAAAATATACGTCACACTCAGTCCATGCTATTCATGTGCTCAGCAAATCATTAATGCTGGCATCCGGGAGGTTATCTACTTAGAAGAGTATTCTATAGATGGAATTAAGATCCTAGAAGACTCAGGAATTCAAGTAGGAAGATATGATGAGGATGATAATGTTATTTATCCTCCATGTGTGTAGAAATACTTTGTAGATTGATAATAATTAGTTATATTGTAGGAGTAAATAAGTGCTCGTAATTAGTTGACTGTAAATAAATTAAGCATGGGATTAGCATTCTATTTAATACTGGCGATAGCCGTGATTCTAGGAGTCATAGCATTGGTATATTTTGTAAGCTTTCATTCTGTTGTAAGAGACAAAGACCTCCTTGAGGAGGCGAATAAAGAGCTTAGGGAAAACGTAAGGAGACTAACAAGGGAGAGATTCATTAAGTGTCCACCTTCTCCTGAACCAAGGATTAAGTCAGATAATCTATATGGTCCTAAGTAGGTATTCGATCAACATGCTAGTTCATTACGCATGTGGTCTATATGGTGTAGGTATAGATAAGTTTTGGAGTAAGAGCAATTATGCTAAAACACCAGAATGTCGTAGAGTAGTTTGGTCAGTAGTGAAGTATAAGTTGGGGTTGAGTGATAATGTTTTTATCGCCAACACGTTTAACAGACATCCCAAGAGCATACAAAAGCAGATCAACAAACTAGCAGAGATACCCTGTGATGAAGAGAAGTATGAGAAGATAGACTTCTACTTCGAGAAATGCTTAATGGAAACAGGAAGGAATCCCCACTTGTTTGATCAAGGGTATAGCTTTCTATCAAAAGTAATTTAATTGTAAGCAAATAGTAATAGAATGGAAAAGATACTATCGTATAAAAGCAAAGCAAGAATGGTATGGGATATACTATTCAAGCCAAGTAGAGTTAGAGAAGAAATATACTCTACTCTTCAGAAACAAAGGGAAGAACTAGAGATAAGCTTCCAATCAAAGATCATCGAGATTGGATTTGATCATTATAAAAAAGCTATTGTGTCAAGTTCTCACACTAATCCAGTATTCTTATTGGAAGTACCCATTAGCTCAGATGATCGCTATCATATTCATGCAGAAGAGAAAAAGGTTGATAGAATGTCTATTGCATTCACATCAAGTTTTCTAACAATGGATCAAATCAAGAGATCAGCATCTCACGTCCTAGCTGATAAGTTAATCGAAGAAGGATTCCTTCAATCTAAAGTAGGGGAAGGTGCGGTAATGTTTTATGTAAATGCATTTGGATTATAAATAACCCTGGTAATAATGAACGAAAACAACGACAACCACACTATCTATCTCCAAAAACCAGATGGAGAACAATGTAAAGTAGTCTGCTACAAAGAAAAACACTTAGACATAATATTTGATGAGATCAATAAGATGCCCGGTGTTAAGACTATCATAGAGAAAGACTATGACTCTTCCTTCAAGATGAAGATCAATCTAACTCATCCAGACGATGATAACATGTCATTGGGAGCTTTCTATACCACCGATCTATATTTGTATACCTACGATAAGGTTGATGAGTTGGAGAGGTTCTGTAAAGTACACAATCTCACCATGGATACCACATCAAACCCACATCTCACTATCATCACCATTACAGGAGACATGATAGACCATAAGGTAGGATCTACATTGTTTCATCTCAAATCATTCAGAGAAGAGCTGAACGACCCCAAGACAGTAGTATTATTCAATGAAGATATAGAAGCTAAGAATGGATAAGCTAGAAGTAAAATCAATCAAGCTCCACTCAGATGGATCACTGATAATAGAGACCAACATCTCCGACAACCTAGAGTTAGCAAAGCACATTAATAAGAAGAAGATGGAGCAGATCCTGAATCCCCAACCCCTTGAGATGCATGTCTATCAAGACAATCTTCGTATTAGCTCTATGGTTTACTTAGGAGATGTTGTTCCATTCACCTTTGCAGAACTTAGTGAGTTCATGGAGGAGAAGCATCGGAAGACTTATTTAGAAGAGGAATAACCTATAGATATAGCCGCTATACTTTGTTGTGTAGTGGCTATTTATTTGCATATGACGTACAAACTGTTATTTTTGTGAAAAATAGATTTTATTTAGTATAGGTGAAAAGGACTGAAAAACCAGAGATAGAGATAATACCGGAAGAGGTAGACAACATTGAGGCATATAGGGCTTGGGAGGCTCTGAAGGTTGAGATAGAGGATCAGAAGTGGTATGAGCACCCAAATCTAGAGGAAGAGCTAAACTTATGTGCCATACAGTCTAAGGCCCGTTATAAATGGGAGCACCTAAGCCAAGAAGATCAAGATGAGATCAGCATCATGTACCAGAACATGCGTAAGAAGGTCGCTAACCTTGGTGTGCTTAAGAGAAAAGCCTTCAATTTACACAGGGGGAATGGTAGAAGCTCCCTCACTGTCATCATGGGTAAAGAGAAGGAAGCCGAGCTACTAGAACTATTTGGTGCCTTCCATACAGTAGAGGACGTACATAGAGTAGTACTCCAAGACTGGGGCTTTGACGTATCATTCAGCTTAATAAACTCATTCAGGAATAAGAACATTGACAAGATCCTCCAGAAGCAAGAGGATTTCAAAAGAGACTTTAGCCATTTAAGGCTCACACACAAACGATCTCGTATAGAGGAGCTCACTTGGATGTATGAGGTGAGAAAGTCCAAATACGAGCAAAACAACAACAGCAGGGAGGATGAGAAGCTACTAAAGCAAACCATCGAACAGATCAAGAGAGAGGTAGAGGGCGATAAGGTCGTTATTGACGGTAAGATAGAGTTAGATATCAAACAAACACTAAACCTCCATACTCAGAAGGAAATCATGGGTAGATTGAATCTACTCACCATTGTGGTATCTAGAATAGCAGCTCAGGTAAATATCAACCCTATCTGGATAATGACTAAGCTTGTTAATTCATATTACTCGAAGTTCTCCGGGATGCAGAAGCCTGATAACAACATTATGTCAGATGAGATCATGTATCCAAACAATATAGTGTACAACTTTGATGATATTGAGAGTATGCATGAGAACATGAAGCTCGAGCAATTGCCATTGAAGGTTCTCCATACAGAAGTAGAGCCAGATGATAAGCAGAAGGCCCATGAAGCCAAGCATAGGCTTAAGAAGCTCCTAGATAAGAAGAGGAATCAAATAGAGGAGTCTAGGATTAAAACAGAGGCTATTATTCCTTCAGATAAGAAGATTAATAAGCATGTTGAGACATCAACTGCAAAAAAAGTTGCAAAGAATAAGAAAAAGTCCGAGATTAGGGGAAAAGTAATAGAGAAAGGACTGAAGAAGTCACCAGCAGCAAAGAGAAAAAAGGACAACAACGACGATAAAGAGTCGAAATAGAACACAAAACGTATAGAAAGAATGGACCCGATTAAGATAATGAAACTAACCTTAGCTTTAACAAAGCTAGATGGCGTGATAACGACTGATGACCTTCCAGCTGGAGTAAAACCCCTGTTAGATGCATTGAAAGAGAAATTAGAGAAGCAGAAGACCATAGTGTCTGGATTAGAGGAAGTAATAGGTATTATTGAGAAAGAAGTTCTAGAAATAGAAGAAGCAGATCCAGGTAAGGATCTTAAAAATATCGATGGCATTATTGAGTGGTTCCAATCTTTGTCTTCAAGTAAGAGAATAGGGTATTTAGGTGCAATGTCTGGCTCTGCCAGACAAAGATCATCAGATGATATTCAATGTGAATATGTTTTTTATGACATAAACCAAGTATTTAATGCCTATCTTAAGGCAGAGGCAGCTGCTAAGCTCTGGGCACGACAACATATTCAGAGCGAAAAGGAAGCTATGTCTCTTGATGGAATCATTGCTTTTGCCCCACACACAACATCCCTTAATGATGATATCTTAATTACGGTATTTGCAGAAATGGATGGTTTTGTTTATAAGATATCTTCTCTAGACCTAGTAAAAACCTACACAGCTCATGTCGACAGTTAAGCTAATACCACAGGATATAACTCTTGAGAAGATCAAGCAACCCAACTACTGGGACTTAATGGCTATCATCATCTGGAACCACTACTCTGAAGAGAAGTATCAAGATGAATCCAAGATCAAGATAGAAGAATCATAGTACGGTAAGGGGGTCGGAGGAAGTCAGTACAGTATTTTCTGGAATACACCTTCTTATTATTTGGAGGGATATGTAAGAACCCTAAGGGCTATTGCCATTACCTTTGAGAGACCAGATTCCACAACCCATGTCCATATTTCAGTGGAAACAGGTGATATAGGCTACTTTGGTGTTTATAAAGACAAGGAAGAAGATAGTAGCCCCTCATATAACTCATCCATTAATGTTAGGCTATGTAACTGGATGCTTGATAACAATCTTCTATCGATTGTAATGAAAGAACATGAAGGCTAGGTTAGAAAGAAAAGCAGAAGTCGACTACCTAATATTTAAGCTCAAGGGGATGAGGGTGCAGACGGTTATACCAGTAATCACTAAAGGTAATAGAGATATCTTTAATGCATGGACTTGGAACGGAAGTTTAGAAGCCCCAACAGTAAGACCAAGCGTCAAGACTCAGTATGTTAATGAAAAACGTGAAAGCGTAGTAATACACTACTGGCTTAATGATGGCATATGTAAATGCCTTGGTGACTGTACCGACGGGAACGCGAACAAAAACATTGAATTATCATTACAATAGTCTTATATTTATTCAATCGTAATTAAAAGCCCAATAGGGACACAAGAATGGAAAGCATAAGCGTAACAATCAGCAGCGCAAAAGACAGGGATAAACTCATCAAAGTCCTATCTGAACTACAATTCGAGGAACCATCAATGACACCGTTGCCTAAGGCTTGGGAAGAGTTAAAAGAAGTTAAGGGATGGTATGTTAGCGATTGTAGTGAGATTGAAGATGTACGTGATGATGCTTCCACGGATATGGAGAACACCTTCAAAACAGAAGTACAAGCTAAATCAGCTATAGCCAAAGCTAAACTAAGTCAAGTGATGGCTGTGTACAATGATGGGTTGGGAGCCTTAATTGGAATGATGATAACAAATAAGCATATAATAAAAAGAACATGTGATATTATTGTATCAGATACATATAGAAGTATATATTCCTTCCTAGCATTCAAAACCAAAAAACTAAGAAATGAATTCTTAGAGAACTTTGAAGAAGACATCAATATATACTTTGAACTATAAACTGATCGAAGATGAAAAAGGAGCATAGTATAGTAATGATTCCTACAAAGGATTCAATCAAAGAGGGAAGTCTCCTATCCAGAGTGGCGAAAGCTGGAAAGCAGTTGGTAAAGAAGATTATTGGTATGTTCGTCGAGAAGAATTTTAGGTAATATCTTATAATAAGCAATAATGAGTTTTGATGCTTCACGATATAGAGCTTGGGCTCTTATAAAGAACTGGGGAGGTCCTGGTGTTGATGAGTGGCAGATGTGTCAGCTAATAGGCGTGGGAATAGCTTCATATGAGCTGTCTTACACTAATCCCACAGGATTAAGATGCTCCACCACCGTAGATTACGAAAACTGTATATTGTCATCCAAATCATCATACACAACCACTCACGGTGCACCACTTTATGGGGGAGACATATGCTTGGTTGATGTTGTTTGGTATGGTAATCATAGAACCATTGTCTTATCTATTAGCAAAGATGGAGATGATTTAGTGCTTGGTGGAAACGCTGAGTGGTGGAAGAGTCTAACTCTGAACTACCCATACAATCCAATATGCAACTATAGACTTATTGGTAATATCTTCGAGAATCCGGAGCTAATGGGGATGGTTGAGAAGTATGAGAGCATTTTGAAGAAAGAAGACTGGCTTAATATTATTTTAGACAATGAAGGGGGTGAATAGTTTCTTTATTTCATTAATATGAATCAATTAATTAAAGACGCTAAGAAGTATATCACCGATAGAGGATATGGAAGTGGCACCAATATAACGATTGAGGCCACTACTTCTCTTCTAGTGGGGTTTTACAAAGATCAGAAGCTCAAGGAGCAGTTTGATAAATCGGAGTGCTTAAATAGCCTAGAAACAGGTTCACCTAAGTGCGTAAAATTATGTAGGTTTTGTAATGGACTGAAGCATGGAGACTAGTGAATCGATATTGCTTTGGCTGGATGACATAAGAGATCCGTCAGAAGACCAATGGAAAGTGTTCTTCCCAATACCCAATCCATCAAAAGTGGTTTGGGTTAAGTCGTTTAAGGGGTTTTGTGAATACATTCAAGACAATGGACTACCTACAGCCATCTCATTCGACCACGACCTAGCTGATGAGCACTACACACCCGAAGAGTACTGGGACGACTATACTAGAAGTAAGGCATATCAGGATAAGGTAAGTCAGAAGTATACAGAGAAGACCGGCTTAGATTGTGCCAAGTGGTTAGTGGATTACTGCATGGATAACAACTGCAACTTACCATTGTGGTATACCCATAGTGCCAATCCAGTGGGGAGGGATAATATTGATAGATATTTAATCAACTATTTGAGGGTAAGTGGTTAATTTCATATATTGCATGAGATTGAAATAGATTGATTTTGATAGAAGTAGGAAAAATATTCGCTGAAAGACGCAAGGAGTTAGGATTAAGGAAATTTACAGTAGCCAAGAGAGCCGGTGTTGTAGGTGCATATATTGGTGCCATAGAAGATGGGAAGAAGTCTCCCAGTTTGAAAGTAGTCAGCAAAATAGCTGATGTATTAGGATTAGAAGTTAAGATAGAGAAGAAGCCAAATAGTTAATAAGCAAAACGAACGTAATTATGGAATTAGGACCATTACAAAAAGAGTGGGTTAAATCCCTTAGAGAACATCCAGAGAGACAAATATCAACTATTTTGGGTGAGAAATACAGTGATGGGTCATATAAGGCTTGTTGTTTAGGAGAACTACATATTTGCAATTCGCGAATGAATGGAGATTTGTTGAAATATTGCAACAATGAGATGCGCGATGGAGATACTGATTATCTCGAAGATTCATGGGATAAGTATGGTTTAATAGACTCCAAGGGGTCGTTTGCAAATCCTCAGTTTTTAGAAAAAGTAAATCATGGAGCACTATATCACTCACTTGCAGAAGCAAACGACGATGGGGTAGACTGGCTCACAATAGCCAACTTCATAGAATCTAACCCAGAAGAGGTTTTCACAAAATCCGTATAATTGTTTGCATGTAAAAATATAGTAACTATATTAGCATTCAATTAATCAATCGTAGAGAAATGAAGACAGTATTTATCGTAGCAAGAAAAGTTCAGGGAGTTTATCTAAACTACCAATTCATCGAAGCTGATAACAACGCTCAAGCAGTGGAGTTATATGAGTATCAAAACGAATGGGAGGGATCTGAGGTACTAGCACAGAAAACTGAGCGTGGAGATATGACCATCCTCAACAAAGATGTCATAACGGTTTCCCACTGGGATCAGTTAAGTGTGTATCAATTCAAGCAAGAACATGTCGGTTAAGAATATTCGAAAAGGTGAGTCATTTAATCGACTTAATGGAAGAAACACCATAACTATCACCAGAGTGTGGTGGGATCATGAAGATCAGGTATGTAGGGTTTCATTTTACTCCAGTTCAGATGATTGCCATATTATTATAGATCTAAGATATTTGATTATGGTTATTGAAAATAGATATCTCAATTTAAGTGAGAGGAAAGCATGCCTTAAAATTCATAATACTCATGAATAAGTGGAGAGCATCAGATAATCAGCTGGAAGAGTTAACTGACAACATAATAGATGATGTTGCATCTTCAGAGTACTTAGGACAATACAGGGCAATTGTTGGTGAAGTGAGTGAGGGTAATTATTATCCTCCCAAACCAAATCTTATTCCTCAGAGAGGGATAGGAAACACTGTATCTAACTCTAAAAGAAAAAGTCTTAGAGCAAAAAGAAAGAAGAACGTAAAACGCAAGAAGCGATGAGTGATTTAATAGAGATCTACAACCTACCTCGTAACACTAAAATAGATGTTACCCACCTCGACCTTAAGACCAATAAAGATGAGGAAGCCATCGCGGAGCTTATGTTCACCAACATGGATGGTCACTTAGCTAGATGTTATTGGGGGTCACCAGATAAAACTTTACTTCTCTACGGAACTACCTTGGTTAAGGTGATAAAGGAATAGAGAGGGTTTATTAACTGTAAATTAAGTATTGTGAAAAACAGCACGATATTAATAATCAAACCAGACCTTACTAGGAGATCCCTCATATGGGGTCCTTTGGAGAGAGTTGAGAATTCATTTAAGATCATCGACACCAAATACAAGATCCTAACTGATGATGAGGTTAAGAGTTTGTATCAGGAGCATGAGAGTAAGGAGTTTTATGATCGATTAACCACTTTCATGAGATCATATCCAGTATTCATTCTAAATGTAACACCCCTGTCACCGGGGCATGACGCTTGGAAGTTAGGTAGAGAAGTAGTGGATCATATTAGAAATAGATTTGCTAATCCTAAAATAGCTCACGAAAACTGTATGCATGGAAGTGATAGTGAAGAGTCAGCTGCAAGGGAGTTATCTATATTCGGGTGGTGATGAAGAGGTATAAAGCAGTAATATCTAATGTTTCATTAGACTCCCATGGAGATGTTCTAATGAAGTGTGTCAATAAGGTTGGTGATGAGCTTCCTCTCAATGTTGATTTCAATGTAAAAGCAAGCATAGGTTATGCCATTATCTCTGAAATACAAGATAATGGTGAGATCGAAGCCGACATACATATTGATGATGCAATAAGAATAGGGAAATCATTATCTAATTTCTACGCTGCCATAGGTGGTGTGGTAATCGAATCTCACTATGACCCAGAAGGAGATGTTAGGATTATCGATAAGTTTGATATTAAGGAGGTGGGATTAACTTCTAATCCATCAAATAAAAATCTACCTCCTATATCTTTTAAAGAATAAGTACTATATTAGTGCTTCAATAACATATAAACACAAACGTAAAGCAATTATGGCTAGGGTGACGAATAACATTGCTGAGATGATCGTTAATCAAATGAGTATTTCTAAGACAAAGGAGATTGATTCACTTCAGAGAAAAATGCTTGATAAGATAAGGGAGGAGTTTAAGAAAAAGATTCCAAAATCAGTCCTAAAGGAGTATGAAAAGCATCCCGAATACTTTGGTTTATCTCTTTATGTAAATGTGAGTTCTTCGAGTGGAAAATTCAATTCTAAAGGTTTCTACCTGAGTGGAATACCATCTCCACAACAGAGTTCTATGTATTTAAGCTTTTTAGAGGATGTTGAGCTTGAAAAAGAGATTGGAGTTATGTATGATGGTTATCGAGAAGCTGTAAAAGATCATCAGAAGATGGGGATCAATCTATATACCGCGGTGAAGTCATTCACAACATTCAAGAAGTTGGAGGAAGGTTTCCCAGAAGCATACAAAGCTATTCCAAAGGATGTTAGAGATGGCGCATCTCCTCAATCGAAAATGCTTCCAGCAAAGAACCTAGATCCTCTTAAAAAGTATTTCTGTAAATAAATTGTACAATGGATATAAAACACAACAAAATGGTTTCTGCCTTAGTAAAACCTGGGCAGGCGATAATCGACTCTCTAACCCCGGAAGACGCTGACCTACTGCACATGGCAGTAGGTGTTTCTGGAGAAGCAGGGGAGCTATTAGATGCCGTAAAGAAGAAGGTTATCTATAGAAAGGAGCTGGATATCGACAACATGAAGGAGGAGCTCGGTGATATAGAGTTCTACATGGAAAGAATTCGACAGATTTGTGGCTTCACTCGAGAAGAGGTTATTGAAGCAAACATTAGTAAGCTAAGTAAGAGATATAAGTCGTTGTCATATTCAGACGATGCTGCTCAGAAAAGAGCCGATAAAGCAGAGGGAGAGTAATGGAGAAGAGACAAATTAGTGCAAAGATCATTGCAGACTCAAAGAATGAGTTCGGCGATAGATTGACATCGTTTGTGGTGACTATGCCACGTATCGTTTTAGCTGAACTGAATACCCATAGAGTATTCTCAAGAAACTCAGCAAGTAGTAGAGCCATCCCATTTAAGAAGATGGTTAAGATGGTCGAGGAGGATCCATTCATTCCAATTGCCTTCCAGAAAGACCATTCAGGAATGCAGGGTACTGAATACTTCTCAGAAGGTGAGAATGTAGATATAGATGGAATGTTGTGGACTCATGAGCAATTATGGCTTGCAGCAAGAGATAAAGCAGTTAAGTCAGCAAAGAAATTAGCAGAATCTGGAGCAACCAAGCAATTGGTCAACCGCCTACTAGAGCCATTCATGTGGCATACTGTCATAATCACAGCAACTGAATTTGAGAATTTCTTCAAATTGAGATGCCCTCAGTACCAAATACAATCAGAGAAAGATTTTAATAACGGTGCTCAAGGATATTGGAGATCTAGAAAAGATGCTTCAAAATACCACAAGATGGTGATGGATAAGGGAGGTGATGATTTTGTTAAGGAATTACCAAATGATGACATATCTTGGCTTAAGATTAATCAATCGGGAGCTGAAATCCACATTGCTAGACTAGCAGAACTCATGTGGGATGCTTACAACGAGTCTGAGCCTAAGCAACTGGAGGAAGGTGAGTGGCATATTCCTTTTGGAGATAACATCGAGGTGTTCAAGCTGCTTAAGATTATAGAGAAAGAGCAACCTAATTACGATCCAAACACAGTTTCAGAGTACTCTCAGTTTCCGATTAACTGGTTACCAAGAAAGGAAGAACTTATGGTGCAGATAGCTACGGCTCGATGCGCTCGCGTGAGTTATATGAATTACGAAGGTAAGGATGATTATGAGGCTGATATTAAGTTGTTCAATCAACTGAAGAACGCTGGACATGCATCACCATTCGAACACTGCGCTTGCGTTGGACCTTTCTCTATTTATTATGGAAACTTCAAGGGGTTTACTCAGTTGAGGAAGGTCATGGAAACCGATGACATAGGTAGCGTCAATTAATATATTAATCTTACAAAGAGGGGTCGTATAATCGATTCCTCTTTTTTTTGTTAAAGGATAAAGTTTTTCCTAAATTAGGGGGTCGAAAACACTTCACTCCATGGAATTAAGCTACAATAAAAACGAATCCATTCTCAAGGGATTTACAGATGATCTCCACTTGGAGGCATCAATAGAGATTTTTAAAGAAGAAAAAGACAGAACTTAGAGAAAGGAGGAAAAGACTCTCCCAGTTGGTACCATAAGAAGTTGGAATGGTGTTTCCTATATCAAGACCCCTAAGGGATGGATCCCCAAGGGAGAAGATAACAAGAAGAAAGCAGCCAAGCAGAAGGAGGAAGCCGAAAATGATATTAAAGACTTAGAGTCGGGCTCCATTATAGCTGATAGTGTTTTGGGTATGGATATCCAGAAGTACTCAGACAAGGCAGTATTGATCACCGGAGATACATATAGCAATGTGGATTCTCTAAGAGAGGTCGAAGAAAGAAACCGGTGTAGGTAATTGGAATAAGAAACTAAAAGGATGGGTATTCCCTATTACTCAAGTAGGAAACCTCCTAGGTGCTTTATTAGGTAAGGAGCAGGCAAGTCTGGGCAACGATGATCCAATCAAAGAAACCCAACAACAAAACCAAAAAGAAGTTAAGAATGCCTATTCAGTTGGTCAGTCAGTTACATTAGATAATGGCAAGCCAGCGGTTATATCGAAGGTAGGTCATAATGGAACTTCAGTAGAATATACTGTTCGCCAAGGAGGTAAGGAGCTGGTTGTAACTGAATCAAGCTTTGTAGCGAAACCTGAAAAGAGTGATGAGAAGATATCTCAATCACTAAACACCGTTACTGCATCCACAAGAACTCGGGCCACTAAGGAAATATTTGGTGATGTAAGCGTTGCCATTAAGTCTAAAGAGCTCGATGGAGTATCTGATAAGTCTAAGGTAGAAGCTTTGCAGAGTAAGAGGGACAAGATGGTAGAGCGTCTTAAGAATCTTGCAGACGGTAGGGTTTCTAAGAAAGAGAAAAAGGAGGCTACTAGCTCAAAGGATTCCGGCAAGAAGAAACAAGCCAATACATCATCAGGTAAGGAAAGAGCTTCATTGGATAAGGATTTGGTGTCTAATCAAATGATGTCTGTAACCGAGTACTACCAAGCATTGTATGGAGAGCTACCACAAGACCCTGAGGCTAGGTCTAAGGCTATGATGGGTAATCAGAATGCAGCTGGTAAGAGAGGTGGTAAAGAAGATGAGCCAAAACCATCTACTCCCCAAAAAGAAGAACCAAAGAAAGAGGAAGACAAGCCGGATGAGGTAGTCTCAGCAGTAGATAGAATGGCTAAAGAGACATCTGATAAGTTTATTGAAGATGCTGGAGATGATCCCGACAAACTTAGAGCAACCTTAGGATTGATTGAATCACAGCTTAAGGGAAAGAAGGGTAGTTCGAAAGCTCTACTTCAGAAGATATCAGAAAACGTAGCACTACACCTATCTACTCTACCCACAAAGAAAGAAGAACCAAAAACCAAAATTACCCCAGAACCAGTAGATCCACCGGAAAAGGGGGAGCCGATTGCTGGACTTGACATAAGTTATACTGTGAGGGAGATTGAGATGGAGATTGGTGGACAAAAGGTTAAGGTGGAGGATCATACCGATCTTCCTCCAAAGGAAATCAAGACCTATAACATCAAGAATATCTTAGATTCACCTAAGCCGGATTACGTATTTAGTGTGTCTGGAGATAAGGGTAAGTTTACGAGACTAAGAGGATATCTATCAGCTGTTACCGATCCATCTAATCCCAACAATGTTATTGTAGACAATAGATTTGTTGACTGGAGAGGAGGTTCTAGAAATGAAACTGGTGGATACATGAGAATGAGTAGGGAGCATTATATGGCTACTATGAAATATCATCAGACCAAGATGAAGGCAGAGGCTAAGATAGAGGCTCAGGAGCAAGCCGATAGAATCATAGCTAGATATAAGAGTGATTACCCAGGTAGGGAGATTCCTAAAAAGTATTTCAATCCCAAGGCTAAGAGATATACTTTTAATGGAAATAAGGGAGTGTATCAGCCAGATTTAGATCTACTTGGAAAGGTGTATAAAGAGTTTTGATTCTTCACAATCACCAGTAAGTAGGAGAGATAAGATATTAAAGGTAATGGAGATGAAGGGGCTCAATGATATTTCCTTCAATAACCTCAGTATTGCTTTAGAGGATTATTCAAGCACTTACCACAAAGGTAAGGAGACTTCATATGGAGATAAGGGGTCTAGGGATGATTTGAAGTCAGAGTTTGGAATTAAGATTAAGAATCAAAATGGTTCTGAAATGTCCAAAGATGATATTAAGTTCGTCAAGGATAAGATGGCTGAGGTATATGATGTATTTGGTGATCGATCTTCTATGTCTGAGAGCTGGAATCTAAAGGTATCACATGCAGGAGGTGTTCATCAGCATGCAAGTACCGCCGTTGGGTTATTTACTCCTTCATTCAACGCAATTGGTGTATCTAGAACTTATGGAGACAATAAGGGTGGATTTACCTTAGGGCATGAGTTTGCTCACTTCATGGATTACTATGGAGCAGAGAAGTCTGGTAACTCTAGAAAGTTCTTATCACATGATTCAAGTCATGTAGCTGGAGAGATAGCCAATGTATTTAGAGACAACCTTAATGACCCGAAAGCAAAGGTCCATGATTACTTAGGGTCATCACACGAATGCTTTGCTAGAGCATTTGAGCAATACCAAGCCATGAAGACTTATGGCGATAGTGTAGAGAAACTACCAGCTATGGGAGATACTGCCTCTATATCTTATTCCGATCATCCAGCTCAAGTATCTGCTAAGAAGTTTAATGAAAAAGTAGCTCCATTAATCGAGAAGTTCTTGAAGGATAATGATAAATTGCTAAAATCATTTCAACCAGATCTATTACTAATGGATGCTTATGATATTTTGAAGGCTTAGTGTTTGCATATATCATAAGGTATTTGTATTATTGAGTTCATTCTCTGAATCAGCCCAAGGCGTAGTGATCGTAGTCGGATATAACCGGTTGATCCTACGCCTTTTTATTTAACTAAACTAACAATGAAAGCAGCAGTATTTACAGGAGGAGGAGCAGATGGTGCAGTCACCGTCGGGAGACTCTCTATAACTCAACCAGACTATGATCTTGCTCTTGGCATTAGTACTGGATCTTTAATAGGACCACTTGCTTTGATTAAGCAGTATGATAGGTTAAAGGAGGCTTATGAGAGTGCTGATACATCAGATATCACAGAAGTAAGTGCATTTACCAAAAAAGGAACCCTTCATATAGGTAAGGCACTATTCAGATCACTTCTTTCACTTGTTTCTTCATCCAATACTATTGGGAAGAGTAATGGTCTTAGAAATATGATCAACGACATGTATACTTACTCTGATTTCGAAACAATGAGAGCTAAAGGTAAGTCCTGCAATGTTGGTTGTTATTCATTAACTTCAGAGGAATTAGTCTTTTTCAATTCAATACATGAGTCTTTTGATGACTTTAAGGAATGGATGTGGGCCTCAGCCAACGTCCCGGTTGTTATGTCGATCTTGAAGAAGAAAAGATATGACTTTGAAGAGGAGTGGGTAGATGGGGGGACTGCATCTGTATGCCCACTAGTACATGCCATCTCTATGGGAGCAAAAGAAGTGGATGTATATATGCACTCACCTAGATCTGGGTCTATCAGGAAAAAGGTAATCAAAAACACATTTCACCTTCTTTTAAGAACACTAAAATCCTCATTTAAGGAGTCATCTGCTAAGGATATAGATCTTGGGTTAGCTATGGCCAAGGTAATGGGGTGTGTGGTTCGAATTCATTGGATGGATAGAGAGTATTATGATAATTCTCTAGTGTTTGGAAAAGATAAGATGAAGCTCTTATTCAAAGCAGGTCAAGAGCTTGCAAAAGATAAAAGATATACCGACATTTATGATTACTCCAAAAGTAATTGAGACATGAATCTTGATATAGGTGCTTTAAAAGCAAAAGCAAAATAGCTTCCAATATTTCTAAAAGGCGGTCCTGGTTCGGGTAGGAGATCCAAAATCAGAAGCCCCATATTCACCTTCTTATAAAAATACCCCTCATCCAGAGGAAAAAGGTGGAGAGGAATACAAGAAGAGAGAGGAAGCATCTCAGCAAGTAGTTAATAGAGAAAATAAGGCAAAAGAGATAGACAGCAAGATATCATCTTTTCAAAACACGGCAGAAATGCCAAAAGGACAAGATGCTGCCTCAAATAAGAGAATAGAAGAAGCAAGAAATAAGATACAGTCTCTGAAAGAAGAGAAGAATAATTTAGAAAAAGCAGCTCCCATATTTACTGGAGCATGGTCACCACAATGGGGTACTATCCCAGCCAACATAGTAAAAGCTGATTCAGCACAACAAGCAAAGGTATCCAAAGTAATGGATGAGTTCAAAGATGGTAGTCTAAAGAGCTCGGCAGGAAATAAAGTAACATCAAAAGATCAAGCAATAGCAATAGCCCTAAGTGAGGCTGGATTGAGAAAGAGTAAATACTCAGATAAATTAGATAAGATGAGGGCTAGGAGGGATTCTGATGGCATCGAAAAAGCAGCTTCTGAAAAGCAGTATTCTGATATGATCATAATTAATGAGGAGGGAGAGATTCTTCTTTTGAAAAGATCTAAAAGAGATTCATTTGGAGCAGGGAAGTGGTGTCTCCCCGGAGGAACTGTAGATCCTGGGGAGAATCCTAGAATTGCAGTTATNAGAGAGGTGATGGAGGAAACTGGAATTACTTGTTGCACCGATCCTTTGTTTATTACCAGCATTAAGAATGACAATGGCTCTGAGAGCAATTACTTTTACTCCAATATGTCAGACCCCAACCAACATATCATGCTTGTAGAAGAAGAGCATGATCAATATGAGTGGTTTAGTATGAGAAATTTGTTGAGTCAAGATTTATTGCTAGATTTGAAGAATAGAATAATGATGATGAAAGATAGTTTTAGAGTTATGCATGCACATAGCTTTTCTAAAAGCACTAGAGATCATTAAGAACGTAAACGGTAATAAGAATGGATATTTTGATTGAAAGCGGCATTCACTTAAGTGAGTCCACGTTATTGGAAAACAAGAAAAATGGAAGATGCAGTGGACATTGCTGCTCCGGATTCACATTTCCAGCTTCTAGAGAAGACATCTCTAATTTTATTTCACAGCGAAAGAAGGATGAGTCCCATCATAGGATGGAGAGGGAAAGCAAGAAGGGAGATCCTTTGAGTCTAATGCCATCAAAATACCCTACTAGTTATTTCGAAGAGTTGTTATCCATGTTTGTAGATAAGGATAGGGAGATTAATGATGGGAAGAATCCAGCGTGGGATAATGATGAAACGAAAGACTCTGATCCATTGGCTGATCTTTCAAGTAAGGAAAACTATCCCGGATTCTTTGATTGCAAACACCTATGTAGCAAGACAGGTAATTGCAATAATTACGAAAACAGACCAGACTTTTGCCGATCATATCCCAATCACAACGCATTAGGTGCTTGTTATTATGAGGGGTGCACCTCCTCATGTAGTATTAAAAACGTAAAAAGTAGTATATCAAATGGAGAAGATTCAGTTAAGCGATGAGCAAGAGGAGGCCGTAAAAACAGCCCTCTCGGGAAGAAACATGTTTTTAACCGGTAAAGCCGGGACAGGTAAATCAACTTGTTTAAGAGAGATAGTCAAAAGACTCAAAGACAGAGGCAGAAATGTAGTTAAACTGGGAACCACCGGTATAGCTGCCCTAAATGTAGAGGGAGCCACTATGCACTCCTTCTTCTCTATCCCAATTAAAAGAAATGGCGTGATCATACCAGATGATTGTCATTTTGTGAAGGGAGATAAGAGAAAAATGTGGCAACGAACACATGTTGTCATCATCGATGAGGTAAGTATGCTTCGGGCAGATGTTTTGGATGCCATAGAATGGACTTTAAATAAAAATGGAGGCCAATCATTACTGGACATGCAGATCATCTTTGTGGGAGACTTAAAACAGCTTCCACCAGTTGTGACCGAAGTGGATAACTTCCAGAAGTCTTATAAGGATGAGTTTCTTTTGTCTTCATATGTATGGGGAGATCTTAATGTTCAGGAGGTGTATTTGAAGACTGTTCATAGGCAAAAGGATCCAGAGTACTTAAATAATCTCAATAAGGTTAGAGAGACCGGCAAAACAACTCCTTACTTCGATCAATTTAAGGTATCTAAGGATGATCACAAAGGAATAGTCCTCTGTCCCTACAGAGCTACCGTAGATGAGTACAATAGGAGGAGATTGGCTCGAGTTTCTACTAACAAGAGGATGTATTTTCCAAAAAACTGAAGGAAACATTGATCTTAGGCATTACAATATTCCAGATAAGTTAACACTTAAATCAGGTGCTAGAGTAATGAGTACCTACAACAACAAAGACAAGGGGTTGGCTAATGGGTCTATTGGGACTTTAAGAATTGAGGAAGGTGAGACAGAGTTGAATGACAAGCTCTTCTTTGTTTTTGATGGTGAAGAAAAGAAAGAGGTTTCTATCGAAACTGCAGAATTCAAGAAAACCATATATGTCTACAATGAGAAGACAGATTCAGTTATGCCTGAGGTTGTGGGTAGAGTTATTTGCTATCCTCTATCGTTAGCTTATGCTTTGACGATACATAAAAGTCAGGGTCTTACTTTCAGTGAGATGACTGTAGACTTAAATAGAGGTTGTTTTGTTGATGGTCAATTGTATGTAGCTTTAAGCAGGGCAACCGGTCCAGAAGCATTAAATTTGATTTACTAGAACCTAGTAAGTGTTACTATAAATTATTACTTTAGGTAACATTATGATACATGACAGCACTTCATCGATGAAGTTGAAAAAAGTAGACACTGGAATAGGTGTTGAATATTTTAAGTACCACAAAAAGTGGAAGTGGACTCTTATAGAGGCAGAAGAATATTATTCCCTGATGGAGAAAAAATACGACTATCCGAACAGAAAGAACATAAGTATTTCTCCTGATGGGTTTAATTTTGAAGAATATTATTGATTTAATAAATATATAAGCTATATATACGTAAACAAACGAACGGAATTATGAAATTACCAAACTTTGTAACCTGGTTAAAGTATTTTATGGGGCTTATTATGATAGTAATATCAGCTACTGCCCTTCTCATTGTCGTAGCTATAATCATAGCTAGATATACAGATCTCTCACTCGAGAGTGAATCAACATCAATGTTAGACTGGATCTTATGGTCTGCATTGCTTTTCGTTTTCTTCCTCCTCAGTTTATTTGTCAAAAGNACCTTCTTTTAGAGATGAGGAAATGGGCTTACATAAGACTGATTGCTAACGTTGAATGTAAGGCAAGTAAGCCACACTATAATTTTTGAATTAAATAATAACTTAATTGGCTTATTTGCTAACAATATATATTGTTAGCAACTGGGCGGTTTTAAAAACGAGAATTATGCTAGAAGTATATAAAAATAAAAGAGAAATAAATAGTGAGCCACAAAAGGTTAGATACCAACGAGAAGTAGAACTACCTGATGGACTACTTACTATTGAGGATATAAGTAAACATCTAAAGGAAGGAGAGAAGTTTGCTTTCTTCCAAAGAGAAGAAGGTGGACTTGGGCTACCTGTTGATTACCTAAACATATATGGTTACAGAAATGAAACCGAAGAAGAAATTGATAAAAGGGTAGCGAAAGCAGAGAGATATAATAAAAATTACGAAAAGCATCATGCAAGCAGGAAGTAGCCTTGTTGCTAACGGTTTGGCTAAACTGCGTTTTAATGCTGTTTAGGTTGTGTTAGGCTTATGTACGGATTATTAAATGAAAATATTATGAGAATAGAAAAACAAATAAACGAATTAGAGAAAGAGGTTTGGAGCTTTACAGTGATAAACAACAACATATTTTTAAACGGATATGATTATATGACCAAAGAAAGTAAAAGAAATAGAAAATACACTTCTATTAAAAAATACGATAGATTAATGAAGCGTGATTGTTCTATACAAGAAAGCGAAGTACCTTTTACGGATGAGATAAGACAACAAGCTATAAATGAATACATAAAGACTATTAACTGCCTTAAATGGAGTGAACGCAAGTATTAAGCCTAACGC